AGTTGATCGATTCCTACTAACGAAACCTACTGAGATTGGAATCTTACTGGTGGCTGTCTGATTATAAAAGCTTATTCTAGATAGACTTAGTTAATAGACCACAATCAAAGGTCTATACTCGATCTTTCCTCGGGGGAGGAGTGGGGCAATCGGGCAACTCCCAGAAATTTCAAGGACTTACGTCGAGCAACAATGAGCAAAAAGACCATCCTGAGCAATCGATTCATACTGAAAGCTACTAGCCGACAATGAGCGCCACCCCTGCCGACGAGCCGCGCTTCATCTACGCTGAACGCTGGCTCATCCAGCTCTATCATCACCAGAAGGTCAAGGACCTCGCCAGCGGCCTGTGGAATCGCATTGAGAGGGATCGCAAGACCTTCGCCTATCGACCCCAGAACAGCCGCTACCTGACCTTTCTGGGCCCCCGACAACGGCTCTCGGCGATCCGATTCGACTCGGCCGAAAAGCTCGAGGGACCGGGCCGGATCACTCTGAGTGAGCTTAAACAGATCCTGAAGCCGGGGTTGAGCGAGGACCCCTATATCACCTCGGCCAGATTTCACGACTCGATCAACGCGATCACCAACAACCGTTCGCTACGAGATCTGGTCAGAGTTCACTTCCTCAATGACCATCGTGCCGGCATGAGGGCTTCACGGCAGTACATCTCCGAAATGAACCAGTGGCGTGAAGCGGTTAAACAAGCGGAGGCCGAGGGCACCGAGCCGCCCCCACGACCGGTCAAACCCGACATCGAGCTAAAGGCCCGCCGGCCGAATGTTTTCCGAGATACCCGTCGAGCTGCCCGGAAAGCCCGAACCAAAAAGAAAGCCCACTGAGTTTGACTCAGTGGGCTTTTATTGTTTTCTGGTTGGGTTGAGCTCAGACAACCGGTTCGGCCGGCTTCTTCTTCTTGTCGATGGCATCACGCAGACCGAAGGCAGCGAGAGCGGCCAGGAGGGACTGGATGCCGAGCTCGACCTCGTCATTGGAGAACTGATAGACAGCGAGCCCGAGCAGACCGATCGCGGCCGAGTAGGTCTTGTAGCCCTCGACCAGTTTTAGCAAGTCGCTCATTTGCACTCCTTGCAGCCCTTGGGCCGGCAGACACCATCCTTGCAATCCTTGCCACAGTCCTTGCAGCACTCACATTCCTTGCAGCTACAGGGCTGGCAAGTACAGGCCGGATTGCAGCAGCCCTTCTTCTGGACCTTCTTGGCGCAGCCGAAGCTGAGGGCCAGGACGAGCGACAAACACAATACGATACAAAACTTCTTCATCTTGGAAAACCTTTCGGAAGGGACTTAGGACTTGACCGGCTCATGATGTTTGAGCAGATCCTCGATCATGACCTTGGCCTCGACCGCATCCTTCTTGCTTTGCAAGGTCTTGAGGAAGTCGAGGAGCAGCCGCAGATTGGCCGGCAGCAGATCGGGCAGGGGGACGTTCGGAGGTGAAACCGGGCTCGGGGCCGGCGGCGAGGGGTTCTTGGAGTTGTACCAGTAGTAGGCCGCAGCCGCGAGACCGAGATAGATCAGATTGGTGACAGTGAACAATTCAGACATGGGGGTTAGGAATTGGGGGTTGAGGAAGAACGACGGGAATACCAGAACAGACCGCCACCGATCAGAAGGACCCAGACAATGGCGGGCAGCTCTTTGAGCTTATCCAGCAAGCTGGTAACGACATCATCGTCTTTGCGCTTATCCTTGTCCTTCTCCGGCTTGTAATTCGGATCGGCCTTGCGGAGAGCTTCGGCCAGAGCAGCGGCCCCGCCTTCATAGTCGTCCTGACGATGGAGCACGGTGCCATCGGCCTTCTGGAAGTAGATCGTGGGATTGCCGTTGGTCACAAAGCCAACGTCCTTCACCTGCCACTGATCGGGAGTAAAGGAGCGAACGACCACCCGGTCCTTCCACTGAGCCAGGCTGGGGTTGGTCTGGAAATCGGAAACCACCTGGTCCTTCTTGCCGATCGGCCCGATAACGGTGACCTGGTAGAAACCGGAGTCATCGATAATCGAGCCCTCGATCGCCTGGATGATTCGATTGCGATCGACGTCCTGGCCGTTGAGCTTGTAGGCCCCACCGCGACCACAACGAGAGCGATCGACACCGAAGTTCTGAGCGACCTCTTCGATCTTCTTGTCCGTCCGAGCCTCGGCCCCCGGAGGAGCACCGATGGGGGACTTATCGGCGAGCCACTTGCCAGCCTCGAGGCGGTAGTAGGCGCTCTCGGCATAGACCCAGTTACCAAGTTGCACCCCATTGCAATAGAGGGCGATCTGCTTGTCGGAGCCTTGCAGGGGAACCCACTGATAGGTGGCCGAGCGAGCCGGCGAGGATTGGGCGTAGGGCGATTGCGCCGAGAGAGTGGCAGGGGCGAAAGGACCGACCGGCCCACAAGCACCTGAGCCCCAGCCGGCCTTGACCGAGGGGAGCGAAGTTGACAGGAGCCCCAGGACCAGCGCCGGGGCCAGAGAGCGAGAGAAGTTCATAGAGTTCTCGAGGGAGGAGACAGGAGCCCGGGGAGGAGAGGGAGGGCCCGGATCCAAAAAGATGACAGCCCAGCTCGGATCGACCGAGCGAAACTCGGCCTCATTCATCCACTCGACCGACCCGGGGTAGTTGTTGTCCAGGATGCCATAGAGGTTGTCGGAAGCGTGGACCAGAGAAACCATGTGAGCGATTCGCTGCCCACCATAACGACCAGTTGGCGAGCGAGCATAGGTGATCCCCGGCATCTTGCCGGTTTTGGCCGCCAGCTTCAGCAGCTCCAGATCCAGCTTTTCGACCTGGATGTAGTTCGGCACTGGTCGGTTCTGTTCCTGACACTTCTTGCGAATCATGTCGTCGACCTTCTCCGGCCAACCCCCTCCCGGATGTTTGAACATCCACTGGAAGAGATCTTTCAGCACATCGATGTTTTGCCACTGGGCTGAGTGAGTAATCGAGGCGAAGACACAGAGGCCTGAGCCATCACTGCCGCCCCGATTCTTGAGGTGGAACTCTTTCGGGAGCGGGCAGGCGGCCTCGACACCGCCGGGACCGACAAAATCTTGCGAGACGACCGCCTCGATCGATTGCGGCCCCCAGGGCTTCGGGCGAGGCTTGGGAGTCGGTAAAGGACAGTTAGGACCCGGACAGACCGGAGGAGCCGATTCGGGCTCAGGAGGCGGCGGGGGGTTGCTCGCCAGTACAGCGGCCAGAAAGCCGACCAGGCCGAGCAGCGGCCAGTTCTTTTTCAGAAAGTTAGTCATTGAGAGGGAGCAGAAGAAGGGAGTTGACTTCACCAATCGTAGTAGAGATCACTGAAGCTTTCAAGACTTCTGAACCACGTCAGCGTCATTGAAGATCGGTGGAACATAGGTGGAGAGGGTTTGCAGGTCGGTAACCTGGCCGAGCAATACATCGAGCGAGGTGGAGTCCAGCTCCCTCAACAAACGTCTCTTGTCCTTCAACTGTCGGAGTCGCGTCGGAGAGGGTAGGGTCTTCTCATCCTCCACCGCGATGTTGTTCTCGAGGTTTTTGTAGAGCAGTTCCCTCTCGGCCAATAGCTCCCTCTTCCGAATGGAACGAGCCTTCCCCAGATCCACCGACAGGTTCTCGGTCCCGTCGTGTTTCCAGGCATCACGCCAGCGTTCGAGAGGGAGCGATGTCGGATCGACACGCTTGTACGATTGAACCCGACGATTCTTGTTGGCCGGGTTGGCATCCCATTTGACGATGTGGGCGTTGATCTGGGCCTCGGTGAAGGATTCAGGGAAGTCATACTCGGTGATCCCACCGTCGGTTCGATAGATTAAATACAACATAACTAGCCTTTATTGATCGCCGAACATGACACAGTTGATAACTTCCCAATCAACCTGTGTGCCGACCGAGTTGTGGGTGTAGAAGGTCAACGCTCCAGCAGACTTGCTCACCTCATTGGCATGAGGCATGGCGTTGTTGGTGGTAGCGATGGATATATCGCCGGTAATCAAGCAGCTATAGCCTGTACCGCTGAAATCGGTGCCGATGGTTATCGTGTAATCGCCCGTACCATTCCGAGCAAAGGTGCAGTTATAGGACCCATTGGTCGCGATGGTGGTCGTCCCCTTGGCGTTGAGCCAGACCTTGGCAACTCCGGGGTGATACTGGGTTCTACCTGCTGTGACGGCCTTGCCTGTGTCGGTAGCTGTCTCCATGTCGGACTGGGACGCGACAAGGCCGGAAGGCAGAGCAGAGCCGGATAGATTCGCAGCCGCGAAGGTGGGCGTGCCGGTCATCAGGCCGAAGGTGACCAGAGCCGTGCCTGCATCACCGGTCTGGGCTACCGCAGCAGTGGCTCCCAGGAAGCCGATCATCCCCGCCGATGCGCCTGCCTCGATGCGGAAGCATTCGACGCTGCCGGAGTTGTTGTGGGCTGCATAGACGATGCGAGACTTTCGGCTCGCGTCAGTCGCCGTCGCCCACGTCACTACTCTGGTGTACGCATCGCGGAGCGTGCCGGAGGAGGACTCCAACGCCCATCGCTCACCACTACCAAACCCCGCCGCAGCCGTACCGCTCGTGGTGTGGTTGCGATTAATGATCGTGGTCGATGCGTTGGTGCTCGCGTCGGAATAGGTAGACTCGATACCGCCGCTGTCGTCGATGGTGACGGCGCTATTCTGGATCAGCTTACCTGTCGTACCGTCGTAGCGAGCGATGGCGTTATCAGTCGCGGAGGACGGGCCAACCACGTCACCAACATTCGTGGCGCTGAGCGTAGTTCCTGTCAGACTCAGCCCTGTCCCAAGGGAGATCTCCTCGATATTGCCATCGCCTGATCCCTGACCGCGTCCCAGTAGCCGAGACTCAGTAGCGTTCTGCATCTTTGCATAGGTAACAGCGTCGATATCGATGGTCCAGACGGTGCCGGTACTCGAAACGACTATGTCGCCCTTGTCGCCATCGGTGAGGCCAACTGCCGTTGCGGTAAGCGAACCAGCAGAGAACGACAGACCAGAACCAATCGTTACCGCCGTCCAGGTGTTTGCCCCGGAGCGGTAGTAGATGGTGTTGGTGCCGCTGAGCGCAGCGATAGCAGTCAGATCGCCGTCGAGGGGTTGATAGATGCTCGACAGGTCGGGGATGTCGCCTACGGTCAGAGCCACCGACACGATGGGATTGGCAGGGTCTGTATCATCGACATCAATGCCGTCACCCGGGACGATGGTCTCGACCACGCCACCACTGCCTGCCGGGGCGATCTGTTCCCAGACCGCAGCTCCTGCCGCATTGTCGGTGCAGATATAGACTTCATCGTTGGTGCGATCGACCCAGAGGGAACCGCCGACGTAGCCTTCGGAATCGTCGTTCCCGAGAGAGGGAGCGCCGGTAGCATCGAGTTTGTTTTTCGGGATCGAGAAGACGTGAAGATTCGATCCTCCATCGTCCTTGAGGACGAGGTCAATTGTTTCAGCAGACATGAGAGACTAGAAGCTTCCTAGAGAAAATCCGATCCAGCGATCTGAAGTGAGTTTGAGTTCGAGTTTGTTGCTGCTGACACGAGTATCAGAAGCAGTACTCCAGGTGTCCGTTCCTGTGCGAAGAGCGACTCCGGTAGAGGAGAGACCCTCGACTGCGGAGAGGTCGTTCGCAAGAGCGAGGGTGGGATTTCCACTCACTCCATTTCCATTAGTGACAGTAATCCCCGCAGCGGGTCCGGTGAGAGTTCGTCCTGCGAAGGTGTCCGCTGCGGTCTGACAGAGGATTCCATTGGTGTCGAAAGAAGAGAGAGAAGTGAGTGTTGCGTCGAGGGGTTGATAGACAGAAGAGAGGTCGGGGATGTCTCCGAGGGAGAGGGAGAGCGAACCGGAGATGTATAATCCACCAACAAACGTCATTCCTGCGAATGTGGTTGTTGCGCCCGTATGAGCTGTTGTTCCATCCCAACATCCATATGCACACGCAGCGCCTCCACTAGCATAAATGCGATGCACATAATCTGCGGTGTTCATGTAGATCTGGAAGTAATCCGCTGTCTGAGCAAATACTCTCAAATCCATCTGACGGTTTGTGAATGCTCCTCCTCCTGTAGTTCTCCAGTATGCAGAAGGGTTGCCAGTACCGTCATATCCTAAATTGATCTGTCCAAGCTCTGCTGCTGCAATCGCATTGCAGAATGTTTTCACTCCCATCCAGGTAGCATTGTGAATACCTACAACACCGATAGGTCCAGTAACACCAGCTTCATCGAGCTTAACGATGGGTACACCAAAAGAGTCCTCGACGACAAAACCTGATCCCGATGCCCCGAATGGATCTGAAGGCTCGAATAACAGATAGGTAGTATTATCTACTTCTGTTGTTCCATCGCTGACTGTTAGAGGATACTCAACTCCAATCCGAGACCATGTTACTGCTGTAGATTCGAGTGTACCTCCATTGTCTGATGTACACATCCAAAAAGTGTCTGCATTATTCAGACCTTCTTGAACTGCAACTGTCGTACCTGTCAGTTTATTCCAGGTGTTCGCATCAAAAGAGCGACTTGGGGCACCGCTTGCTTTGACGGTGTAGATACCGTTTTCTTCTGGTGCTGCTTGATTTTTAATAAGGACCCGATCGCCTGTTGCAAGGATTACTCCATCAACGTTGCTACCGTCCTGAAAATCTGAACTAAGTACACCAGAGAAAATTGTTGCTGCACGAGCGGGTAGATGACCACCTCCGTATGAATCAACACGAATCCAGTTGACCTCCGCAGTCCCTAGAGGATCGTCATACTGATCCAGCTCGCACAACCAGAGGGTATCTGCGTTCTCTGTCCCCATCTGCACGGAGACGATTCTCCCTGCCATATCCTCCGTGGTCGCATACCCCGGAGAATAGCGACTCGCGGTTCCTGTTTCGGTAGCAGCGTAGACTCCATTCTCGGTCGCATCATCTTGATCCTTGACAAGGACCAGATCTCCTGCGGAGAGGACCACTCCATTGAGTGTTTGTCCTTCTTCAAGAGCGGAGACGAGATCGATGTTCTCTGTGGTAGAGACGATTACGGTGGTAGGAACTGCATCTACTGGAGCAAGCTTGATCCAGGTAATCGGATCAACCTCCAGCTCTCCTCCCAGATCAGACGAGCATCCCCAGAGGGTGTCTGCGTTCTCATCCCCCTCCATGACGAAGACGATCGCCCCCGCCAAATCCTCCCAGGTCGCAGCGTCATCGGCTCGAACAGGGGTTCCGGTGGACTGTACGATGTAGACGCCGTTATCCTCAGCGTCGGTCTGATTCTTGATCAGCACCCGGTCTCCGGCCACCAGCTCAACACCATCGATCGTCTGCCCTTCTTCGACATCGGTCGATAGGGTGACGTCGGTAGTCGTGGCGACTCGCACCGGCGCTAGATGCCCTCGAGCCCCGGAGAAACTGTCAATGAACAGAACGAAGTCGTTGTTCCCCTTGTAGAGGATGACGACCTTGCCGGCCTCAGAGACGCTGATCTTCTGGCCGTTAAGCTCGAAGGCCGGCAGGACAGTGTCGCTGCCGCCAGCTCCACCACCGGGCACCTCCCACTCGCCATCCCCGGAAGGAGCGACCTCCTCCCAGCTATAGCGAGGGGGATCGTAGTCATCGTGGCGTTCGAGCAGGCGGCCATAGAGGAAAGCCGAGTCGACCAGGGGCAGCAAGACGCCGTAGCCGCCACTATCGAGGCCAGGACCATAGATGCTCGACAGCTTGGAGGTCAGCTCAATGAGACGGTTGTATTGCTCAGCCGAGATGAAGTCGCCGGGCGAGATCGGATCGAAATTGAATTCGGGCATTGAGGAGAGCTACACGGGAATGGGCGGGTCGTAAGGACGAAAGATGTTGGTCCAATTGGCAGGACGAATGACAGGCTCTTCGTCGCTATCTGCGAGATAGACTCGAACAGGTTCACTATCTCTCAGAGCAGCAACAGAGTTTTGTCGGTAACCTTTAGTAGGAACAGATTCTCCTGGGAAGAGCGGATCTTTTTTCGAGGTCCTGCCACGAAAGTTATTCGCGAACAAGAAAATGTCTTGAAGGAGAACGCCATTAAACCCTCGATAGGTCTTAACAGCCATACCATCTAGTCGACCTTGTTCAGGCGAAACGAGGGTATCGAAGCGAGAATCATTGGTGGTCCCCAGGTAATGTCTGATTCGCAAATCCTGACGAAGAGCAGCTGGAACTTCATGCCAGATATAGATTTGCTCAGCACTTAGTTTATGAAGATATTGCTGGCCGACCTTCTCCTCTGTTCCCACATGTTGCATATAGCTCAGCGGAACCTTTTCTTTCTCTCCATAAGGAAGTGAGAACTTCGAGACATTCCTACAAAATCCCTCAGAGAAGGCATTAGCTCCGGAGCCGAAGATGATTAAATCCGTAGGGATACCAGGGACATAAACAGTGGCATCTGAATCGGCTTCGCTGTCATCAAGCACCTTGTACTTGCGTTCTTGAAATTCCACTTGGAATTTCAAATAGTAATAGTCGGGTAGGCGATCCTCCCCATCATTCCCTGATTTCTTTGGCTTGAGCCCGGTGACCTGTACGATTTTTCGAGGATAAAACCAGGTGGTAAACTGCGGCTGATCAAGTTGTGTTCGATATACAAATGGACCATCATTACCACCCTCTTCTACGAAGACAACCACTTCTTCCTGAACCAGCACTGGAGGAGCGGGGTTGAACTGGATTGGAGCGAGTCGGCTTATATAGGGGACTGCCTTCTTCTCTCGAATGTTCAAGACAGGATGAATGAGCACCCCAGGATTGGTCGAAAGAGCGACATCTCCGAACAGCAACCGGAGGGCTATCGAGAAGAAGCGAGCCTCGATCAGGAAGGTCCGGGTCATCACCGCTTCGTTGTTTCGATAGCTGACTGGAGTCTGGGAATCGACCACCTCTTCGACCATCTCATAAAAGGCCGCTGTACGCTCTTCTAACGTCATGTCAGACCACCAGCATCCGAAGGGTAAAAGAAGTCGTAGAAGCGAACCGAGCGAATCAGAGGAGCTCCGGTAGCCAACCCGGTAGTCGTCACCTTCTGGCACTGGAGCTTGCCATCCTGATCAACATGAATGAAGTGATTATGTCCTGCGACTTCGGGAGGGTTGGTCCACCAGTTCTTCCCCCAGGCCATCGCGACGTCCTGGTGCCGCATCTGGAGCCGCACATCGACATAGGGCTGACCATTGAAGAACCGGCCGAGCTGGATGTTGACACCGGTCAACCACAGCGATTCCGGCGGGTAGCCATCGAAGAAATCGCTATTGGTCTTGCCCAGAAAGCGCAGCCAGTAGTTGGCGAGGTGACCTCCCTCGACCAGCCGGCTCGGGACCTGATGCCAGACATATTGCAGCTCGGTGCCCCCCTGCTTCCAGTCAAAGGTGTTCATGCACAGGCTGTTGTCGTCCTGGTAGCGCAAGAGGCCCGGTTTGATCGATAAGAAACGATCGGCCCGATTGGCCCCTCGGGAGATGTACCGCAGGATAGAGGTGGTGTTGGTGGCCGAGTCGTAATAGACGTCGGTCTTCGGCTCGGAAGCCGACAGCCCATAGAATCTCCGCAAGACATCGTCCGGTAAAACGCTGTAGGGCAGAACCGTCGAGGTTGTGGTCAGAAAGGCTTTATAGAAGTCTCCCAGCCCATCCTCGGAGCCAGTTGGCTTGATCGGGTCGATGACGACCTCAACAACATAGGCCGGGGCCGTCTGGGGGATCTCGGGCAGGATCGTGCCGGCTTTGGAGAATTGAGCGGTGACCTGCCGATCGTCGCTCCACTCCTGTTGATAGAGGGCGAGTGAGTAGAGCGAGCGAGGGAGCCGCCGCACGAGTGACCCCGACTGGTCCCAGTATGCCGAACCGAGCAGCGAGTCGGCCAGGTCCCAGCTGTCCTCCCAGTCGCAATACAGCTTCCAGGTCTCCCGAACCGATTCATCCAAACTCAGCTCGAAATTATAGCCCTCGACCAGATAGCTGAAAGAGATCTCTCGGTTATCGGGAGTAAGGATCAGATCGCTGAAATCAGGGAAGCGGTCGAAGATGCCGGGCACTAGCTCACCAGGGAGAACATATCACGAAAACGAGCGGCCTCGAAAACTCGACGACCAGTTGCTTGCCCGTTCGCAGTGATCAGATCATACCGATAACCATCAGCAAGAAAGTCCACATCGACCGATCTCGATTCAGGGAAGTGGATGAAGTAGTTATGGCCGATGGTGGTGTCCCCATTCTCAGCCGGAATGCGACCTCCGCTATACCCCTCAAACATCTCGAAGTAGGTCATCTTGAGTTCAATATCGAGAGCGTAGTAGCCTCCGATCTGCCGATAGGGTTTCGAGTTCACCGCCAGAAACAACAGTGTGCCTGATTTGTAACCGTCGAACATATCGCTGTTGACCTTACCTAAGAACCTCTGAATGCGGTCGAGATGGGAGCCACCAGAAACGTCGGTGCTCGGGACCCGGTGCCAGGTGTAGGTCAGCTCGGCCTTGGGGATGATCTTGACGAGGGTGTTGGTCGCCTTGGTCCCATATGTTGTGTTGAACAACCCATGAGTAGTGCCATCGACAAACCTCATCGAGCCATAAGGCAGGATGAGATGCTGAGCGGAGGGTTGTACAACCTTTGAGATATAACGATGAACGACACTCGTTTCCCCTTCAACAAAGATTCTGTCGATAGTTGAAGTATTAGGGCCAACCTTTACCGTTACAGGAAAGATAGAAGTGTAGGGGCCGTTTTTGATCACGTCCCCAAATCTAGCCGGGTCGGTAGGTTCATAAGTCGGCCCCTGAGCGTTATTGAAAGCTGAAACAATTCTTCCGATTTCTTCATCTGTCTTAACTACATAGGGGAGATAGGAGTAATTGAAGGTACAACGAGCCAGGAGATTTAGGCCCTCCTGGTCGGTCTCGTTCCACTCGAGCGGCTTGATGGGCTCCATGCTCTCCAGATCGGTGCAGTACATGATGTTACTGCCCTCGACCTGGGTCGCGTCTCGGAGCCGCATCGGCTCGTGGGCGTGCGGAGGAACTCGAGCGATATACTGCCGACCGCTCGTGTCGGTATTCACGAAGCTGTAACCCACCATCCGACGAGCGAAGATCCAACGGGTGTCCCAGTCGGTATCGAACACTCGCTTGAGCGACAGTGTGCCGGCAGTGTAGGAAGCTTTGAGCGAGTCCGGTCTCTCGAAGAATTCGATGTTACCGTAACGCTCGTCAAACAGAATTGCCATCGGGCGAAATCAAACCTTACTGACCTGTGCCGCCAACCTTCTTATCTCGAATATCTTGAGCGATCTTGTTGGAGACTTTCATCTCTTCGATCAGGATTCGGAAATCCTCTTGATGAATCTGCTCCAGGAGCTTTTCGAGAGGGCTTTTAGATAAGATGTCGAGCTGGATCTTCTTATAGGTGTCTTCAAACGAAGAGTATTGAGGAGTTGTTTTGACAGAGGAGAGGGTGATCATCCCCTCGAGCTGCTTCGGAGTAAACAACTCTTTGAGAGGAACAGCGGCCCTTTTCTTCAGCTTCTCGTCGTACTCAGCTCGGGCCTTTAACGACTCTTCTGTATAGCCAACTTCGGTCTGAGAAAATCCAAAGTAGCTTCTGAGCCCACCAACACCACCACCTACTGTGTTAGTGGCTAGAACTGCTTTATCGTAAAGCTGCTCATATGCACTTTTTTGTCGTTGCACCAGCTGCGGACGATTAGGATCTTCCTCGCCTCGTAATGCTCCTACTGTTCCTGTGACAGCACCGGTACTGTCCCAAAAAGGAATGCCGGAGTTGTTATTGAAGCCTTGAGAAAAGAATGAACTAACGGCCCGACCACCTTTACCGGTACGAAAACTTTCGAGGTTACTGGCAAATTGTTGAAGAGAGGTTATTACCTTGGCGATCGCCGGCACCAACATACTACCGAGTTGAGCGGCAATCAGCCCGAAAACATCCTTCAGCGTCGAGAAGGCGTCGGGAGAGGCAGCCTTGACGAACCCACCCAGGAAGGCAGCTCCCTGAGTGAGCATGATGGCGAAGGCCTTGAGAGGGCCGAGAGTGCTAGACACTCCAGTCACCAGGGCACCAGTCCAGCCACCTGAACTCTTTGTGTCTTGCTTCTTTGCTTGAAGAGCTGTTCGAGTCCCTTCGGGATCTGCCGCCGCTGATTCAGCAATCAACTTGGCAGCCTCGGTAGGTCCTCCGAGCGCAGCCTCTACTCGCTTCTTATGAGCTAAACGCCGTTGTTCTCTTTCATATTCATCGTCCAGCCTACCATGATCCCTCTGCTCGGCACTCGGGCCGGTCTCAGGAACATTGAGCAGAGTCTGGAGCTTCGCCAGTTCCTCTTGTTGATCTTTCCCAAGAGGACCTTCAAAACCGAGAAGAGAGGCGAGCCGAGCCTTGTGGACCTGATGCTCGTTGACCTTCTGTCGTTCCGCCGGAGGGAGAGGGTCTTTCGATACCTCCACCAGCTCATCCAGCAACGACATCGACACAGCATTGCCGGCCGAGTCGAACATCTTCCGGGGTCGCAAAGCCTTGTTGACCGCAGCATCGACCTCGTTCTCGCCGCCAAAGAGCTTCTGCTTGAGCGTTGGAGCTCCGAGCTCAACCAGCTGGTCATAGAGCTTGACGGTCGCCGCCCGAGATCCCCGAGCCGCCGCTCGCTCCCTGGCAGCCGCATCATTGAGCGCCAGAGGGTAGCCGGCCGAAGGAGGGCCTCCCGGTCCCGAGACCTTATTCAGCTCGTCTGACGCCGTTTTAGCGGCCTCGGCGAGCCTCCCGAGCTCCCGGAAGAGCTGGAGGGTCATCTCCGCATCGATCGAGCCCTTGTGGTGCTTTCGATATTCGTCAGAATCTTCTCTGAGCCCTGAAGCCCCATGACGCCGTTTGAGATCTTCCAACCGGGCCATGTGGTCGGGGAAGACTTCCTTGTAGACATTCTGGAGGGAGCCGGACAGATTCTGATTAGCGAGCTTCTGGAGGATGTGCTGAAGCTCAGGGGCGTGCTGGAGCTCCAGCCGATTGCCAGCATTGATAAGCTGGCCCGGCATCTGACCCCCGGCAATCTCATTCTGAAATGCTCGGGCGTACATATCGTTCAGGACCTGCTGGTCCCCGATGCCGTGGAAGACCGGGATCACAGATTTGCTGAGCTTGTCCTCGATCGTCGCTCGATCGTCGTTCGCCAGATCAACACCGAGAGAGGACAACAACGCCGTCAAGGCCGTCCTGGGGTCAGAAACCCCCTGACCAGCAAGTTGAGCGTTTAACTCACTCGAGGTTCCAGTAACAACACGAGCATAGTCCTTGACTTGCTGTTGCGTTGGAGGGTTGACCCCCGTTCCTGAAAGGGGTGCCAGCTTGTGGCTTTGAGCCTCCTGACCTTCAGTCTGGAAGCCGAGCTCCATTGGATGAGTGCTGGTCTCGAAGGTTTGTCGACCGACCTTATAGGTCTGACCCCCCTTCATGTATTCGGTATCGACCGCAACGACCGGACCACCAGACTTCGCCCTTTCAATAAGGGCTTTGGCCTGTGCTGTCTCGGCATCTGAAGGAGCGTAATAGGCCTTTTTGCCCACTCCATGTCTGGCCCCGATCGCGTCACTCAGCTCATTGACGAGCGAGTTGCGACCGAGGGTCAGCGCCTGAGCGATACCCTTGAAGTCCTGCATGACGCCGCCGAGCATCGAGTTGAGGGCCTTGGCCCCGGCGCTCTGATACTCCTGCTCGGTATGTCCTCGGCTGTGCTGAGCGGCCCACTGCTGCTGAGCGATCGGGGCCGGACCATAGGTCATCATCTGACTCAGGCGCGAGCCGATTCTGCCGCCGCTGCCCCCAGCCAGGTAGCCGGCCGCATTGAACAGGGCCCCCACATGACCAACGGGCAGGCCAGCCTGTAAAAGCATCAAAGCCGAGATGCGCCCAAGCGAACTCGTCAGCTGCTTCATTCTCTCTTCAAAGAGGTGAAGGGCTGCCGCGATCGAAGACACACGCTCGGCTAGTTTGCTCAGGCCCTCAGAGAGATCTTTCTGCTGCGGAGCCATGATCGAATTGAAATCCTGTACTGGTTATTCGGACGGAGAGGAGCGGCGGCTGCGAGCCTTTTGCTCATCAAGCCGCTGCTTTTTCTGTTTTTGTTTGGCGAGCTTCTGTCTTTCCTCCTGGATCTTGGAGAACTTTTCCCAGAGAGGTGGTAGCTCGCTTTCGAGATAGCCGATCTTCTTGAACCTTCGGACAAAGAGGTCGTACTGAGTCAGCTTCTCCGGCTCGGTCTGCACCTCATCATCCCAGAACTTCTCCCGGAAATAGAGGAGCCGGGCCGAGGTCGGATCGAGGTCAGAGATCTGTTGGCGAGAGAGCAGATAGGGCTCCCCCACGAGCTTCGAGGCGATGAAGTCGAAGGGGATCACCTTTCGACTCATTGCGGCGGGGTCGGGCCGGGGCCGACTTGGGGATTCGGATTCCCGGCTTTCGTAGGGTCCGCATTGGCCGCAGCGATCTGGTCGAAGATCTCCTGGATGTCCTGCTCGACCATCCTCTGTGCGGTGGCATAGGGGATGGTCGGATCTTCCTGTTGGAGCATGATCCAGAGGAGCTGGGTCACATGCTTGGGGCAGTCGAAGGAGAGCCGAACTTCTTCGCCGCCGAAGGTGTAGACCCCGGCAGCGATGTCACGATTGACGTCCTGCAAGAGCTTGCGAGCCTGCTCAGCGGCCAGGTAGCTCGCCATCCTCTTGGCCGCTTCGACCGCTTCCTTTTCGAGATAGCGCTCGTAGACGCCCTGAATCTTGTAGGTCCAGGGAGGAAGCTTATAGGACTTGCCTTCAAAATCGAACTCGACGCCCTGACCGAGCGTCTTGGAAATCAAACCCATAGAGGAGAGTAGTTAGCCAACAGGAGAGAAGAAGAGGGGAACACAACAAAGGCCAGGATCAACCTGGCCTTTGGTTTCAATTACTACGCAGCACCCTGGCCTGGATAGTACCAGAGGCCATCGTTCAGAACTCGAAGCATGTGCTTGACAGCGCCATGAGCTTCAGCCTGGGTCGAGACATCGATAACGCTGAAGTTGGGGAACTTCCAACGTCGAGAGTTGACGACATTGTTAAATACGCTGGTGTAGATGCGAAGGTCAGTACCTCGAACACCCGCCTTCAGCCCAGCAAACCAGAAGTTATTGCCGTCCAAATCATCCGATTCGTAGGCTTCGACATTCACTTCCGCCCCGACGACGCCGCCGATATAATCCCCGTAAAAGAGGTTGTTGACGGCGTCGGCCCCTGATTCAAAGTTGGTGACATCAATCAGGTCGGCATTGGTGTTGATCGTTACTCGATAGGCCAGCAAGGTAATGTCAGCCACAGGAGTAGTAAGAGTGACTCGGGCGTTCCGAGCAGAATAGGCAGCCATTGTTTATCCTTATGCGTTCGCTTCACCAGGATAGAACCAGCGGCCACGATTCCTTACACGAAGATTGTGTTTAACAGCTCCGTGTGCCTCGGCATCCGTAGAAACATCAATGACAGTGAAGATGGGGAAGAACCAGCGTTTATCGTCACCGACAACATTGCGATCGGTTGTGATGTATAAATCAAACCCTTCGGTTCCAGCAGTTACTCCGGTGGCCCAAAGCGTTTCAGCATCGTCGTCGGATTCAAATGCTTCAATTTGAACTTCAGCGGAGACGACACCAGGCAACCAGGACCCATAGAAGAGACCGGTCGCCGGATCATTGCCTGACTTGAAGTTGGTAACGTCGATACGATCGGCGTTGGTGTGGATAACTACCTGGTTGGCAAGTAGTTCAATGTCGTCACCGCCGAAGTCAAAGATGACCCGGCAGTTTCGAGCTGAATATGGAGAACCCATTAGCGAGAAAACCCTCTAAGAGAAGTGAAAGAAGGGGGCTGACCTCGAAAGCCAGCCCGAGAAGATAGAGGGGATTACGCTTCGCCGATGATGACGATGTTGACCACGACACCAACCGAACCGGATTCATTGGTCAGATCGAGCGTGTCAGCGGTCGTCGCCGTGACGGCATAGCCAGTCGCATCGGTGCAGGCCAGAAAGAGGATGCCGCCGTTACGAACTCGCACTGCCGGTTGATCGTTATCGAGGGTGTCGGCACTGGTGATCCAGTTCGGCACCGCGACGGTCGCATTACCGCCGACCTTTACCGGCCCACCGGCCAGCTCGGTCGTGGCCTCGACAATCAACACCTTGAAGCGAGCGAAGGTGATGGCTGCCCCGAAGACGTCGGTCACACCACCGGCCAGATCCAGATTCGTGGTCGAGCTGGCATTGATCGTCAGCTCATCGACGTAGAGCCGGTTGGCCGCCCCGGCCCCGGTGCCGTCCGTGAACGTCTTGGAATAGGAGACCGAGCCGGAGCTCGAGAGGGCGTTGCCGAGGTTGACGGTATTGGAGTGGGTCCAGGTGGCAGAGGCCCGGACAGAGGCAGAAAGGGTTTTAGCCATGAGGCGAAGATCCTAGATCGGAGAGTTGAATTGGAAGTGGGTCAGGCCTGGACGCGATTGATGGTGAACATCATGCTGAGGGTGCCCCGATAGACAGGCAGCCCATTTTTGTCCCGGAAGTTGACGGAGCGAATGGAGGGAGAGAGAGGCCGGATCGAGAAGACGCTGGAAGTGGTGTCTGCTTCAAAATTCAAATCAGTCGTCCACGCATAGGTGGTCTGAATCTTGTTGACCGCTGCCTCGGCCGCTGCCATCCCGGAGCAGAAGACGTCGAAGGTGACGTGGTTGTGTTCGAAGTAGCGAGGACCGAAGAGATAGTCGAAAGAGGTGGAGTCAACCCGATAGTAGGTGTAGGGGAACTCGGTGAGGTTCCCATCTTCATCGACCTCGGGAACCTCACCAGCATAGAGCTTGCCAGCAGTGCTGAGCAGTTCCAAGCTGGATTCCCATTTCAGGTTGATCGGTTCGAGGATCGAGGGCATCGGGACTAGGCGAGGAACTCGCGGACGTGAATCTTGGTGAGTAAAGCTCTACCGGCTTCATCGGCCCAGTGGAGGGGGATGAATTTGCGACCCGAGTCGACGTCCACAATCATGTAGCGACCCTTGATCAGGTCGGCATAGAGGCCAGCCAGATAGATGATGTTGGTCAGGGTCAGATCACGGCGGGCGAAGATATACTTCTCCTGCGCGTTGGCGTTCTGAATCGTGGCCGCGATGGCGATCAGCCCTTCAACATCAGTCATAGTCTCTCGAGTTGTTCCACCCGAAACGTCTTTAACGATCTGAGGATTCTTGAAAGTGACTCGATGCGTGGAGCAGAGGGAGGCCAGGCTCATATAAACGCCGGGTCCTTGTATTTGCTGAGCAACTGTCGGATGGAGCCGATACCGGGCAGAGTCCCCATCATTCGCTCACCGGCCATCTCATAGGAGTAGTCGCCGATTCGCTCCGAGAAGAGCTCAGCGCCCTGAGGGGCCGAACGTCGGGTCGAGGCTACCAACAGAGAGACCGCCAGCTTGATGTCCTCGGGGATCGAAGAGTAGCCGGCTGAATAGACGACCTTGATATTACCCTGACTCGGATCCCAGTTGATACCGACCGTACCGGGGCGAACGGTACGAGCCCAGGTGGGCCAGACGTCGTTGATTCGCCAGACAATGCCGGTCAGAGATCTGCCGGCCTTTTCGCGATCCAGGACAAAATCAGTGCCTTCGACTAGCAGATCGGCCGAAGAGAAGGGGTCGTTGCCGGTGCCGAAGTGAGCGTCGTGGTCGAGGTGGAGACTGGTGATCGAGTTGACCGGAGTCTGTCGGAGTACCAGATAGTTCTTGCCCTGACCGGTGTAGTATTCGGTGTAGGTGGCGACCTCGAAATCGCGATTACAGTAGTTCTTGATCGAGGCTTCCGCCGAGGCTCGCAAGATCTCCAACCACTCATCCTGGCTGGTATTGGAGCTCGGGATGTTGAGAAACCCCTTGATCTGAGCGAGAGTAGTCAACGCCATGAGAAGGGGTTCCGAGGAGAAAACAGAGAAGAGGAGGGCCTCTCTGGGTCGATTCAGGCAGAGGTGCAGAGGACAGGCCAGAGGGGAGAATCGAGACCCAGAGAGGGAGGGGAGAGGCTTACGCCACGAGACCCAAAGCCTGGAGGTCGTCGATGACAGAGTTCACCAATTGCTTCAGATCAGTGAGGTCAGCGATGATGGCGTTGTTGCTCGCAGCCAGATCGGCAAAATTGTTGCGAACCGCAGCAACGTCGTTGGCCCAGGTCGTACCGTCCGCCAGAGCCTGCAAGGTCGTATTGGCCGTACCCGAGGTGTTGTCGGTGAGAGTCGCCGACGTCAGGTTTGCGTGGGTCTTGTCAGCGGTGCTATAGGTCTGGGTATAAGCCGACCGTTGAGCAACGGGAGTCGCGTTGAAGAAGCCGACCTTCTGCGACGTCGAGGTGCCGATCTTCATACCGGTGCTGGTATCGGAAGCGATATTCGCCGCCGTAAACACCAGAGCATCGGCCGATTGATCGAAGGTGATGTTGCTCGAGGCCGTATCGCAATAGAAGACCTGATCGATACCTGCACCGTCCACACCCCACTTGATCGAGGAGTTGGCGGCCGCCTGGAGAACGTCGAGGTCGGTGCCGTCCCAGGCGACCGTGATGTCCTCGCCAGTGCCGAGTTTGAGCTTGACCGAATCCGAGAGGAGTACATCTCCCGAGTAGGTTGATGCCCCGAAGGTCATTCCGCTCAGGCTAGTCGTGGTTGGGCTGGGAGTGCCGAGATAGGAGCCCGATTGGAGCTGCACCTCGAAGGTGCCCGAACCGACCGCTGTCGCTCGAACACGCACACCGACCAGACCATCGGCCGGAACGCGGTAGACCGCCTCGGTATTATCGCTGGGAGAGATCGTGCCGGTCGAGGTCAGACCGGTAGCCATCGAGGTAGCCTGGAGAGCGGCCCAGTTTTCGCCGGAGATCCGGCCTTCGATGACGAAGGTGACAGTGCCATAGGTGCCGGAGATACCGACATGGACGTGGGTATGTTCCCGAGGCTTGACGAGGGCGACCGAACCGGTCTCAGTAAGTGAACCAGAATTGTATGCCATTGGGAGGCTAATGTCCTTGAAAGGGAGGTTGGGAGTTGAATGAGCGAGGGAGGTCGGAGACTTGCCCAACCTCCCCAAAGGCTAATTAGCCATCAGTTTTGATACCGGTTCCGCCCGCCCGCTTGAGCCGACCGATCACGGTGATGACAACCGGTACACTCGCGGTGCCGCCCGAAGTCGTGACTCGAGCCTTGAGGTAGCGCTTGGTGTAGCTATCAGCACGAAGGATCTTGGTGACGTTGTCATTGGCCGAAGCCGAGGCCGTCAGAGTTGTCGAGACACCAGAGACAGCCGAGTAGATGCCGGCCGAGGCGGTAGACTCTCGAAGAGAGAGGACGATGGTCGTCGAAGCGTCACCGACGTTACCGAAGCTGAACTGGACGTGAACCGGACCTTCATAGTCCTGAAGATCAACAGCACTCGAATCGGTATCGGTATTGCTGGAGATCGTGTCGTTATAGACCTGGGTCCACTCGAAGCGGTGGGTCGTCAGGTCGATGGGCAAAGTAATCATAGAGGGTTTTGAGCCTTGATATGCTTGAGGGAGAGGAGAGAAGGCCCTGCCAAAATCAGCAGAGCCTTAAGACCTGACGAGGGAATTAGTAGGTGAGATCGTCACAGAGGATGAAAGCCTCAGGATGGCGCAACGCCATGTCGCACCAGGTAATCATCCGGATGTCCGTCTGATCCTGGGGGAAGATCGTGTCGCCCTGAGTCGCCACGGCGAACTCCATCACGCCGCTGATACCGACCACCGACTGCGAGAAGTCGCCGCCGAGCAGGAAGGACAGATCGGTCGCGACCCCCTTCTCCCGGTTCTTCGGGATCTGGTTGGTCTTGTGGAAGGGATAGGACTCGAGGTTGCCCACCGCGTTGTTGAGCGGCTGACCATACCCTTCGGCATGACCACGGAGAATGTTGAACAGGAAGGGACCCTTCTTGTCACCCGCCGTCACCGCGTCCGCTCGCTTGTTGGCGAGATGCGCATAGAGCAGCGGCCGACCGATCCAGGAGCCGAACGTCAGGTTCTGCTCTTCGACCTTGCCGATCATCGTGGTGATGTCTTCCGGCTCAATCGTGTCACCATCGGCCCCAGTCGTGCTGGCCGTGTGGGTCTGGACATTGTCGTAGTTGATGACGCCCTTCGGCTCGGTTGCTGAGCCGGTGCCGTAGATGAAAGCGGCATCCATCTTCAGAGCTGCCGACAGCATCATGTCGGCCCGCACCAGCTGCTCGACCGAGATCGAGGGAAAGCGGAATAGTTCGTTCGGCAAAGTCACCCGCACACCGAGCTTGCGGCCTTGCAGGACCATATCGCCCGAGGTCGGCTCCGAGGCCGTAATCGAACGCGAGGTCGTACCGCTGCCGATCCAGTAGGCGGTCGTCGCCCCGGTCAGACGCGGCCAGGCCATGCGATTGGCAGGCGGCAGGGGAATCGAGCGCGCTCCGGCCTTGAGCCAGACGGCCTGATTACGCAAGAGCTCAATCGGCTCGCCCATCGCCGGGAAGGGAGTGAAGGAGTCGAGGCCACCTGGTTCCATCCAACCGAGGGCCTTGGTCATGTTGAACCGACCGGCCATGCGGCGGATCTCGCCGGCATCGCCACCCCAGCTACCTGCTCGGACCATCTGGCCGATCTCGGTCGCAAACTCGCCCATGCCGGGCGTCGATTGAGCGATGAAGTCGCTGGCGAAGGGCACAACGATGTTGCCCGGGTTGGTTTTGACGTAGAGCCCACGCTCGACATACTCCTTCTGCAAGCGCTCGTTGATGAGCAATTCTTGCTTACAGAGGTTCTTGTCGATGACGCCCATCATCAAGCCGATGACGCGGCTGTATTGAAAGCCTCGGCTCGAGTTGATGTCCTCGCCGCTACGAACGAACGGCACGGTGGGATTTTTTGCGTTTTGGTTGAGCAGACCCAGTTGTGTCTGCTGCTTCTTGACCTGGCTCGAGAGCTCGCTGAGCTGGGCCAGTACCTGTTCCGCCGGATTCGAGGCCGGGCTGGTCGGGGTTGCAGAGGGGGCGGTTTCCGGCATTGAAGGAGAGATCCTTGATGGGGAGAGGAGAGATTTGGAGGAGGGGTTCGAACTCGAAGCAGGACTCTTCGGCATACATCGCCGGGAAGATTCCCTTCGGTCCGAATTCAGTTACCGCAGCGAGCGGTAAGATGTGAACTCGTTTTTTACAAAGACCGATTCCTTCCGCCTTCGATTCCCAAAAGCGACAGTTCGCACAGAGAGGAGCAGGGTTGGAACGATCTTCGAGATTGGGATCGGAGGACAAAAGGTTTGGCTGGGGGCTGACGAGGAGAGTTGGACAGTAGAACTGGGTTTATCAAACCTCAACACCAAAAAGGTGTCAAGATTCTTTTCCGGTGAGCGAGTAAAATTGTTCGCCGAGTTTGGTGATTTCGCTGGAAGTTTCCTTGATCTTGCTCATGGCCTCGGCCCACATTTCAGCGCTGATTTCCGGGGCTTTGGGCTCTTCGGGGGCTGCTCTCTCCAGCACAGGTTCGACAACCTCGGCAACTTTTTCAACAACCACATTTTTCTGTGCAAGTTGGTCCTGGTAGGCCTTGGCCTTTCCAGAAATTTCACCGGGATCAGCGAACTTCTCCGGGTAGAGCTGAGCCGCCAACTTGGTGATCTTGTAGACCTCGTTGGCGAGCTTGCCCATCTTTTTGTCGGCGAGCTTCTTGATCCGGGGCTGATCGAGTTCTCGACAGGCCTCATCCATCCACTTCATCGTGTCGTTGCAGCCGGACAGATATTTGGACAGGAACTTCGCCCCATAGGGCCAGCCCTTTTCGGGATCTTCAACCGCCGGCTTATCGGTTTGAGGAACCGGAGTGACTTCTTTTTCTTGAACAGTCGATACAGCTTCAACAACTTCGACAGGGGCAGAAGCCGCCGATTTCTGTTCCGGGGTTGGTTCGGGAGTCGGTTCAGACATGGATTTGGTTTCTGGGGTAGAGAAGAGGGCCCCAGGACTCCAAACCTTGAGAGGGGCCGCATAGGGTTCGAGGGATTTGCGAAGAGTTGTAGTGATTGCCTGCCCTTCAATATGCCCTCGAGAAAGGTGCATGGCGATTGCTTCGGTATTAGCCGGAACGCTTGTTATAGACCATTCAGTCAGATCTATCTCATGAAAGCGCAGAGAGGGGAAGGATTTGAGATTGCGATCCCCAAAGTGGATCAGATCTTCTCCGAGGCTATTGACCTCATCGCGCTCAGGATCGTCTGGATCTTTAATAATGGCAGCAACCACCGGTAGAAAGCCGATAGATGCGGTGCCGAGACAGCCAGCTTTTACCAGCTTGAAGACCAGCTCAGACTCTTCGGTCAGACCGTGGAAGTAGCACTTCGAGCGAATATCGCTCTCGTTTATCTGGATCTCGACCGGAGATTCCTTGTTCCTCCGAGCCATCCCAATAGGAAATTCGGAAGTCTTGTGGTTAAAAAACACCACCGGGTTCTTTTTGAAGTTGGTGATATTCTTCTCAGCGCTCCGAGGGATGACCGAGTCGCCATAACGATCAATGCGAGGAGTAGAGATAACGAAGGTAGCCGACATCTCCTGCTCATTGATCTCCGGCTTGATACCAGAATCGGCGGCCAAAGCCAGTGTGGTAGAGCTCAGTGGCTCTGCGAGAGAACGAAGGATCGCTCCGGAGAGATTTAGACCCTTTGACTCTAAATGTTCAGAAAGACGCTGCTTCCGGAGCTGAAGGAATTCAATTACATTCACGGTACAGAAACTTCCTGGTAGGTGATGTGACCCCCGACCGCTGTGCCGGCCGAGAGGTGCAGGTTGAGGGCTTCCCCGACAGCGGTCTGGAAAAGACCGGCCGAGCTTTCAGCAGCGGTCGTGACGTTGACGACGCCGTAAGTCAGCCCGGTCAGATCGGTGGAGGCCGACTGCCACTTGGCGTTGACCGAGCCGGAGAAGGAGAGGTGATAGGACAGAACTCGGATCCGAGCTCCGGAGACGGCGGCCACGATCTCATTGGCCGCATTCGAGGAAGCAGTGATCTTGGCGTATTTGGGGATGGAGACAGACATATCTAGTCGCGTTTATTATCCGGATCGAGGTCGTGTTTATCGGGCTTGTTCTTGGAGTCTTTATCGTGTTCGCCGCCCTGTCCGTTCTCGCCCTGACGCTGCATGTTGCTGGGACTGATCGGCTTGTTGGCCCAGCCATAGGGGAGCGGCTCTCGACCTCGGCAGTTGCGAATCTCGTTAGGGGTGATCGCCATCGCGAGCAGATCGGTTTTGATCTCTCGTTCGATCTGTTCGGGGTCGTAGGGCTGGAAGTGTTCCCACCAGACCTTGAGATTGCGATCGTAGCGCCAGGCCAGCTTTTCGGTGACGACCTGTCCCAGGAACTCAGCCATTGGATTGAGGGCGTAGAAGCAGAAGCAGGTCATACCGGCGATCGCCTCGTCCTTGGTCTTGTGACCGTTGGAGCGAGGGACGGCAAAGGCATCGAGGATGTTGTCTCTCGTCTCGGCCCCGGTCTCTCCGAACACCATCTGATTGGGCTGAATCGACAGAGGGATGATCTTCACACCCGGCGGTAGAAAGAGTGGCCGATTGGCGTTGACCGCCCCGGCCTGACGCAGAATGAACTTCTTTTCGATCCGCTGGAGCTGCTCGGGGCTGGGGTCGTGAATCGTGCCATCAAACTGAATAGCAACGGTCGGAGTGATCCCATTCTCATAGGCCCGACTCTTGGCTTTGGAAACCGAGTCCTGTGTATCGACCCAGTCAGCAATGGCCGAGGTGGGGGAGTAGCCATCGACCTTCGAGATCGGTGATTTCTTCTTGATGTGGATGACGTCTTCGGCAGGGAACTGCCGATAGAGGTAGGCTCCATCCGTTGGCCGCAGCTCATAGGCTTTAACGAACGGTTCGCCCTCGGTCCCATAGACGGGCGAGACCCAGTGGCTCGGCAGCACCCAGATCGATTCGGGCAAGCCGACCCGATTCCGGGGCAGATACCAGTAGGCGTTCCCGGTGAGTAGCAGAAAGAGGATCGTCTCGTACCAGAGGTCAAAGCTGGTATCGGGGCTGTTGGGATCTTTGATTAGCCGCAACAGAGGGTGGGTCGAGCGAACCGGCTTGAGGGCCTCGTGGGACAGCAGCGGTGTGAGGGCCTTCTCTCGGACCCACTTCTGGGCCTCAGGATCTTTCTCGGAGGTGACCAGCGAGACATTGGGGATCCGGGAGGCAAGCTTCGAGGCGATACGGTCGATGGCGACAAAGACCCAGTGCTTGAAGACCTGAACTTGCTCTAGCCTGTTTCGGGTCCAACCGCCAGAATAAGGGCCGTACTGGGGGCCAAAGGTCAACAGATCAGACAGCTCTCGACCACCATAGCCGGTGGCTGCTTTCGGTTTTCTTTTTCTTTTAGCCATTGGGCGAGGAGGACAGGAGGATCAGACAAGCAATCAAGATCTAAGCACTTCCAAAATTAAAGCGCAAGCCCAATTCAGAAAATCCAATCATGACAGATGACATCGCCCGGGAGGCCTTCCTCCGCTTCCTCGACCAGAACTACCCTCAATTAGCCAGCAAACTCCGCAGGGGCCGCATGGACGTGAGGGACCTGGTCAACGTCCAGACCGGAGAAGTTTTTCAACATAACTTCGACAGAGCGACCTTTAATCAAGCGATTGAAGAGTTTCAGAGGAAGTCCTCGCTTCACTACGGCCAGGCCCTCGCCCGAGAGAGCACCGAGCAGGCCCGCTTTGCCAACCAGGCTCGAGGCCGAGCAATTCCCCGAGGCGGTCGAGACGCCCCGACCTATGCGGGCGGTCGTTTCTATCCGAGCCTGGGGGCCGCCTTCCAGTCCGGCTCGATCCCGAGGATGACGACTCGACAAGAGCAAGATCTCGAGACCGGTCGAGGGTATGACTTCTCCAACCAGACAAGCCGCCAGGGTCGAACGACAGATAGCGATGCTCAGGTCGAGAACATGATTCCCGACTTCAAGGAAATGAACCGGGAGTTTCAGACTCGTGTCCGGGCCAAGGTCCGAGAACTTGGAACCCTGAGAGCCAAGGAGCAACTGTTTAACACCCCGAGAAGGGGAGCTGACGATGTTGCCCGGCGAGGAGAGTCGGAACAACGAAGAGGAGATCTGGGGCCCTGGGGACGATCCCTCTCGAAAGAAGAGATCTATCGAATGGCGATCGATGAGGTCCGCAAGGAAGCCTTCAAATCTTACTCCTTCGGGACCAAAACACCAGCCCAGTACCCTGGCCGAGAGAATCAGACGCCCTGGTACAAACCTTTCGTCCGAGCGGACTGGAAAGCCGCCATACAAGCAGAACAGGCTGCTCGACTCGTTCCAGGGCCTTCGGTCGCCGATCAGGCCGGGACCAGAGGTTTCTATCATGGCTTCGATCCGGGAAATGCAGTGATGCCCTCCGGCAAATACAAGGGGATTGCTCTTCGGGACCTTCCCGACGACTATGTTGCCAGGACATTGGTCAACCGAGAGTTCAAGGACCCAGCGTTCAATAAAGCTGTAGAAGCCTATCTCAAGCGCCGGAGTAGAACCTATCTGATTCGCGACCAGTGGGGAAGGTACAACAATGCCGGCACCCTGGATGATCTCTATGGAGATCGGGATGGGAAGACCGGGCCGGATAGCGACCGCTTCCGGGATGATCGAGATCCATCGAGCCGATACCGAGGCACCAGCCAGTTCGACCGCGAGGCGGCCGGTTTTGGCGGCTCAATGGATTCGGTGCGCTACTACCAGCTCGCTGACCTCTGGTTGTTAAGCCCCCAGGAAGCAGCCGAGATTCGCAGCCAGATCCGAAACAATCCTTTTATGCGCCAGGAGGAGAAGTTCGAGCTCCGACAAAAGCTCAAACACTCTGTCCAGAGAGGCGGCCTTCGAGAAACTTATCAAAGCCGACGCCAGTCCCTTCGCTATCCAAAACAGTATGACCCCGACGCCTGGTTCTCGAGAGACGTCGCCGACATCAGCCGAACCGTCTATGGCCGGGCGAACGCCGCCGAGTTCGATCCCCTGACCGGCCAGTACAAGGGCAAGAAGGATCCGATCCCGGTCTTTTACAAGAAGCAGCTCAAGCAGGGTGTGGACTCTGTTCTCGGGCAAGGGACCTGGTCCGCCCTCTGGAGCCCGGCCGCTCCGGTAATCGGTTGGCGAAAGGATAAACAGGGTCAATGGCAGCAGACGGCCAAACATCCCTACGAGGAGGCGAGGCAGCTCATGAGCAAGATCCTCTACGGGCAGGAGGCTCGTGGCGGTCGACCGGAGTATCGGGGCATCTGGCAGGACATGGGCGGCCGGGCTCTCAGCAAACAGATTCGCGAGTATATCGAGGAGAGCTTAGGGGAGCAGAAAAGTCAGCAAGCTCTACGACAAGCAAAACGCAGAGCTTTTGATATTCAAGTAGCATACAGGGATTCTCTGTTACAAAGTGGAATACCGCCCGAGCAAGTAAATGAGATTCTGAAGCAGTCAGAAAAGATCTTCAAACGCTCCGATAGATTTAGAAATCTAGGTTATACAGGAGATCCAGATTTTGAACCCTATGACGATCCAGATAAGCCGCCTCGAGTTCGTTCAGTTGGACAGCTAGAAAAAATAGTAGAACAACGCACCCGAAAACTGATACGCCAGATTCGTTTTGGTAAAGATGCTCCGATTGCAGACACTACTCGTCTATACCCAACAGAACTGGAATCTCCTGGATATGACTTCAGAGATGAAGCTGACAAAAGAGAAAGGGGAGCGGTAGAAGCCTATAGAAGCCAATCTCTTCATCGTGAAGGGGATGGTTCGGGCAAGACTATCTTCGACCAGGCTCTCGAGGGGCGCAGTCGCCGCGAGCAGATGCCTCTGCACGAAATGGCCCGATTCACCAATCAGACGATAGACAGTCCTGAAGAAGGGGGTGGCGGCGTTTCGCCTGAAGTCAAGCGATTGCTGCATGAAGCCCCTGAATCGTTCGGGGTGCGACAGAGAAAAGAAACCCTCAAAGCTTACGAAGAAGAGCAGAACCTCTCAAGCTACTTCGAGAACAGCCCCGATAAGGAGTCGGTCAATCGAACCCTGGAGGAGCTGTTATCGAAAAAGAAGCTCGGTGGAATTCGAATGAATGATGACCTAAGAGATGAACTCAAACAAGAGGCCGCCCTTCGCATCTCCATGTTGATGTCAGCCAGAGCCTAACGCGGCAGCTTTAGCCTCATACAAGTTTGTATATCTTATATAAGCTTGTGGAACCCGATTTTCTTGTATAAGGCCCGGATGATCGTTGGATCATCCGGGCCTTTTCTTTTCCTGCCTAGCACTCCACTCCGGTCATATCAAACCAAGCAGACAGAATAGTATTGATACTAAACAAGTAGAAAATCAGTTTTGAAAGTATCGCCCGCCAGATTTGACCTCCCCGCCTTTTCCGATGTGACCTTTGATTTCTTCTTTTACCCCTATCCCTTGTAGTTGTTTACTTCAAACAACGCGATAGGTGGTGAAGAGATCGGGTCTACAGGAGATCAGCAATGGGTAAGAACTATGTGCAGTTTGTAACGTTGTTCGTGAAGGTCGCCAAGGGAGTGGTGTCACCGAGACGACTGGCCTTCTTCCTCAACCAGGAGATGCCAGCGACTCGAGTGAAGTACACGAAGGACATTCTCAAGGTTCTCGACAACCCGACCATCCAGCCGCAGGCTCTCGACAACCTGAACAAAGCGCTTCGATTGTTGAACAAATAACAGGTCGAAACCAGGATCGCCCACCTGGTATAGCAGTGATGCTGCTACTGATGAGACCAAAGAAAGGAGTGCGTCAGCAACATTGATCTGAGTGAAACACCTCGATCAATGGATCTTCGATTGTTGAACAACTCAACACGTTGTTGAACTTCAACAAGAGAAGGACAGGAGTTCAAACATGGCAACAGTGACTTTCCGCCAGGCGTTCGAGTATGCGCACTTCAACTGCTGCGTGAACACTCGAGCATTCTACCTCTGCTTCCTCTGGGTCTGGGTTGAAGAGGACTGGAGTGCAATCGAGAGAATGCACGAGATCGCAGTAGAGAAGTCGCAGATCGTCTCTTCTTTCTTTGGTTACACAAGTAACAACAGCTGGGAGAGCCGACAACGAATGCTGGCAGCTATCGAGGATGTCATCTCGAACGATTCAGTTCCGGTTGAAGATGCGTTTCAATTGGTCGAGCTTCAACAAGAACCGATCGAATCGTGGTACAGGCTCGAAATGATGTAGTCACATCGATCCTCGCAGATGGTGTTAATCGGGTTCAATTCCCGACGAGGATCTTTCTCCAGTAGCACTTGATCTGACAGCTTCTCAATTCGAGAGCGAGCTCGAGGTGTGCTTGGAGATCAGGAGATTCACATGAAGTATTTGTATGCGTTGCTGATAGCTTTTCTACTGTCCTCGACCGTGGTGACGAGCCACGATGAAGATGAGGCCGAGCAGGACGCCTTTGTTGAGCGTCAGGTCCGAGACCACGAGCAGAATCAACAGCTCGAGGTTCCCGACGTAAACGAGTGGGATGACTGAGCTGATTCAGTCCGATCAACCAACCAACACACGAAGCCAATGACTCTCCTTCCTGGGGTCATTGGCTTCTTTCGTTTCATCAGGAAGACAGGAGATTCACATGCTTCGTTTCATTCTCGCTCTGTTCGGTCTGGCCCTGCGCTCTGATCTCGAATTCGCTGAGGGTTACGCTCACTACCTCAGCAACTACTCAGCCGACCTCGAGACTCGCATCGAGACGGTCGAGCTGTTCAAGGCACAGGAGCGGATTCGCAAGGATCTGCTCCGAGTGAAGGTCGAGAGCCCAGCCTGGTTCGCTCTCCTGAAACAACAAGTGGAAGTCGAACAAGCGCTCGATCTGGTGTTCCGAAGCTGAAAGGAGGATGACATGATCAACTGGAGAGAGGTCTTATCAAACTCAACGGATGACACCATCAACACCGACCTACTGATCTGTGCTGACTGGTGCGAGGAAGAGGGCCGCTACATGGCGGCTGAGCAAATTCGGTCGTGGGCCCAGGAGACGATCGTGATGATTGATGGGGAACCATTCATCATCAATCGTATCTATACAAGCCACATTACCATCGAGGCTCGTTCCCTGTTCAACCGAAAGAACGATGAACATTTCCTCTTCCCCTCAACAAGATCAGATGTGGCCCTGGTCTGTTTCGGTGGTACTTTCTTTTGCTCGATCAACACTGGTGTCATCATCGATGCCATTCGTTGCTATCGAGCAATGAGGATTCACGAAGAACAAGCTGTTCGAGATCTACAGAAGAAGATCCAGAACAATCTCCGCATCCTCGAACAACACAACGACAGCAGCCTCGCTTTCTAGTCTGGCCTACCAACACAAAACCCCACTTCGCAATCGAGTGGGGTTTGTCATGCGCAGATTGCACTGGTTTCTAGGAGTTCAACATGAAGAGTTTCAGTAAACGGCTGAGTGAACTGTTCCAACACGCAGCTGAGTTCGGATGGTACGACGAAGAGCGGAAAGAAGCATTCGAGTCGGAGATCGATGAGACCTACCCAAAGACCTATCGAGGGTCGTTCGAGGCTGATGAAGAGACGATCAAGTGGTCTCTTCTCAAGGACGGTAGAATCAAGCTCACCGGCCCGAACTGGTTCGATCTGCCTCTGAGCTACTGGATCGTGATGCCAGCACCGCTCTACGACCTTCAGCACCCGCAACTCTTCGCCAACCTAGAAGAAGCCCTCGAGTTCGTCAGCGAATGGGGAAACGAAGAAGACTGCTAGTTCAATTAACACAAGAAGCCACTACCTGCTGAGGGTAGTGGCTTCTTTCATTTCAACTCAGCACAGGAGTTCAATATGTATCTGAAAGAACTGCTTCAACAACTCTGCGACAATCCCTCCTACGATCTCACTCTGATCGTGATGGACGCTCTCAAAGAAGAGAGTCTGATACCAATGGAGTGGGTATATGATCAATGCGTCGGCATCAGTGTCAAGCGAGAGGGGATGAAGTGGTATCTTCGAGTATCAACACGAGAAGATGATCGTCTGATCGCCAAAGTCTCAGTCGAACCTGAACTGAACTATCACCTCGTTCGCGTTTTCTACGTCGGAAGACACAGCTACAACGGAGAGCAAACCTTCGGATGGGCTGGAGTCAAGAGCATCAAGATCAACACTATTCTCAAATCCTACTAACCGGAGTTCAACATGAGCAAGTCAGAAGTTCAGAAGCTGTTCATTCAGCTGTTCGGTCTCGCCCTCGCTGGTAAGTACGTCCCAATCTCCGATCTGATCGAGGAATATCCAGAATGGTGCGAAGAGGCGGCGAGGAAGATCGAACTGTTCTATCTGAATCGCTGGTATCGGATCCGAGAGGCGATCAAGTCTCCTGTCTTCTTCCCTGATTCGCCCTATACACCAGAACTCAGACGCCAGCACCAGGTCGAGATCAACAAGACCTCCGAGGCTCGAAACCTGGCCTGGCTCTATATCGGAGCAGCTGAGGAGCATCAGGGGATCTCGAACGAGATTCCGTTCTAATAACCACAACGATGTGCTGTTGGTGTACAGTTCCCACAGATACCCACACCACATTGACTACACTGCCGCATCGCAGAGAAAGCACAAGATGTGTTGCAGCGATGACAATAGATACGAGTTTGTAGAAGCTTATTAACTTTGTGTTGATGATCTTCTGCAATTCTTACAACTCGTTCTTGTATCTCTGCTCGCAACTTCTCTTTTTCATCTTCTGCTATCTTCGTGATCGTCCTATGGACAGTGTCTATCCTGTCCGGTCCGAGCCCGAGCGCCCGAGCCAACATCAGCTCAGCTCTGAGCTGATCCGAAAACGACGGTGGAACGTAAGCCATTTGAACTCCCATAAGAGTATATGCTCTTAAAACGGTATTCGATCGTCTTGTTCAGGATAGGGATCTTGATCGCAACTTGGACAGTTACTTACGACTGTACTTCTAAAACCAAATCCACACCTGATGCAAGTGACAGAATATCCTACATGATGAGTTACAGACTCTTGTAATGTTGCCTTTCTAGTTTCAGTTCCATCGGTGAAGTAAAGCTGCCCGTCTTTAACAAACGATTTCCATTTAGACATCGTTTCGTCTCCGTCGAGCGTTTCGATGGGGAATCAAACGAGGAAGAGAGTGGTTACGACACTCTCTTCCTCTGTACCAACTGCGTTCTCTGGTCAATGTCAGAACCTAGAACGCAACAGGAGTGCCGTCATTGTACGGCGACAAGCATGAGTAAGCAAGTTAAAAAGGCACCGATCGAGATCCGCAAACTGCGTCACAAGGCAGACAACCAGGCTGCTAAGAAGAAGACCACAGCTCTCAAGCTGAGCGGTCTACACAAGCGTCTCATCCGTCGAGCAGCCCCAGGTCGTCAGGCTATCCTCGAAGCCACGATTCGTCAGGACATGATTGACTCGGGTCTTCAGCTCCCTCGGAAAGTTCAGGACTGGCCGACTGCTCGACAGACTCGAAGTCGTGCTGGTGGTCCCCTCGACAAGCTAATGGAGGAGCTGAAGGCATCGGAGCGTCAGCTCTTTCAGCAACGACTGGCTGAGAGTCAGCGCAAGGAGACGGCCAAGCAGAAACAGAAGGCCGCACGACAGGAACGAAAGGAGAAGAAGCGACAGCAACTCGAGCAGAAAGAGGAGCGACTGAAGATCGGCAAGGTCCGGGAGGACAACAACTTCGCCACGACCGCCGAGGAAGGTGGTCAAGTCAAAAAGGTCCCCGAGGGTCATAAGGGCCTAGAGGGAGAGAAGGAGGACAGAAGGCCCTGTCGGCTGGATGTTCTCAATCGTCTGGGAAGAACAGAATTCAACTTCCCAGGTGAACGACAACAGGAAGCGAAAGAGCCGGTGCTGATAACACCGGCTCTTTCTGTTTCCCCGCAGGAGTCTGAGCAACCGGCACAGGTCACCAACCAGCAACCGGAAGCTCAACCACAGGAGAACTCTGTTATGTTAGAGACTCTGAAGAAGGAGATCAAGCGCTACGAGTGGCCGCTGGGTCTCAAGCCTCTCAACGAGCGTCTGGCGATCTTGAGCGCTGAGCTCGAGGTGGCGATCAAGGCTCGCGAGGCCACCAAGCCGGAGACCCTCCAGGACAAAGCGATTCTGGTGCAGGTCGATCAGGAGTCGGTGTTCAAGGCCTGGCTGCGAGCCAACGGCGTCGACGACTACCTCGAAGAAGTCGAGGAGAAGAACGCGGTGTACGTCAACTGGATCGAGGGCCAGAAGGCGGTCACGATCCACACGACCTTCAGCGAGGCCCTCCAGGCGATCAAGGACGTCAAGGGCTTCCTGGTCTACACACTGCGATTGACCACCCATCGCTCCCACAAGCACATCGAGGCCAGCCGAGGCTCGATGCCCTGGCTGATCTGTATGGCCCTGCAACAGTGCAAGGATCGCAGCTTCGAGGTCCTGATGTGCAAGAAGACCAGCGATCCCCGAGCGAAGAAGCCACACCTCTGGATCAACGGTGTCAACCCGATTGACCACGATGCCAAGGCGACCGAAGAGGATAGCCATCGTCCGATCGAGCAGATCCTGAACCGGCTGATCCTCCAGTGGGCTGCTGATGGGACGTTAGAGATGCCGTGTGTGAAGGGCAGCCGGCTCGGTATCGTCCGCTTCTGGCACGACACCAAGCCGGACCTGATGCTCCAGAAGCTTCTAAACGATCCGAGCGTCAGCTTCGATTCAGTAAGCAAGTGGGCCGACGACAACCTCGGCTTCGGCCATCGAATCAGCCAGCTCTGTGGGCTGTCGTTAATCCACGGTCCGAAGGATATGAAGCGATTACCGGTGCTGTTCGGTAATCGCTCGGTGTTCGGAGAGGTCGAAGCCAGCAAGGTCGAACTGATCCTGGTCGATGAGATCGATCTGGCAAGCTCGCACGAGATGGCCGAGCGGATCCTCAACACCCTGCCCGACGATGCCCCACCGCGAGAGCTGGCAATCGCCCTGGTCCGAGAGCTCCTGGCGAGCAAGGGCTTTGTCTATCAGATCCCTGGCTCCGAGGCCGAGAAGACTCAGCAGAAGCGGTTGAAGGCGGCCTATGACGGGCACATCAGCTTCGGTGAGGCCTTCAAGCTCCAGAGCCTCAAGAATCAGAAGGATCGCAAGCATCGTTACCGGATCCCCAAGTCGGCGATCGAGAAGACGGCCGAGGGGATTGCCTTCAACTTCCGAGGCTTCTTCCCCGGCAAGGCGCAGCTCAAGGGCCAGGCGTTTGTGAATCAGGCTTTCAGTGGGTATGTCATCGTCACTCACAGCAGCAACTTCAAGGATGGTGGTAAGGTCGACGCCGCCTTCCCGACGATGCGCTGGGTCATGGACGCTCAACCTGGTAAGGACGTTGGTCGCTGGAATGCTCAGTATGCGGCCATGCACCCCGGCCTGGTCGAGGTCGAAGAACTCCAGGTTGCTGTGCGGCTGGAGATCGACCGGCTGATTGAGAAGATCAAGACACAGGGATGTATCAGCACGACTCGCGAGCTCGACGATGCGACCAACTGGGAGGACGATGAGCACGAGCACAAGATCCACAAGAACTCGGTGACCACGATTCGCAGGAGGCAACTGGCTCAGGCGAAGGAGATGTTCGGGCCGGACAATGTCATGTTCCCGACTCTGGAGGAGAGGGCGCTGCGGTCCGAGCTCTATCGACTCCTCGACACCGACGCCGGCAAGTTCAACATTCCTCTGCCCTGGATGCTGCATCGCCAGGTGGTGTCCGAAATCGCTGCACTGACCAACAACCCGAGCCTGAAACCGCTCACCGAAGGTCAGATCGGTTATGACTCCGAGGCCGGCGTGTTCTATGTCCAGACTGAAAGGTTTATCAACGAGGTGGTGCCCAACCACGGTGGCTCGGACATGGATGACTTCTACGATGTATTGATTCGTAGAGCGTTGGTTGGTGGTGAGTGGAAGCTGGTGGCGATCCTCCTGCGCTGTCCGACCTTTGCAGGTGAATGGAGCTATCACCTCTACCAAGGCAAGCTGCCCGAGATGGAGACCAATGAGCCGATTCCTCTGTTCAAGGAAGGCAAGGTGGAGTTGTCGGTTGCCGGCGGTTTGACCAAGACCGAGCTGATGCGCGATGAGAAGTATCGGAGCTCTCGCATCGGCCTGGACAATCTGGTCTCGAAGGAAGTCAAGGAGCGTGAAAAGGCAGGGTATGACAAACCTTTCGGCTTCCGACATCTACGCTCCCAGCTGGCGATTACCGAGAGCAATCCAGGGAAGGCCGTCAACGCCATCACCGCCTGTGTGTGGCTCAACCACGACCGAGCAATGACCCAGCTCCGGGTCTGCATGGAGGACATCATCGACATCCATCGCCAGAGCCCGACCGCCGAGGCCCTGAAGTCGATGCAGACCGAGGTCAGCAACTTCGTCTACAACACCTTCTGGGGTGAATACGGCGAGTGGCTGAAGAACGGTGCGACCTATCAGACCTGCCCCTTCGATGGGCGCTTCATGGATGTCAAGAACATCAAGGACTCAATCGGCATCCCGACCCTTGAAGATGGTAGCTACGACGAGGAGAGCGATGAGTGGAAGGCCTGGGTCTGCATCCAGGAGGCCCTGAAGGAACGACACCAGAACAACCTGGACATCGGGCCCTTCGACCGAATAATCGTCGCTCTGGAGGCCGAGATTAGTCGAGCCTGGGATCTGTTCCCCAAGGTGATTCGCAGCAAGATGCCGAAGGATCCGAAGGACTCACTGGTGATCAAGGGCATCGCCGAGGACAAGGCCCTGCTCAAGCTCGGTGAGAACCTGGACTGGCTGGCTCAGAAGACCAACAAGCCGCAACTGACGATCGGCAAGCAGAGCGGCTCGATCGACAAGAAGATGGTGGCCGAGCTTCGAGAACACTTCGCGGTCGTCTGTGCCGAAGAACTGCATCTTCCGGTCCCGAGGGATACAGCGGCCGTCGATGTCTTGATCGAGGAGATCGTTAAGGACTCCTGGAACAAGAACTACAAGGAGCGTAAGTATCCGGATCTGCTCTTCCGGGGCGAATGGAGTCGGAAGCTGCTGAAGGATGGTCGTAAGTCCCGAGGCGGCCTGACTGAGCTGGCGAGCACCGTGAGGGCCAAGATCCTCCGCAGAGCGATCCTGGCTCGTTCCAATGATCCCTATGAACTCGGTGGTATCCTGGCTCAGTTGTTGAGAAAGGTGGCGCTGACCTATGGCACCACGAAGATCATCGAGAAGAACGGGCAAAAGATCGAGGTGAATGCCGAGATCCCGGAGGACTTCACCTACGATCCGGTAGCCTGGAATCACCTGATGGCTTACCTACTCAGCGGTGGTCTGAACGTCTTCGCGACCCACACTCGTTCCCACAAGCAGGAAGGCGATCGGATCCTGGTGAACGAGCGGTTGAGCTTCTTCAATCCTTCCGACCACAAGGGCATCCAGGCCTTCTCCGAGAAGCTGAACCAGTGGGCAGCCGGAATGCCTGAGAACCAACAGGCTGTGGTCCGGGCCACGAGCGGCAAGGTCTATCACCTCTCGACCGGAAAGAAGCAGGAGGTCTATGGGGCGATCGCTGTGCAGCCTCTACCGACCTCGACAAAGCCTCAGCAACCTGCACAACCTCCTATCGTAGATCCGCAGCCTCCGCAGAGCCAGGAGCCACAACAGGAAGGTCCGGCTCCGGCACAGGAGCAAGGCCCCGAGGAAGACGAGGGAGGGAACGTGGTCTGCGACATTGCTGGTGATCCGAAGCCTCTACCGAGTGGAGGAGTGGTCAAGGCCTATAACTGGAACGACCGCTATAACAAGGCGATCAAGCCGATTTCGAGCGAAGAGTTCGAGCTCAGCAAACAAAAGATCGAGGAGGTGAAACAATCCGGAAAGAAACAAACGGTGTTGTTCATGACCGATGCGGAACGCGAGCAGTTCGTGCAGATCATGGCACAGACCTCGCATTCCAAGATCAAATACTCAACCACCAAACCGAATCTGCAATGGAATGACGAGCAGAAAGCAGCGATCGATCAGGTCAACAAATTCCTGCACGATCCGAACGCGAAGTGTCTGGTGTTCAAGGGTTATGCTGGCACCGGCAAGACGACGGTGATCAGCCACTGTCTCGAGAACTATCTGAAGGATCGACGCCGCAATGTTATCTTCACAGCTACGAGCAATGAGGCGACCGGCGTACTCAAGGGTGCGATCTACTGGCTGATGAATGCCAATCCGGAGCAGGTCGATTGTATGACTGCACACAAGGCCCACAGCCTGGTAGTCAAGAAGAGAGTCAAGTGGGTTGGTAAAGAAGCGATCGACGAAACCTGGTGTGAGCGAAAGACTCGCAAGGACAAGAGCAGTCGACGTGATATTCCTGTTGAGCCGATCACGATGGGCTACAAGGTAGTGGTAATCGACGAATGCTCGATGGTCGACACGAAGCTCATGAAGTGGGTAGTCGATGACGCCAGTCGTTATGGCTACAAGGTCATCTTTATGGGTGATCCAGCTCAGCTTCCACCGATCAAGGAGATGATCTCCCAGAGCTTCGCCCCACCGATGGAGGTCTGGGGCAGCCTCGAGCTCACAAAGGTCATGAGGATGTCTAACGAGAAGGACTCCATGAAGCTGGTAGCCCGAGCTCGTGAAGCAGTGGATATTGAAGGCGTTCGTTGTCCACGATCAAAAGATCTACAGGCCTTCTGCGCTCGCTCTGGTATCGATCTCAACAACAGCGACCTAAGCTTCAAGAACAATGCTGAGTCGATGAAGTTCATCAAGGAGATGGTGCAGAGCGAAGAGTTCCGAGACAACGTCAACCACTTCCGAGCTCTGGCCTATACCAACGAGCGGATCGATTATCTCAACGACAGGATGCGTGGATGGTATCTCGGAGAACTGAGCCAGATTCGAGAGATCCTACCAGATGAACGTCTCCGCTTCGACGCCCCTTACAAGACTCCCAGCGGAGAAGAGATCGACAACGGCACTCGAGTTCATGTCCACTTCGCCGTCCCATCAGTAACCAGCTACGAGCATGAACAGGCCGATGGGAAGTGGGTGACCTTCTACTTCGAGACCTATCACATCTACGTTGAGGATATGATGGGTCAGAAGTTCTGGGTTTGCTACCTGAGTCAAAACGAACTCGAACGCTTCAGGACGATCTTAAATGAACAAGCTGATCTCTGTGAAGAGGCAGCCAATCAAGGTAAAAAGCCCTGGAGGCCCTTCTACCAACTCAAGGAGTATTTCGGGAACCTGAACTACTCTTATGCAATGACCGTCCACTCTGCTCAAGGCTCCACCATCAACCACGTCTGGGTGGATGTGAATGAGATCACCGGCAACACCAAGTCTAGTAACACCGAAAAGAAGAAGCTCCTCTATGTCGCTTTCGGTCGCGCCAAGCAGACAGTGACCTGCTCGTGCTAATCTAACCCCCTTCGCCCTCGCCCGCTCGCCCACGTCCGCGAACTCACGTCCGGTCACAGCTTGTTGGGGTCGAACCGCTCCGGTGAGGCCCACCCAGCCACCGCTGCGGCTTGTGGGCCTGGCGCTGGCTGGCTTCTGGTATAAGGACCTGGGAGTGGAGGACAGAGTACACACAGGAGATGATTATGCAACCTGGTAAGTTCTACATTTGTTTCAGCTTCGAGACCGTGCGCGATCTCATCCTCGGTCCCTTCGACACGAGCGAAGAGGCCTGGCGTCTTCTCGACCACACGAACCTGGAGAATGAGATTCGTGCTGTCGCCAGCTACGTTCACGAATGCAAGCTCGTTCCGGTTATGGCACCGGCTCCAGCTATGGTCACTGAGGAAGTCGAAGTGATCCCCTATTAGAGCCTATCGCCCCTCGGCTAAGGTCCACAAGGACCTGGGAGTGGAGAGGAGCGAGCAAGCCACCACTGATCGTCCCTCCCAAAGGCATCGATGTCCCGCCTAGAGTGGACTCCGGTTACAGCATACGAAAGCTGTTGCCTTGCGCTGAACAGTAGCGCGAACGTCCTGAGCACGACGGTAAAAGGCTCCTCCTGTTGCCCTTACGTCAACTTCCCCTTTGAGTTTCCTCGCTAACCGCCTGGAAACTCAAACTTTTCTTCGGAATCTGGGAAGTTCTAACCCGACGCCGCTACAGCACTTGCGACGATGGGCAGCAGAATTCCGAGCCCTAAAAGCCCTCAGAATGTCGCACCGGGCCTTAATATAAGGGAAACAAAGGGATTCGAACCGAAACAAAGATTGATCTCCAAAAATCAATTATTGGGGTTCAGTATCCTTGTTAAGGTCAGCATTCCTTGTATAAGGCTGACGCCGCCGCTTCGAGCGACTCGGGAAGGTCCAACCGGAGCGGGCGTATTTGGGTTGGACAGCTAGGTTCTCGAATGATGGGTTCTAGCCTTCGATGTCCCTAATGGGTCTCGCCCTTCAAGGCATTCGAGGTGATCCCGGCCTTCAGATCCTACAAGACAGCGGCCTCCGGCCTTACAGGAGAATCGAGTTGTTGAACGACATCCTGTCGGTGCTGACGCTCGCATCCTGCTCGCTGCTCGGAGACCTTCCCTTGTTAAAGGTGTACAAACGATTCAAGCTCATACAGATTGTCTATCTTCTATGAGTTTGTCAAACGCCGACTGGAGCAGAAATCCAGATTTATTTTGCACCCTCGATTTTGGTCGGAAGTCCTTGGGGGACCTGGGGATGGGAGCCAGAGAAAGAAATGTCGGCTGAAATAGTCGTCATTTACAAGATATGGGGTCAAATGTGTATACTAAACCCCGTCCTTTTTCTTTCTTTTCTTTTGTCCTTTTCTTTTCTTTCTTTTTGTCAACACCCCCGGTACTGGTATATTACTTAATAAGCAGTATACGACTACCCGGCTTGTGGACTTTGAGAAAGTTGTTTGGCTCAGTGTGCGCTTATAGAAGTTCAACAACTTGTATAAGGCGATCGCCGCCGCTTCGGGCTTGGACCTGGGAGCGAGCACCTTCCCTAACAGGAGTCGAGCATGTTGACCCAGAACGATCTCGAGACGATGCAGACTGACCAGTTCCTTACCATCCACTCCGGTTCAATGGTGATCTGGGATCCCGACTGGCGGCCCCGGCACTTCGTCTGTGCCTTGATCGAGGACCTACGAGCGGTGGTCGGCGAGCAGTGGTCAAGGATCTTCACTGCCGAGCAGCATAGTCTGATGACGACCAACCTGCTCTATCTGACCGAGAAGCTGTTGATCGATGAAGGGATGCTCCAGCTCAGCTTCTTCAACGGCAGGCCAGTGATTCGATTTTGTTTCACCAACTGGAGCGAAGGCTCCCAGGATAGGACCTTTGTAGTCTGAGTAACTGGCCTCCAATCCCATTCGCCCATCTACTGCCCCGAGGACCTTTCCTTGTACAAGGAGTTCAACGTGACCGACCTCGAAAGGTTGTTAGATGCCTTCGATCATATGGGCGTCGTCTATTCTCGTAAGGTCGGGGAGAGCGGCTGGATCTATATCTTCCTGGCCGGCAATAGCGAAGTCCAGAAGCGACTCGATCGTTCAACGGTCGACGCTCTGATAATCGAAGGTCGTCGTTTCTTCGAATTCAATGAGGCTGGCACCCTGGCTTCTTACTGAAGTTCAACAGCCCAGAGCTTGTTAATGTTGATCGGGTTGATTAAGCTGAACGACACAATTCGGCTTATACAACTCGATCAACATGACTTTTGCAGAACGACTGGCCGCCCTCGGCTTCCCTTCTTATACCGATTACCTTAACTCCAATCACTGGAAGGAGTTCAAAATTCGGTATCGAAATTCTGATCTCCCCCAGGTTTGTGCGGTTTGTTCTTCTCGGAGTTATCAACTCCATCACTGCACATACTTCTCCCTCGGTCGTGAGTCGCTGCAAGATGTTGTGCCCCTTTGTGATAGGCACCATCACGCTGTCCACCAGTGGCTCGATCGGCACGACCGCTGGGTGACCGACTCCCACCTGGCTGTAGCAGCATTGAAGAAGCGATTCCGGCCGAAGAAACCGATTCGGCCTAGTATAAGGTGAATCGGGCTATCGCCGCCGCAACTGCTGGCTGAGATTGATCTTGTCTTCCGGACCTGAGAGCGGAGATCAGCCCGATTCGGCCTCGTGAAAATGACGCTAGCCGAGTCGAATTCCTGCAAGTTTGTCTCGTCTTCACAACCCGAACTTTTCGATTTGGCGTAATCTCGCAGCTACTAGCTAGTTACGCTGATTCAGCCCGATTCGCCCACCACAATTTGTTCAGCTCAAACCGGAGCCGCAACTCTCGATTCTGTCGGGGGTGCGGCTCTCTGCGTTCGTGTCGCTTGTATTCTGTCAACCAAAGCTATCGCCGCCGCACCTTTCGGAGGACCTCTGATGCCAACCTGTGAATTCTGTGGTTCCGATCGGAACTTGATCAACCGCGATCTCGTTGTCGCCTGCCTACTCTGTCTCCAGCCGCCCGCACCGCCCGAGCCCGAGCCCGACCAACAACCGGAGGCCGAATGAAAATCGGCGACCTCTGTCCGAACTGTTCAACAGGCTATCTCTGGCTGATGGCTATCGGCCACGTCGGCTGCACACTCTGCCGCGTGATATTCAACCTCGATAGCCCTCGCTACTGTCGCCACTGCACCGCTGATCTGATCGACGAGGAGTGCAGCAAACGCTGCCTCCCTCCTCCCGACCACAAACCGGAGATCCAATGAGACCTGAAACCCCTTCACACTCCCCGACCCTCGAGCAGTTGCTGTCGAGGATCGCCAAGGCGCTCGACGATGAAACTCACTGGAGAATACTCGACACCAAATCGCTGGATCACTGCTCCCTCAAGTTCGAATACTCCAGAGACAAAAAGCTCCGAATCCGAGCCGTAGACTCTGAAGTCGACATGCTACTTTGGAGCGGAACAGATCGTCTTCTCGCCGCCCGCAAATGGCTCGCCTTCACCAGCTGATCCTGTCGTCGCCCCTTCGCCCGTCTCTTTTACCCCTCACCCTTACCGGAGAAACCAAACCATGTTCCGCTTCCTGTCCACCGTTTCGATGCTGATCACCGCCTGTCTGCTCTTCACACTGATGTACTTCCAAATCGATCTGATGCAGGCAAACCAGGCCGCCGCTCAACCGACCCGACCTCAGCAGCCTGTCCGCCAGCCTCGCGAAACTCGATTCCAATATGTCATCATCGCCATCGAAGGCGACGACATCGACCTCTACGGCCCCTTCCACTCCTACACAGACGCCTACGAGTGGAAGGTGCAGGCCGACGCGGACGACATCGGCTGGACCGAGATTCGCTGCTACTCAGCCAACCTCGGTAACTGCGATGATCGCTACTTCAACGTCGGGCTCAGCGAGCAAGATCGTATTGTCCTCCACGGCCCCTATGTCAATCATGACGTCGCCCTCGAATGCGGCTACAACATCCGGGCCTGTACTCTCGAAAAGACCCGAGTGTGCAAGCTAAAACGTATCGATTGAGAATACACCATGACCACTCGCTATTATGCTGGAATTGGGTCGAGGAAGACGCCCGCCTCGATCCTGGCAACCATGACCAAGATCGCCATCCGACTTCGAGAGGGCTATGGCTTCACCCTCCGCAGCGGCCATGCCTCCGGAGCCGATCGAGCCTTCGAAATCGGTGCTCAAACCGACTCGGAGATCTTCCTGCCCTGGCCCTCCTTCGGTCAGAAGCCCTATAACGACGATCCTGGAATGCCCGTCCTCGGCCGCAAAATCGCAGCCCCGGAAGCCGAGCTGATCACCAACTACGCCTGGCTGATCGAGAACGGCTTCCGGGACAACCAGTCGCCCACTCGTTCTGTCCAGCTCCTACACGGTCGGAATTGCTATCAGATCCTCGGCTCGACCATGAACGATCCGGTAAAATTCGCAGTCTGCTGGACCCCCGATGGTGCCGAGACGGAGGCCGAATGCTCCGGACAAACCGGCGGCACCGGCACAGCAATCCGGCTCGCTGATCGCTATGCCATCCCCGTCTTCAACCTGAAGCGGCCCGATGCCCTCGCTCGAATGGCCGCCTTGCTCGCCAAGTACAAGGACCTGAGGGCGGATAACCAACCCTCCGGAGCCTCCAATGCTGACCTACCAAAGCGTTCGCAACCTGCCGCCCAATAGCCCAACTGTCTTCTACTGCGGCCGTCAGACCGGACGCTGGACGGCCTCGCCCCTCGGCAACCCCTGCTCTCGCCCCACCGAATACTGCCCTGTTTGCGGCCAGATCCACTATTTGACCGGAATGCGCAAGCTCAGCGACTCTCTGCCCTGTTACAAGCAGTGGCTCTGGTCTCGCTTCGTGCGATTCCAGCTGGTCGACCTCGTTCTCTCAATACCGGCCGATGCCATCCTGGGCTGCTGGTGTGCCGACCTCTCGCAATGCCACTGCTCGATCATCATCGTGGCCCGAAAATGGCTTGACGCCAATCCGACCTATCTCGGCGGCCCTCTATGTCCCAAACCAAGCTCTACACCACAACCGGCTACCTGACCAAGTGCAACGTGCATAACAAGCGAGGATTTGTTACCAAAGCCCTCGCAAAGAAATACGGCAAACGCCGCCGCAGTCAGAACGGCATCGACTTCTACGTCTACCGTTGCCCACACTGTCAACTGTTTCACATCGCCACTGACAGGACCTGAGGGTGGAGAACCCACCAACCCTCAGGAGTCCTGTTATGTCCGAATCCGAACGCAAAATGGTCTGTCGCCTTCGTGGCATCCCCTTTGTGCCCAAGTTCCGACAACCCACTATCAACAAGGAACGATCCGATGAGCATCCGACAACCCGGAGGGGTTCAATCCTTCTACAACCCTCCCGCAACCGATGCGACAGCGAAACAGCCGCCCGCGCCCGCCTACGCCACGAAGAATGACCAGCTCCTCGACCTGAGCCTCAAGGTTATGAAGCGGCTCTTCTTCGGTGGCAAATACCGGCCCACTTACAAGGAGATGGCCGAGATCAGCGTCGGCATCGCCTCGACTCTGCTCGAAGCCACCCAACCGACCATGCCAGGCATTCTGGTCGAACCTGACTATGTCGGCACACCAACCGAACCCTTCTAACCAACCTCGAGCCGTGACCCACAAGCTGCGGCTCTTTGTTTTCTGGTGCTAACATGAACGAATCAACAAACCCTTTCGATTCAGTGGACAACCACAGCATCGAAGAAATCGAACTCTTTCCAACACCTACCAACCCAAGTCAAGCCGGCCCAACCATCATCATTCGACCGGAACCAACAATGCTGGCTCCTGTCTATCGTCGTTTTGGAACCCACGAAACAGAGATAGCAACTCTGGAATGCGACATCCATCGTGGCCTCCGTATCGACATGAAGGACGTCTCGACCGAAGAGGCTCAACTCATCCTCAACTATGCCCTTCAGTGGGAAAAAGACGTCTACGAATAGCTTCCGGCAGGCGGCCTCGGTGGCCGGCGGGTAAGGCCCGGGAGCGGCCTGCGGCCGGGACCTGGGAGCGGAGAGGGAGAGAGGCCCAGATCTCTCCCCGATCTCCAACAGAATGGCTTGCCCGATGACAGGGGAAGCAGTCATGACTGTTCTCGAATGTTTGTTTTGGCTAGCCCTCGTCGCACTCTGCTACCCCTCAATCGTAGGGTTTGATCGCAGTACGGGACGATGGCAACTGGTGCTCCAGCCGTTGTGGCTGAGCAAGCTTCAGTCTTATTTCACAAGGGAGTCGAAAGATGGAGAACTTGGAAAGCAAGCCGGTGGAAGTCAGCAGCAAGCCTGCGGAAGTCAGCAGCAGCAGCAGCAGCAGCAGCCCGGTCAATGAGCCGCTCTGGAAGCGTGCCGTCCGCAACACCGGCGTTCGCTGGGGCGCAGGCGCGATTCTGGCCCTCGCGGCCTATTTCGGGACCAAGAACACCGACATCAGCAAGGTCACCGGACCCCCTGAAGTTCGGTCGCAGGCTGAGGTCGCAGGCAAGCCGCTCGGCGAGAAGGTCGCCTTCGAAGGCGTCATCAAGAGCGGCCGCAAGTTCCAGAAGGTTACGATGCTCAACAGCGAAGAGGACTTCCGCTCGCCCGACAACATCGCGATCAAGTGCGCTCCTGGCGTTGAGCCCTCCATGTACATCGGCAAGAAGGTGAAGGTCACCGGCCGCGTCATCGAGTATCAACGCACCGATCCGACCGACCCGAACAAGAAGATCCCCGTCAAGGAGATCGCGGTCGAGAAGATCGAGATCGTGAGCTAAGACAGCAACCCGAAGTTCCCTTGGAGGGACGGTCATCACCGTCGATGGCCGTCCCTTTTATTTGACCTATCGATCGATTCAAACTCTGAGAGATTATCATGACCACCGCAACCGCTCCGGCTTTCACCCGTCCGACCAACCGTATCTCTGGCAACAACCGTCTCGCAGCTTCCGGCGACAAGCTCTGGGTTAACAAGCGTTCGACTCTCGTTCTCACCGACCCCTCGGATGCCGAGTATCAGATCGGCGTCGTGGGTCGCACCGACTGGACCTGGTTCAAGGTCGGCGACTCCGGGATTCGCAACGTGCAATCCTCGCTGATCGTCCGCCGCCACGACGACCCCTCAGCCGAGTACAATGGGCACGGCACCGGTGCTTACCGGCTCTATCTGATCAACGGCGCATCGATCTCGGAGGACGATTACCAGGCGATTCTGGAGAACCGCTTGCCTCTCTTCGGCTTCGGCCTGATCAAGGTCGTCAAGGCGAATGGCGTTGAGCAGCGTGTGCTCGAGTTCGACAACGTCATGGGCAAATCGTCGATGTTCTTTGCCGAGGACGGCCCGAACGGTCGACCCGCCAACTTCCAGCAGCTCGTTGGCAATGTCCAGACCAGTCTCTTCCAGGAGCAGCGTTATCTCGACCAGCTCCAGAAGGACGGCAAACCGATCCCGGCCGGTCTGGCCCAACAGGCCAAGGGCGGCGTGCAGGAAGTCTCCCGAGGCACCCCGGCTCCGGCCCCCGCTCCTCGGCTGAATCCGGAAGCGGCTCCGCAGGCCGGAGGCGATGTCGAGCCGCAGCAGGACATCCCCTTCTGACCCGATCCCGATGCAGATTAACAAGCGATCCTTGTTGATCTGCATCGTTTTCTTTCCCTGGACCTGTGGAACCAAAGATGCCAACCCTCTACAAGAAAAAATACTTCCTCGGGCCGGGCCTTCCAGGCGCGATGCGAACCGAGCTGGCGAAATACAGCTCCCTCGCCCGGCCCAGTTCGGCCGAGAGGATCTTTGTGGGCTTCTCGACGGCCCCGGAAGGTCAGGTGCTGCTCAACCGCTACCAGCCCCTCGGCAAGCCGATCGTATGCTATCTGGCCGACTCCGACGCTCTGCGGGGCTATGGTCGCCCAGAGCTGGTCGGCTACCAGTGGCAACCTCTCCCGAAGCGAGCCGATGATTCCCCCTGGCCGGCTCCCTGGGATCGCTGTCAGGTTCTGGCTCCTCCAGCCACACCGAACTACCGAGACACCAAAAACCCCGGCGACTGGACCTGGCCCTTTTTGTCCCAGTACAACACTTGGGCTTCCTACGCCTGGTGCCGCGTCAGCGACCTGCGCCAACTCCCCTGGAAGTTGATTCGCGACCTGGTCGTCCAGTTCCAGTCCAAGCGCGAGCGCTGGCAGTACCAGGAATGCAACCTCTTCGAGAACTATGACCCCGAGACCGGAGAATCGGAGTATTCGGGAATCACCAGTCAGCCCACAGGTCCTCAGTTGCTGACCTCCTGTGCCGATCACGAGAGCTTCTACTGCCGCGTAAATGGCTGGCCTCTCCGGCTCATCCCCAAACCCTACCTGCGCTGGTTCGCCTGGAACCGAGAAGTCGACGGCGTCAAACTGCGTTACTCCGAAGAGAAAAACGAGCTGCTTGATCGGGTGAAAGAGTATCTCGAACAAGAAGATCTGATCGTCCGCCGCAACATCGAGCGACCCGAAGGCTGGGAGGAATATGAACCCGGCCTGTTCGACTGGGAATCCGACTGGCAGGACTTCTACCCCAGCGGCTACTGGTCCGGTCAGAATGTCGAGGTCTGGAACCCGGAAACCAAACAGCCCGAGCAGCAGGAAAAGTTCGTCCCCTGCGGCCGCTCCACGCGCTTCCAGGATCGCGGCAAGAACATGGAACTGGTGGCCCAACGATCCCGAATCGACTCCGATCCAACCCCTGAGGGCTGGCAGCTCGGGTTGACCGAAGACATGCGGCTACTCAACTGGATCAACGCCGAGGATGGTGTGTTGACCCCCTTCCTGCTCACCCCCTTCCAACCCTTCCCAAAGCCAGACAAAGACTGGAAAGCCTGGAAGCGAATCCTGTCCCACCTGACCTGGCTGGATGGAGCCGAAAGGAAATGGAACAAAAGGCTCCTAACCCTCAGCAGCGATCTTTTAATCGACCTGGATCCAGACGCTCCGATCAACCTCGATCGAACCGAAGATCTCCAACACCTCGATCTAATCGTTGCTGAACTCGATGGCAAAACACTAACCCGCCCAACCGCGATCGGCTCGAAGGAGTCGAGAAAGATCGTCCTGGAGCCGGCCTTCGAGGTGCTGGAGCACCGTAGCCACAAGGCCATTATCGTGGGCAAGCAGGACGCGATCGACTGGTTCGGACAGTGGGCCCCAGAGCTGGTCACCGCAGAGGGAAAAGATGGTCGCTTGGAACTCAAACGTCAGGCGGATCTGATTGTCGTGGAGCTGCGTCACCGAGTAAACGTTGTACGACAGCTGATCGAAGAATCAGCCGATCCTCTAAAAATCCAACCGCCGATCCAATCGAAACCCTCTGCCGACCAGCTCATAGCCCAGCTCGAAACCACCAGCGAACAAGATCTGGCCTGGATGTTTTTGATGCTCACCGCCAACGAGCTGCTCCGGCGTGCCGGCCGACTACAGCTGGGAGCCACCGAAATCATCGGCCAACAGCAGGATTATCGCAACCTGCTCGAAGCCGAAGCCGAATACAAGGGCCCTGCTCCAGATGAGGATGAGCTGGATGAGCCCGAAGACCAATTTGAAACCGAAGAAGAGGAGTTCGACATCGAAGACCACTTCGAGTCCGAACTCGAAACCCAAGAGGAACTGCTTTATGCCTCGTGCTAACTCGCAAGCGATTGTCTCTGCCGAACCGAAGCCGCCGGCCTTCAAGCTGATCACCCCGACTCCGGCGGCCCCGATCACCGTCAATGCGCAACCTCGCCCCTACGCTCAGCAGCGCAGTGCAACGACCCTCGCTGTCTGGCAAGCTCGTGTCCAGCGCTATCTCGACTCGGGGATGTCTGCTAATGCCTTCGCTCAACTCGAAGGCATTAACCCCGATACGCTCCGCAACTACCGGTCTTGCTATTTCTCCCACCTGAAACGAGCGATTCCGGTCTGTCCGAGCCTGACCCGACCGATCCACGAAGAGCTCGCCGGCCATCGTCCGGCCCCGGCCTTAGGTCCGCAGACGATGACGCTTACTGGCGGCAACCTGGATGTCGTGCTGCCCCAGAGCGCGACCGTGAAAGTTCACCAGGGCTAGAAAAGCTCTGGGATTCTCGAAGGGCTGAATAGGACTGAGCTTACGATTAACTCCTGGTCTGCTGCTCAGCCACCTATTCAGCCCTTGTTTCCACCTCGGCTTAGAATTTCCCCACACAACCGATCGAACCAACCCAACCGGAGACTGCGATGGCGAAGACCGGACCCACGTTCGACAATAGCTATTTGATCCACATCTCCTTCACGACCGCTGGCGGCCGCTTCCATGAGTCGCGAGTGCGTGAGGAGACGTTGTTCGAGCTGCTCCACGGCAACCTGAAAACGACCGCCGTCACCTTCCACAGCCCCAAGCCGAAGTGGCTGCACCCGAATGCGGCGAAGGCGGCCTGATCCCCCCACATCTGATCCCGAAAGGAAATGACGATGGCACATCTGCGCGATGCGACCGGCAAACCGATTCGCTCCGGTAATAGCGATGGCTTTCTGTCCTACTCGACCGAGGCCCAGACGCGAAACCGAGAGATGCGAGCCGGCAAGACCGAAAGAGATCGACTGGCCCGAGAAAAGCGGCTCAAGAACCGAGCTCGCCGAACACCACAGCAACAGCTGGCCGCCCTCGACTTCCGCCTCGGAGCCGGTTAGGGAGCCAGGAAAGAGCGAGCCCGACTCCAGAAGCTGATCGCGACCACGAAGGAGGCGGCATGAGCTGCTCGATTGATTTGAGAAATGCGGTCCGAAATGGGGCACTGTTGCTGGATGAGAAAGAACCGCTCTGGTTCCTTCGCATCAACCTGGAAACACTGAGGCTGACCGGCTGTTACGACTGCATCTTCGGACAACTTTTTGGGGCCTATACTCCCGGAGTTGTTCAACGAGAACTCGGAGTCGATGCTTCTGATTTCGGCTTCACAGTTCCTTGGAGCATTGATGATGCAGAAGAGATGGATCTAGCCTTCTTCGATCTCCAACGCTTCTGGATGATCGAGATCTTCAACCGCCGGCTCGCAGCGGCTCAACCGCCCGAGAGGCCGCCGGATGAGATCTAAGCTTTGTTAATCGGGGTAGCTCCCTGATTGACAGCATAGCGGTAGTTCAATTGGCAGAAGGGCTCTCTGACAGTGGTTCGACTCCACTGCTTTTCTGACAGCTATCAGAATCGTAAACGGCCTAAGGAGAGCCAGTGTCGGTTCGAATCCGACTCGCTATGTTTGGTTGCTAGTCCGCTCAAAACTAGCAATGGGTAAACCGTGAGTGCCCCGGCTATGACCCTGCTCTTTCTCATGTGGTAGCAGGTGATCGAATACCTCCACCAGTGACGCTATCCACTGTGCCGAACCACGGACGATCGCTGACCGTCGAGAAAGATTGACAACTGGGGTCCTGGAGAGCGCTTCTGTCCGGACAATCCCTGTCTCTCTGCGGTTCGAGTCCGTTTACGCTGTGGGTACAGCCAGAGACCAAGGCAGGAATTCTTAAAAGGAAGTGGGTAGGTTCAATTCCTACCAACCCCGCTCATCACAACACAAGGAGATCCGACGATGGCAAACTGCATCCTCGAAGCCGACTGGAAAACGATCAATCAGATTCTCCAGGGCCCGATCGCCGATCCCCGAGACGACCTCGATGAGGAAGAGGAACCAGCCGCCGAATGGGACCTGGGAGGGGAGGGCTGAGGCCCACAGAGCACAAGGACTCGAACAGCAACCTCTCCTTGAGGGCTCTCGGGCTAACCCCCGAAGCCTTCACCACAACGAATGAGTCCTGTTTGTCCAAGAAGAACACCCACAGCAACCTCACCATGACTGGTTTGTCTCCAAGTGTGTTCTGTTTATTCCAAGGAGCTGATCATGACCGATCTCGCTGTCTTCCAGGAAGCAATGCGTCGGATGAAGATTCGGGTCGATACTGAGAAAGTTCCTGTTGGTTACCTCAATCTTGAGGATCTGTCGGACGACAAGATTGCACAGATCTTCGAGAACAACGAAGAGGCGATCAAGGTCTACAAGAAAGACGAGTTCTACTTCCCGAGCTTCTACTTTCGACAGGACGGCCAATTCGATCATATGAGCTGCCACTAGGAGACAAGATGTCCGAGAAAACAACAATTGTCCTGGCTGCACTCGAAACGATCCAGGATCTAGTTTGCACAACGGCTGAACTAGATCCTGACAAGAAGCAACAGACGAAAGAGATCCTGGAGACAATCTACGACCATGCTTACCAAGCTGGTTACGACACCGGCTACGCTCGCTGCGAGAAAGATCAGCAGCGGCTGGCCTCGATCGGAGCTCCACTAATTTGAACACCAAGGACGCTCACAGCAATCATTGCCTTCGGGCAATAGCTTTGGGTGCTATCTAAGCGTCCTGTTTTGTCTCCCGAATTCGCTCAGCGCACTATCACAAGAATCACCGAGAACTCTCACAGCAATTTGTGCCGTCAGGCACTTCACTGTTAATGAAGCAAGAGTTCTGTTCTTTCGATCGCGAGAGTATCCAGTGAAGGGAAATGGCATACCTCCTGGCGAGTAGGTCGGATCGAGTCCGATATCGAAATCCAGGGCCTGTGAGTTCAAATCTCACCTGGATACCTGATGAAGATCACCAACAGCAATTATTTCTGAAGGAACCGAGGGTCGAAAGTTCAAATCCTTCCGGTCCCACCTCATGGGACTGTAGCTCAGCCTGGTAGAGCATCGGTAGAAACAATGGTGGTCTGTTTGTTTTGCTAACCAAATACTGAAGGACACTCGCGCAGCCAGCAGTTATCTCTTGCCTAATCGCAAGAGAACCACGCTAAGGTTCTCAACGTGTCCTGTTTAATAGCTCGATCGCTAACAGCCGAATCATCAAAATCTTGAGGGTGCGACTCCCTCTACCTCCTCTGTGGGGGTAGCCGATAGGGCGGATAAGAACAGCGATCGGAAAACCGACCAACCAACCCCGGAGGCAGCATGGGTCTCACCGCAAAGAAAGCTCGATCCCTGAAGCGAAAGACAGAGAAAGCCAAGGCGAAGGCCGCCAAGCGAGCCCTCTACGCCTCCTACGCCGGCCAGGGCCGTCGCTCGACCAAGACCGCCGCCTCGGGCCGCACGCCCCAGCGAGGCAATCATGTGATGGCTGACTGCGGCAACGTCGGCTGCGAGGCCTGCTACCCGCAGTACCGAGCCTTCCGCCAGAACGAACCGAACCCGACCCGCTGGCCCCGATCGGCGGCGACCGCCCTTCGTCGACCTTCGGCAGCGTAACAAGAAGATCGTTGACAGCATCCTATAAGGCATTCCAAGCCGCAAACGAAGGTTCGAATCCTTCCGAGCTCACCAAGAGCTCGTCGTCTAGTGGTCCAGGACAGCGTAAATAACGATCTGACAAACCAACAAGAACGCTCGCGGAGCCAGCAGTCAATCTTGCTGCATAAGCAAGAGCTTTTTAAGCTCCTCAAGCGTTCTGCTCAAACACCACGAACCCACGCAGCAAACTAAAACCACACCTCCTATGTGATTTCGGGTTCTGTTCTGTCATCAACACAAAGACGCCAGTCGGTAGTCCTCGGGACCATCGTCCGGCGTCTTTGCTTTTCTAATGAGGGAGATCAGCATGTGTATCAGAGAAGAGCTGTCGATACAGCCCAGCTACAACGAGCAGGGCGTCTCGGTCCAATACAAGATCGTCAGTTGCGAATCGAACCGCAATCCCTTCGGGTACGAGAGTACATTCTACTTACCTGGAGAAGTTGTAAGTTCGAACCGAGAAAAAGAACTTGATTTATTCATTTATTGGCACGGAAAAGACTGCCGCGAATATCGAGAGAGTACAAACGATTTCGGCCTGCACACCTTCCACAATCGCCACAAGGCCGAAGCCTACAAACAGAAGACCATGAGCGACTGGCCCCGTCGCTACGACCTCAAACTCATTCGCGTCCTCTGCCGTCGCCAGGACCATGTCTGCTCCGGCTCTTTCTCTGACACCGGAGACGCCAACAGCGTCTGGGATCGGGTCTATGTGCCAACCGATTGCGAAGACCTCGATTCGACCAACAATAAAATTCCGGAGGCCGCCGCATGTGCATAATACGAGACGATTCGATCCAGCCGACCTATGAGAACGGTGTCTCAGTTCAATACAAGGTTGTGGAAGCAGATGACAACGGCAGCCCACTGACATTGGTCAACGCTCTCCTGTATAAGCCAGGCACCAAGGTTGAATCAGGTCGGGAAAAATGGGTATCTGCTTACCCAAAAAAGCCAAACGACATCGGCATCCACACCTTTCACAATCTTCGGGACGCCAAATCTTGCAGTTACGAGATCAACATTCGACGTCCAATCGGCAGCGTCTTACTGCCCCGAACCAAGGTCATTCGTGTTCTGTGTCGTGAACGAGATCATATCTGTTCGGGTGTCTTCTCAGACGACCACACTCCTAACAGTGTGTGGGAGCGTGTCGAAGTGCCGACTGATTGTGACCTTTTGGAACCAGAGGAGGCGCTTGCATGTGTCTGATCGTCAAGAAATGGGTCGCCGACCAGATCGAACTGGAATTCGATGTCCAGGGCAACTGCGAACAGTACAAGGTTGTGTCGGCAAGTCGAGGCTCCTTCTTTATCTGGTCTCATCTGAACCCTCTCCATTATAGGCCGGCCAGCGAGGTCTACGCCGGCTACTGTCCTGAAACACGACGCGCAGATAATGACCTAATCTCCCACGGCATCCACACCTTTGCGAAACTGTCCGACGCCGTTGCTTTCATGAAGGAAGTGCCCGCCTCCGGTGCCAGATTGATTCGGGTGATTTGTAATCGCAGCGATTTATTGGCTTCAGGAATCTGGAACATACCCAACCCAAGATTGCAAGGGATCCAGAATCATTGCTGGCAGAAGGTCTATGTCCCTCTCGAGTGTGATGTCGAACTCTGCCCTCTCGCCCTCAAACATTAATCAACCCGACCCACAAACCAAGAACCTCAAGGAGTTCTGAAATGAAGAACCAAACCAAAGTCTACGTCAACTCAGCCGCCACCGGCCGATCCACGACTGCCAAGGCTGACAGCCGCCGCAGCCTGCTCACCGAGGCCCTGCTGCGCACCGAGGCTGAACAGCAGCTCGGGGCTCGCACCTGGAACGGAGCCATCAGTTATGCCTCGACCGGTGTCGCCGGCGAGGGAGCGAGCCTGCTGGACTATTTCGCCAAGGCCGGCACCTACGGCAATCGGCCGCAGTCGACGGTCAACGCCGACATGCTCAAGATCTTCTCCGAGAACACCGAGCTGGCGACCCGGCTGATCTTCGCTACCCGGCTGATCACCCGCACACCCAAGGGCGAGCTCGAAGGCAAGATCACCGACGCCCAGACCGGCATGGGCCGCAAGGACGAGTTCGGCAAGGCCTTCACCTGGCTGTATCGCAACCTGCCCTCGGTGGCCCGCAAGAATCTGAAGCTGATCCCGGTCTTTGGGAGCTGGAAAGACCTGGTCAACGAGCCGCTGCTCTCCAGCCTGCCCCGACACGATGTCTACCAACTGGTGGCCCTGCATGGCCTCGAGGACGGTCTCTTCTGGAAGTATGCCCCAACGATCCGGACCAAGACCCGGAGCGAAAGGGATCGCAAGCGAGTCGAATGGGCCCGAGGGCTGTGTCGACATCTGGGGATTTCTGAAAAAGAATATCGCCAGAAGAAATCGGCCTTCGGAGCGAATTTGTGGCAGAAGCAGATGTCCCGACAGGAGTGGCACGACATCGACTTCAACCAGATCCCCGGCAAGGCCCTGCTGAATGCCATGCGGCACAAGGGCAAGAAGGATCGAAGGAACTGGATCCAGCGCCACAACCTGGCCGAGGCTTACACCAAGTTCATCCTGAGCAAACCGGTCGCGAAGTTTACCGGCTATCCCTACGAGTTGTTGAAAGCAGCTCGGTCGGCGACCTCGATGATGGAGCAGCTGACCTATGATCGTCAGTGGGAGGGCTTGCTCGAGCCGATGCGGAATCACCAGCTCGGTAATGTCCTGCCGGCCCTCGACACCAGCGGGTCGATGGGCTCCAGCGTCAACTACAGTCTGAAGAACGCTCCGAGCGCCCTCGATGTCTGTCTCAGCCTCGGCCTGGCCTTTGCGCAGATGAACACCGGGGCCTTTAAGGACACCGTCGCCATGTTCGACAACACCTCGGAGCTGAAGGTGCTCAGCGGCACTTTCAGCCAGAGAGTGCGGCAGATCCCCAGCAATGCGATGGGGGGCACCAACTTCCAGTCGCTGATCGATCTGCTGGTCCGGACCCGGCTGTCGCGACCCGACATCCCGGTCTCGGAGTACCCCAACACTCTGCTGGTCGTCAGTGACATGCAGTTCAATCCAAGCGGCTCCCAGATCTATGACTTCCACACCGGTCGCTACCAGAGCCGAGAAGCCACCAACTACGAAGCCATGATGGCGAAGCTGGCAACAGTGGGTCTTGCGAAGATGCGAGTGATCTGGTGGCAGGTCAATGGGGCGGCGAAGGATTTCCCGACCACGATGTCTGAGCCGGGTCAGTACCTGATCTCGGGCTTCGATCCGATCATGCTTAAGGCTCTGTTCGGTCTGGGTCAACAAACCAAGGTGGACGGCGTCCACAGCACCGAACCGGCAACCGTCGTCAACAATGTCGCCGAGTCGGCCAAACCGGAGAACCCTCTCCAGGGCCTCCTGAATGTCCTCCAGCAGCCGATCTTCGATCTGATTGAGATCTAACCCCAGCGGCGGCGACAGCCCTCCAGAAGCGATTCTGGAGGCTTGCCGTCGATCCTCTAACCACGACAAGGGAGATCGCTATGTGTCTTATAATTGATGAAACCCTCACAGCCAAATTCGACCGACATCAGAAGCTGACGGCCTGGAAGATTGTCCAGAAAAATGGTCGCAAGTATTCCTCATACTGCCAGGATACTCCATTTCCTAGTAAAGGGGTGTTGGTCAGTAATCGAGAAGTTCAATCTCCTACGGACGATGTAGAAGATTATCAAAATGAGATCCATCGCGGCATCCATGTTTATTTGAACAGAAAAGATGCAGAAGACCGAAGCTGCTCTGATTTTACACGACTCGCTGAAGTTCGCTGTCGCAAGAAGGATCTGGTCGCCTTCGGTTACCACGAAGACGATGATGATAAGACTGTCCCGCAGGCCGTCTTCATGCAAGTCGAAGTCATCAAGATCCATCCTAAACCGAGAGCCAGGAGGACAGAACAATGTGTCTTTTGAGAAATCCGAACGTCCAGCCGGCCTTCGACGCCGAGGGCTGGGTCACTGCCTGGAAGGTGGTCTGGTGGCGAAAGCTGGGTGATATTGAGGAAGCGCAGAGTTATCACCAACCGACCCCCTTCCCGATCTCTGGTCGCTTCGTCAGTAACCGAACCACGGAAGACGACATCGAAGAGGAAAGGGCTGCCGACAACAAGGTTTATCGGGGCATCCACGTTTTTCTCGACCGAAAAGATGCGGATAACGGCAGCCGTAATTCCAGCACTCGCGTCGTCGAAGTTCGCTGTCACCGTAATCATCTGGTCGCTGCTGGCTTTCACAGTTCGATATGGGACATCCCCGAAATCGAACAGGCGGTCTTTACCGAAGTCACCGTCGTCAAGATCCATCACCCGGAGGAGGCCGCCGCATGTGCATGACCATCGACCCCCACAAGACCCTCGAGTTCGACGCCGAGGGCAAGAGGAAGTTCTACAAGATCGTCAACTATGCCGACCTGGCCTCTCCTTATCAGGGGATGCGCTACCTGCTCGGCGGGGTTGCCAAATCCAATCGCACCAGCACTGAGCTGACTGCTGAAGAACAGTATCGGAATCGAATCGATCTTGGTATCCACGTCTTCGATGATCTCGATGAAGCGATCGAGAAGGCACGAGAGAAAGCCAACCCGATCTTCGAGGGTGAGGAGCGGTTGGATGAGGATGCAAACACCGTCCTCGAGGTCATCGGACGGCGAGAGCATCTCGTGGCGACCGGGCAGTGGACTGACTACGGAGTTGACAACTCGGTCTTCACCGAAGTTGAGGTTCCGGATCAAACATTGATCCCTTACTTCAATGTGCTCAGCGACGACGAAGAGGATGATGACGACTTCGATGATGACGATCTCGACGAAGAAGATGATGACTTCTACGACGATGACTTCTATGACGAGGACGACTTCGATGATGAAGATGAAGAGGAGGAGGAGGAAGACGAAGCATGTGTCTTGCCATAAAAGCGGGTATTGAGATCGCGTTCGATGACGAGGGCTGGGGCACCTTTTACAAGTCGATGGGGGCCGACTGGGTTTCGACCTACAAGGGCTTCCGTTATCGCCCCGGCCAGACCTATCACTCCAACCGCCCCTCGAAAGAATTGACTCCCGAAGAAGCTGAAAGACAGGTCATCCTACAGGGCGTTCATGTCTTTCTGAAAGAAAACGACGCCCACAATGATGCCCTCGACAATAGCATTGACGACCAGAAAGACTACCTGGTGATCGAAGTTCGAGCTCATCGGGATGATCTGATCGGCATCGGCTCTTTTTGTGGCAACCACTCGGCCGCCTTCATGAAGGTCGAGATCTCCGAAGATTGTGTTCTGCGCACCATCTATTACGAGGAAGACAATTATGACGACGATGACTGAGACCCCAACGATCGTCTGGTCGGATGAGATGATCACCGAGCTCAAGCCGAACCAGATATTTGTATTCGGATCAAACGACTCCGGATTTCATGGAGCTGGGGCCGCCGGCATGGCGATGCGTGGCGACCCGAGCAACTCCTGGCGCTCCGACAGCAAGTTTCGCCAGGCGATGTACTCGCCGGACCACCAGGGGAAGGTCGGCAAGTGGGCCGTCTTCGGGGTCGGCCGGGGTCTGCAACACGGCACCGAGGGCCGCTCCTGGGCCGTTGCCACTATCAAGCGCCCCGGAGAGCTCCGGTCGGTCTCTCTCAAAGACATCTATTATCAGCTGATCCCGATCTGGGATTATGCCAAGGTCCACCCCGAGGATGAGCTGCTGATGACTCCTCTGGGCGAGGGCTACGCCGGCTATTCGGCTGCCGACATGAAGAAGGTCTGGGACTTCCTGGTCTTGGAGCATGGGCTGCCGAGCAACATTCGATTTGTGGGTCGCCCGAGGACAGACAGTTGAAAGCCCCGACCGAATTCCAGCATCGCGCCGAAAAGATCGGGCGTGTGCTCTGGGACCCAGCTCGACAGCGAGGCCTGGGTCCCGATGTCGTCCGTTTGAAAATCCTCTCGCAGAACCGGGAGGCCACCTTCAGCAAGTCGGCTGTCCGGCCTCTGCTGAGCCCCATCACCAAGGAGCAACCATGAGCGAGCTCAAATCGCTTGAAGAATATGAGCGCGAGTCGAACGAGCAATACGAGAAAGATCGACAGGCCAGCATCGAGCGCATGAGGGCCAACTATCCAATCATCAAGGTCCTCAAAGAAGCCGGCTATGACGTCTGGTGCAACTCCGACCCGACCTGGTGCAACATTCACCTCGGTCAGCTCCCCGATCGTGATCAGCCCGAGGCGCGTCGGCAGTTTTATCAGAAGCTCAGCCGGATCAAGCACCTCATCGGCATCCCTCTCGAACTTCGGAGCAAATACGCCTGTTATCTGGGTTGGGAGGAGAAAGGGGCCGAGGTCCGGCTGGTCCCCAAGGGCTACCGAGGGATCGAGATCGTCTACAAGATGAAGCTGGAGCCTGATGGCCCCTGTCAAGTGAAGGAAGTACAAACCACCAACCACGTCCTGGTGTGTAGAACATGATCGGTACTCCGGTGACCGCCGGGGAGCCGAGGCTGACCTCGATGAACCCCTGGCTGTCACTGCGGCTCGCGAGATCGGGCAAATGTCTCTGGGGCGAAGTCGAGACCAAGTTCAACAAGGTTCCCTTCTTCCTGTTCAAGGACAAGCAGTCAACCACCAGTCCGGATGGTGAGGTCCTGGAGACCTGGACCCTAACGATGTCCGGGCAGCCGATCGCCACGATGGAGCTGACCGAGGATGGCGAGGGCTTCTGCGGCTACTTCGGTCTGAAGGCCCTCACCATCCTGCGGACCGGCACCTCGCGCAGCGGCATCGCTGAATACACCCTCTACGACTCGATGCTGCCCTACGATTGCCTGAAACGATTGCAACCCAAACAACCCAAGGAGCCGACCGATGCTGACTCTCTTCGAGCCACCGAGCGCCCTGGCGGTGCCGCGACTCTGGCAGGCTAACGACCTCGAGCCGGTCCCGGATGGCGGCGGCCACCTGCCCCTGAAACGCCGCCGCGAGATCGAGGCCGCTTTTACGCTCTGCTTCCCTCAGTACGACGAGCTGTTGCTTGAGGTCATCAACGACACGGTGGAGGTCACCGGAGTCATCGTCAACCCGATCACCGAAGAACTCGAGGCCCACCAACTTCTAGGAGTGATGAAGATATGATCTGCTCAGCAACCAAGTTCTATGCCTTCCCCTGCGGCTTCAGCTTCACGAGCCCGGAGCCCCTCGACTTCCTCGAGGATGCTGATTACCAGAAGCTCTGCGACCTGGCGATGGAGGAGCTTCGGAAGCGGATCGCCTCGGGGGAGCGGCTGGAATTCGAGATCGAGGAGGACTTCGAGATCGACCGGGAGTTCGGGGAAGACGATCCCCTCGACCCGAAGGAGCTGAAGGAGTTGATCGACGAGGAAGACGATGAGTTCTGACTGTCACATTTGCAAAGGAAGAGGGAGTTATTGGGACCACTCCCTCCCCGGAATTGATGTGCTACTATGCTGTCCCTACCACTGCATTCCACAACTCGAAAGGAAAAAGATGGGAACCAAGGTGACGGTGAATTTGAAGAGCGATCCGCCAGATTTCGTGATGACGGAAGCGGGCTTTTGTCAGGTCGGTATCCTGACCAAGGTCGATGCCCAGCATCATGCCGGCATCGCGACCGGCGACCCCTTCATTAAGAACCTCAGCAACGTGATCTTCCCCTCGAAGGGACTTCACACCAGCAACTACGCTGGCCTCCGCTGGCGACCCCTGATGAAGGGCGAGCAGCTGATCTTCGAAGGTCAGTAAGGTAAACAGAAAGGGCCGCCTGTCGATAAACAGGCGGCCCTTGGAGGATTGTTCTAGCTTCGCAAACGTTTCAAAACATTGACCAGGTAGGGGTCTCGTAGGTTTTCGGAGTCCGAGAACTCCACGACCCCGACCCCCTCGAGATCCTCGAGTCGGTCAATGACTCTTTCAAGATCAGTATAAGACCTCTGACCCGGCAAATCGCTCTGAAAAGGGTCGCCGGAGATAATAATCCGGCTGTCCTTCGCCATTCGAGAGATGAACATTTCGAGTTGTGCGAAGGTGGCATTCTGAGCCTCATCGAGAACAGCGACCGCCGAGTCGAAGTTCAGTCCCCGCATCAGCGCCAGGGGCACCGGCTCAATAAGGCCGAGGGGAATGTTATAGGCCAACTTCTTGGTGGCTTGTTGAACGGGGACCAAAAACGGGCCGATCTTGTCATCGACCTCGCCGGGCAGAAAGCCCAGCTCCTCGCCGGCCTCGACCAGGGGTCGAGTGACGTGGATCGTCTTTATCCGGCCAGCCTTGGCCTCACCGAGCGCCAGGGCCAGAGCCAGAAAGGTCTTGCCCGTACCAGCGCCACCGAGCAAGAAGAGGATGCGGCAACCATCCTCCCAGAGCTTACAGGCTTTCTTCTGGCTTCTATTGGCCGGAGAGAAGCTGTAAACCATCGGTCGGCGGTTGTCGGGAGCAGAGGTCGGAACGAGAGGAGCGGCCTTTTGGCGAGCTTTCGGCATGATCGAAAAACAGAGACAGAGACAGAAAGGAGGTCCGCGATGGACCCATGTGGAGGTTTGTTGTTCGCCTTGCTGCTATTGTTCAATTTGTTCAGTACAGACGACAGCGGCGGCGAGCAGCCCTATTACGAGTAGGCTAACCGATTCTGAGCAGGAGCGCCAGAGCTATTCAAATTCTGGAGGCACACAGTTGGTAAGATCTCTTAAAGGGCCGAACCCTCGATGCTTCCTCCAGTTGCAATTGCGACAGAGAACCTGAAATCCAGGTGGATAGTTGTTGTTCTTGAGCCAACGATGGAAGTTGCCTGGGTTACCGATCACCTCTCTCCTCTGCTTGGCTCCATCGTTATTGATGTGATCTAAGTCGAGGACGATAGGGTCGTTACAAGGACACCAGACACACTGATACCCACCGTAGGCTGCATACGCAGCATCCTTCAGCTCTTTCTTGTACTGGCGATGCTTAGCTTTACATCCTTTGCAAGATTTGAAACCAGGAACAACAGGCTCGTGTTTACAAGTATTGCAGTAGCCAGGTCTCAACCGCTTCAGCCGAGCTAATCATTTGAGTTCTTTACAAGCATTGCAATTTGAATGCTCAGGAACTTCTTTAGGTTGCTTACAGCGAAAGCAGATAGTGGCATACTTTTCTCGGCGACGAGCCCAACTTTGTCTGGACTTTTCGGCACAGGCTTCACAAAAAGCTTTTCCTTCCATAGCAGGGAGCTTAGTACAACCAGCACAGAAACCAGCAGAACGAAGAGCGTTGTATTTAACTTTGTAGGATTTAGGATCGTACTTCGACATCAGAACCAAATAGTGTCCGTATTGTTTGCTTCGGGATTTTCAGGGAGCCAGAGATCGCGTTTGGGATTTGACTTCAGCAAACCGAGAAGTGCCATGCCGATCGTTACGACACGATCGTCATGAGTACCAGGAGGATTCGTTATACGATACCCTCCACCCGTCGCCTGCTCTTTTATAGAGACCTCGGTGAACTCATCGACCAGGGTATGGATCTTGCCATCGAAAAGGACGTCGCCGATACCGGGCGGCCAGACGATTCTCTGATCGACGACATAGTTCCGTAAGGTCTGAGCCAGCTCAAAGTTAGTTTTGCCACCTCGGTAGGTGAAAACTTCGACTGGCATTAATCTGGAGTAGCGTTGTATAGTTCCCTCTAATTGATATTGATCAAAGGTCATGAGCGCAATGTTGAAATCTTTTCGCACTTCATCCAACCAGGCCTCGACGTCCGCAATCGGAACATGCTTGGTCTTCTTGCCCTGGAGGACATCAAGGCGATCTATAATGATTCGTTCTCCACCCGGCCCGTCGCAGGGCTCTCGGTGCATGAGAACCATTGCGGTACGGTCTCGAGAAGGGCCATAGTCTACCGCCCCGAAGTATTGGTACTCAGGCTTTCCGAACTTTCGCGGCCGAAGGTTTAACTCGGCCCCCAAATCCTCGCAGGCTTGGGCTTCTGCACGAGACACCCAACCACACGACTCGCTTGGGTCCAACCATGCGTTGTCATACACTCGGCGGGCCATCTGAGGCAGTAAGTCCTTACGCCGCTCGGCGATAGCTTCTTTTGACATCCAGGAAGCGAGATGAGTGAAAGTAGGGACTTCGTACACGAACCAGTTGGGAGAAGTCTTTGCTCGTTTAACGATCGAGTGCTGCCAACTCCCTAAAATTCCAGCGTTTGTAATGACGAGCAGCACTGAGGAGCGTCTTTTCTCGAGACCGCTATTGATCACATCCCAGAGGTCTCTCTTGGCCCAGTGCGTCAGCTCATCGAGCACCACAAGATCCGGCCGCTGACCGAAGCTGCTGGCCGCATCGGAGCTCACCACTGTCAGCTTGCTGCCCGAGGTTCCGGTGACGTGATAGCTGCGGAAGTTGAGCCGCTTCGCCAGCCAGGGGTTGAGCTGAGCTTCCTTCTGCATCGCCTCGAGCAGCAGCCCGGCCTGATCCTTGTCGGCCGCTGCCGCATACATCACGAGCGGTCTCTTGCTGTAGGCCAGGACCCAGTTGAGATCCTCGGCCAACATGGTGGTCTTCGAATGACCACGAGGCATGGTGAACCAGTAGTTCCTCGGGCCGAGGTATTTGCCCTTGTTGATCTCGCCAACGACCGGGACGAAATCGGGGGCCCATTTGATGCCGCAGACGTTCTCGATCGCGGTGCAGTATTTCTGACGCAGCGACCACTGCCAGGGGTCGGCCACGTCCCGGAAGAGCCGGGGCTGAGGGTCGACGTCGATGACGAGCTGGTTCAGATAGGGGAGCAACCCGGTGCTGGCGATCTGGTCCACGACCTTGTGCCGCTTCTCGATTTTCGAGATCAGGTCAGCGCGCAGAAGGTCTTCTTGTTCGTAGGGAGAGAGGAGAGTTGAGGGCATGAAAAAAGTGAAAGAAGTTCGACTGGTGAAATATCGGAAAGAAAAGCCACCAGAATGTATGGGTATCGATGGCTGGTGGATCAACGATTGGTTCGGGAAGAGAGTAGCCTGGGTCAAAGATGAGAAGTGGGCTGATCATCTTCTGGAACAAATGCATCTAGCAGAAAAGGACGTGAAGCTCTACGAGGTTATCGCTGAAGAGAAGCTGGTCAATCTGAACACCTATCTTATCGAAGCAACCGGAGAGCCAGAAGCTCTCTATGCTCAACGATTAGAGCTAACAGACCCGAAACAATCAAAGGTTCGATCCAGAACGGTGCTCCCTCTTGCAGTCGAGGAACAATGACGATCTATGGACTGGTAGCAGCCGGCCACTACATCGGAATGGATGGACATAATCAAATGTCCTCCAAGAAGATGTTCAAATCAAGAGCAGCTGCTGAGGCTTATAAAGAGGACTTCAAAAAACGTTGTATCGGGACCGGATCGGATCTCAATGATATGGACCCGGAAGCTCCGATCAACATTCGGGTAATTGAGTTTGAACTGGAGGACTGAAAGATGTGGACAGCTAACCTGTCTAGGATGCAGGTTGAGAACTGTTATTTCGGAAAGGTATCTGATCGGCCTCGATGGCTTATCTCGATCAACGACTCTGGGTATGAAGCTGCAAAGATCCTCGACCCTTTCTTTGAACAAACACTGGTATTGTTCTTTGATGATGTGACTTCGTTAATAAATCTGCCGCCTCAGTTCAAGAGAATGAACCAGAAAGACCTCAACCAATTGGTTGATTTTATCATCAAAGCCAAACAGGCCCAGGTCGATCTCTTCGTTCATTGTCATGCTGGAGTCTGTCGCTCAGGAGCAGTGGTAGAAGTCCTGAAAGAACACGGCTGGGAAGTTCTCGACCGACTTTCCGGAGAACGCTTCCCCAATCATTTTGTGTACGACAGGCTCAAAGAGGCTTTGGAGAACTAGCTATGTGTCTCGAATCAGTGCGGTCAGAGCCGATCAACAAGTTTGACGAGCAGGGCAAGACGATCTGCTATAAGGGCGCGAAGAAGCCGAGTGCTGTCTATGACAGTCTAGGGTATTATCGAACACCCTACAACTACACCAAGATCGAACCGAATCAGATGTTAGAATCCAATCGAACGTCGAAGGAACTCGACACTTACGAACTCGCTACCGATGCTGTCGAGATTGGCATTCATGTCTTTGATGATCTGCCGGCTGCTCAGCTCTGGTTAACCGAGAGAGAAAATCCAGAAAGCTACACCATCTTCCGGTGTGAATGCGACCGGGAAGACTTCGTCGCTGCCGGGAAGTTTTGGATCTCTAACCGCTACCCTATGTCAAGCTCTGTCTGAATGAAGGTCAAGATCCTGGATGAAGTTCTTCAACCCTCGGAGGAAAGCAAACAATGTGCCTGAGCCGACCGACCGCCGCGTGCCCCTTCGAGTTCGATGAGAATGACAAGGTAGTGTTGTACAAGGGGCTGAGGAAACGCTATCCTGCGCACACGACGTCGCCCCACCTCCTCGACCAATTCGAGACTCCCTATCAATCTGTCCCCACCGACATCGGCCAGTTGCTGGTGTCTGATCGAACCACCACCGAGCTGAACCAGGACGAGAAAGAGCTCGGGGTCGACATCGGCATCCATGTCTTTAACAGCCTGGAAGATGCCGAGGCCTGGCGTCGAACTCGATCCTGGCAGGACTATTACACCATCGTCCGCTGCGAGTGCCACCGGGCGGATTTTGTTGCGGTCGGCAGCTTCGGACCGATGACGATCGGAGGCGACCTATTAAACTCCTCAGTGTGGATAAAGGTGAAGATCGTGAGCGAGGTTCCGAAGGAGGAGCTCGAAAAGATATGACCCTCGAAGATCTGATTCGACGACTGGAACGCTACCCTCGAGATCAACGAGCCGAACAAACTCTGAGCTGGCCCTTTGGACATCCCGATCGGCCCGGAGAGATCGTGTTTGAAATTAGCAATGGGGGCTGGAACATTAGTCTACAGCTCGCCATCGTTCGAAATGCTCTCCACCCTAAGATGGCTTATCATTCTGCCGAAGGGCTTAGCTATCAAGCCCATCTATTCACACCGATTTGGGTTACCAAGCTTCCGTCACTAGCCCATGAACCCGAGCGGCTGACTCCGGAGTTGTTGATCTCCATCATAGGAGAACGAAAGGAAGAATGAAAGCAGTTCTCAAAAAGGTTGACCAGCCGGCCGAGATCGTGGACGTCGACCTGACCTATCAATTCAAATCGGATTTCGTCGGCGGCTGGTTGGAGTTCATCCCCCTCGCGGAGGGAATCGACCTGGTCGCCAATGAGGAGGCGATGTTCTGCGGGGCAGAAGGCGGCCCCTTGCCCCAGAATGCTTGTGGCATCCTCGGCAACTTTCTGATCATTGGTTCGGATACCGAGGGCGAACCGAGGGATCTGACCGACACCGAGCTTGTGAAAGCCATCGACTACATCAAACGATTCGAGCACGAGCAACACCCCAGTCGGACAGGAGGAGCCATCGTCGGCTTCTTCGGCGGCACCCAGGCCGAGGTCGATGCCAGGCTGAAAGAGATCTGGGACGAGAGGGAGAGGAGGTGGGAGGGAAGATGAAGGTTCTTATAAGCACTACCGACTATGAACTGACCATTGAGAAGTCTCATAGCCGCTACAGAAATGATGAGGATGATGAGAAGATGACTTTTGACCTCGAAGAGGCTGAAAGCCTTCTGGCTCAGCTACTCGTGCAAGTTCCTAACTTTCGAAAGAAAGCGATCGCCAGGGCTGAGAAAGAAGTTCACGAGGCCCATCAGAAACTCGAACGATTGAAGGGCTGGAACACCGTTGCTAAAGCCCAAAGCTAAATTGGGCTTCATCGGCTGGCTCCGCTGGGGCGGCCGAGGGCCCTGGTCCATCGCTGTCGAGGCCGAGACCTGCTCGCTGTGCTGGCAGGTTCTCAACTCGGTTATTAGAGCCCCAGGCGAGCTGTTGGAACTAACGGTCTACCCGAGCGGCGAACAGCCCTCGGATCGGCCACTCGCAATCAAAGGAGCGTTATGATCGAATACGAGCAAAACTTTCGAGGCCGACGATTGAAGGTGCTGCACCTCGACAGCCGCTACAAGTGGCCGAAGGAGACCTGGCAGCACATGGTCGGCGAGCAGATCCCGCCGGTCTTCCATCGCGATGGCTTCTACTTCGATCGCCATCTTCAGAGGACGTGGATCGAGGTCGGCGGCGAAGCCTTTCGATACTCCGACCCTGAGTTCTTCCGACTCGAGCTGGAGTTGTCGGACGGCAACAATCGAATCCATCCGAAACTGTTCGAGGCGATCGGCACGGTGCTGGCCTATGGGCATCGAGATCCGAAGCTCCAGAAGATCTGGATGATCGAAGACTATCATCGCCAGCTCCGGAAGGGTCGGATCCCGGTCCACAAGCGGTTCTATACCTTCTGTCGCGATCACAAGCTCGGCAGGTTCAAGGACAAAATATGCCAAACCACAACCAGTTGAATAAACAACAACCGATCTGGGAATCATCGGAGTTTCAATCGCTTGAGAAAGATGTCGTCGAGATCTACCATCAAGGTATCGAACTGATTCGACACATCACTGACTCTTATCCGCTACCGCCTGGTTATGTCTGGATGCTGAACGCAGCAAACAAGATTCGACCTTACTACAACGGTCCTACTGGCGATGATTGAATGAACAAAGCCACCTCAAATGAGGTGGCTTTTCTTTTTCTTCTCTCAATGGAACAGAGCGGCTCCGACACCGAGGCCGATCAGCAGAAAGACCCCGGCGATGATCAAGCCGATACAGCCGAGTTCAAGAGCGATAAACTTCCAGGCATCTTGCATATCAATCTCCAAAGCCAGAGAAGGAGTTGCTGAGGGAATCGCCGAGCATCCCTCCAGCCAGGTCACCACCCAGCAGACCTCCCAAAAGGCCGTTGCCGAGCACCATGCCGAGCATGACCGAAGTCATGAAGTCGAAATCGTTGTCGTAGCGAATGGTCTCGTGTTTGGTCTCGCAGTAATGGTCGGCGACCACCTGCTTCTTACAATGCTTGCACTCTTTCATTGGGTCTTCCTCTTTGCTAGTTCAGTTAGGGTCTCTGATTGTCGATAACATCGTTCTGCCAGATCCAGGTTGATCTCTCGGCAGATCCGAATCTCTTCTCGCAACTCAACAATCGTCATCACCAGATCCATCTTTTCTAAGATAACATCCTTGATAGAGAGCTCTTTTGGTTTGACCCTTGCTCTTTTGTCTCTATAAGGATCTGGACCCCAAGGACTGTCGTGAGTTCTGAACTGAAGAGAACCGCAAAGGAACTTTTTGAAGTCTTCAGAAACAGGAAAGCTCTTGCTGTACATCTCTAATATCATCTCGATATGTTGAGCACAGGCCTCTCGCTCTTCCTGCTGGATCGCGATGATCGTCTCTTCTGTAACACCAGGATAGCTGGTTGTCGAATCGTTGGTGGGCCAGCTGCGGTTCATCCTTCGAGGACCTCCTGGATCGTCTCGATCGCCTCGCGTTCGATTTCTTCAGCGATCTCGTCATCACAGCGATCGAGGGCCAGCACACCTTTACGCTCCTTGAGGGCCTCTCGCAGCTTCCGCCAGATTTTAGCGGCGATTGCTCTGTTATAGTCCATCGTCGGATCCTCTGGGCCTTCTTCTCGGTAATGCAGGAAAGTGACCACCCCTCGGGAGATCACCTTCTGGGATGTCGGTATAGACTTCGCACTGAGGGCAGCAGAAGGTCGTGTAATACTCTGTGGATCCGTCATAGTGGGAGGAAGAGGTAACGAAGAGATCTGAGTAAGACACCAACAATCGGGCTCCACAACCCCCATCACCGTTGCCTTTGCCCGTACAACTATATTCTTTCGACCATTCCTTGCGGCCGTCGCCAGGAGTTAAAACTTTCATCAGACTCTCTTTCCACCGTGGCGATAGGGCCGGTTCTGATTCTTGAGCATCTTGGCCTCGATCGCCGACCCCAGATCGATCTCAAGCCCCTCTGCGGTATCCAGGAGGCGAATGAAGACATCAGCCAACTCTTCTCCGAAGTTAGCCAGATCGTCTTTTCTGAACGCTTCCAGAGCCTCAGAAAGCTCGGAGGTTATCAGAGCAATACAGGCCGGAACCTTGTATCGGTTCTTGCTCCAGTCCTCAGGAGTAACCGGATCGAAACCGTTGTTCTTGTTGGTCTGGTTAATCTTGCTGCCAAGCTGATGTAAAACATCACTTAGCGTCGTCGTGCCTACCCAATAGGTCATTTTCCCTTTTCCTGTCTTGGATTACTAATCGTCTCAATCACCACCAATAGTGCATCTGGGCCTCGGTAACACCCCAATGATCGAGGATGTACTTGCTGACTTCCTTGAACTCGGGGGTCCAGTCATCCGAATCCTCAGGGTAGTAGAGCGCGTAGAGGGCCCCATTCCCGGGGATCTCCTCTCGAATCTTGTCGAGGAACTTTTCGATCTTGGCTCGCTTGAAGACCTTCTTCAGAAGCGGCTCAACGTCCAGGACCCAATCAAGGTACGGTCGGAACTGGGGAGTGTGTGACATCTTCGGTTTCCTTTGGTTTCTCAGCAACTACAAACTCAGCATCTTCGATCTTGGGCCCGGTCTCCCCAGGCAACAACCCGATCGCCGGCAGCTTCGGCTGGAGCTGAATCCCGAGTTCAGCGGCATACTCTTGCAGCTGCTGGGTCGGCAACATCTGTACGTTGATGTCGATTGAGGTGGTTTGGTTCTGGGTCTTGATCGGCTCATCCAGACCCTCCATCTCGGCTCGACGCTTCATGGCCTGCAAGACGACCTCGGCGGCTCGGGTCGAGCCGGCCTCCATGTCGGGCCACAACGAGGCGATGATGGCATCCAGCCGCTCCCGTTCGAGCTGTTTGATCTCGGAGAGGGAGTTGAGCATCGCCTTGGAGCTGCGGCGCATGATGGCGCGAAGCTCCTTGAACACCTTCTTCCTCGAACTGCCGACCAGGTAGGCGATCATGTCGTAGCTCCAGCCGGCCTTGCGGAGCTCGACCAGCAGGTGCCGACGCTGGTGGGTGTTCAGCCCCCGAGGATCAAAGTCCTCGGGCAGCATGGCGAGGATCGCGGCCGGGAGGGGCTTCGGGAGTCGCTTCTTCGGTTGCTGAACTTCAGCTAGTGAATTCGTCTCGGGTTCCACCAAGGGCCTCAATCAGTCGGTTTCGTTTTCTTTCCATCTCGGCGAAGAGCTCTCGATCCACTCGCTTGCGGTCTTCCTTACGAAGCTGTTCTCGAAGCTGGCCGATCTTCTTGGTAATCATGGCAACATCCTCGGGGTAGAAATCCTCCGGTTTGAATCGGTCAGAGCCAATGGATAACCGAACCCAATCGTTTTTGTCTGGATGCTCAATCAAAAACCAGATGTCAGTATTCGGAATCTCGAGGAAGCTGAGAGCAGAAGGTTGGCAGGGATAAGGCTCGCAGCGATCTTTTAATCCCTTCTCTTCCATCAACCGAACCAGACGCTGAGCGACCCAGCCCGGATTCATGCCAAAATCTTCAGCTAACGACATTCGTTCTCCAGATCAATCCTAAAGGTCACAAAGGGACTAGAGGCCATCGGTTCGACGCCGATCGGATCTCCTGGCTTACTAACATCAGGGGCCGAAGTGACGTGAAAGGTTTCAAGGATCAATCCTTTGTCATCTCGATCTACAATGATGATCTGATCGCCAGCTTTCAAATCTTCCCAGCGAACCTCTTTCCAGTATTGACCGGGGTTCTTGGGGTCATACCGGAAGGTTCTAACTCTGGCTGTTGATTTGTTGGGCGGCGTCGGCCGGCGGTCAGCGGAACATGGGTCCTCGCCTTCGACGGTGGCCTTGCCTTCGACAGCCGAGAAAGCTCCCAGGTTCACCAGTGCTGCCGGTATCGAGAGCAAGAATCCCCTTCGATCAATGGGCAGCATCTTTGACCTTCTCCTTAGGAGTGTAATACGAACCGCTCTTCTCAACAATCCACTCTTCACCAGCATTCGGGATCGGGGCCGGCGAGTAACAGATCCTGAAAGAGAAGAGGAAGCCGGTATCGCTATCCTCAGCAGCCACCAGCACACCATGATCCTGAGGATAGACAGCCTGGATCTTACAGCGTCGGGTTTGTGGGGTCGAGGAGCAGCCAGCGCTCAACAACAGGCCGCAAACCAGCAGGGCGGCAATCAGCCCTTTGAATCTAGTAACCATCGTCATTGATCCTTTCGCCTTGATCGTCAACATCAGGCAGATTGTCCGACACGACCTCGCCGGCCTCCGGCAGCAGGTCGAAGTTCGGTGGGGTAATATCGAGCTGACGGGTGATCGGGTTCTCCCACTGGAAGAAGTACCAGCCATCAGCATCCTCCGGCAGCTTCGGGTCGAAGATCGTCTTCAAACAGCGGAAGCCGGTTTGCTTGAGCAGCAACTGAGCGGCCAAATTTCGCTCAGGCACCGTGCAGCTCACGAACCCCTGGTTCTCCTGGACCTTTCTGAGAGCAGCGGCCCCGAACCCCTGCCGCCGGAAGCAGGGCACGATGTAGAGGTAGGTGATCCGGTAGGCATCGATTCGCTCGTACCCGGTCATGTAGCCGATCGTCTGCCGGTGTTTGGGATCCTCGGGATCGGGCCTCTGGATCAAGTAAATCTCCTGGCCTCGGTTCCGGGCCGCGATCATGCCCGGAAAGAACTCGGGGATATGAGGAGTGTAGTTGTTCGGGAGTCGGGTCACCGACACCGAGGGCCTGGTGGCCGCCGCCAATCGGGCTTTTGCGATCGGGGGCTTGTAGGGGAATCGGGTAAATCGGGGGCGGCCGAAGGGCTCGGGAAGTCTGAGGGACATTATCTGAAAAATTTTCTATCGGTCAGGGCTGGAAACAATCGAGGTCCTCATCGCCGGTTTCGGGCGGCTCCTGAGGTGGCTTGGGGATCACTGGGAAGGCGGCGTCGTCATCCTCGTCGATACTGTGACCAAGGGAGACTAACAGGAGCTCTCTGGCCGTCTGGCTGGCGTGTAAAAACACACCATAGACGAACACCATCTGGGCCAGCAAAACTGTGATCGCGGCGGCGATGAGCCCGAGGGGGACGATCGAGGCTTCGGGGATGAATCGGGTTATGAAAAGCATATGAGCTCGTAGGGGTTAGTTTTGGTTGAATTGGAGATCGTCGACCTGAGTTTCAAGATAGTAGATTTCATGGTCCCGAGCGTCGATCAGATCGAATAAGAACTTCAGATCTTCCTCGATGTTATCAAGAAAGTTTTTGTTAGCTGAGTGATTATTAGGATCGCCAGGTCGATATAGAGACAAACGATCCTTGATCTGCTTCAACCAACTTCGATCAGTTATTAGTTCTCCGGGACTCATTGAATCACCTTGATCTCCAAACCATTTTTATCAACATCAACCAGCACCCTCGCGCCCCCAAGCCCCGAGAAGGGGTAGCCCTTATCGACGCTGTAGATCGACTGCCGGCCCCGCTCCTGGATCGATTGCTGCGATTGACCCGCTGCCGCTCGTAGGTAGGCTCCGGTGCGAACATAGTGGATCTCCTGCACCGCCGGATGATCACCTTTGGTCGCCGGCCGGATGCGGCTGACATGGCTCGCGACCTTCTGGTGCTTGTGTCCGAGCCACATGAGATCAACACCCTCGACCTGAGCGAGCAGCTTGTTCAGATCCCCGGCGGCCCCCGAGAGGCTGGTGCCCCCGCCGAAGCCATGATGGTAGTAGATCGAGAAGAGCTGAGATTTCAGCTTATACACCACAAACCCACAGTAGCCGCCGTAGAAGATCTGGTGAAAAGGCTCGGACTGCTTTCTCGTATTCAGCAAACGCTGGTTGAGATTGTTGATTGTCCACAGCACCGGATCGATGGAGATATATTTGGTCTGGTCATCATGGTTGCCAACGCCGACAACATCGATCAGGTGAGCATAGGGGGCCAGGAAATCGGTCGCGAAATCAACCACCTTGTTGATGACATCGGGAGCCCCCCGAAACTGTTCGGCCACGACATGGGCCTGATACCGTTTGTGGTCACTCGGTAAGATCAGATCGAACAGATCACCATTGATCAGGATCCGATCGTCGTTCTTGAGAGCAAGGTCTAGCTCCCGTTTGATTGCCTTGGTATCGGTGTAGGAGCAACCGAGGTGAAGATCCGAGAGGAGAGTAAAGCCCTGGCTGCTGGTCTTCAGAGCAGTCGGGCGAATGGTCATTACACCGCCGAGCATGAATTGTTCTATTTCCGAGGAAGTTTAGTGAGGGCAGAGGATGAATGCTAGAAGCAAAGAAACAAGAAGAATGGATAGGCCTATCCCAAACCCAATCAACATAGCCGAACATATACAACGAGAAGGATCGCCATCCTTCCACTCTCTTTTACATCCGTTGCAAAAAATATTAAGCTTAGGTGGGATTGGTTTCAGTATCATCGACACCCTTAATAGATCTACAAAGAACATAGCGACCCCAGAGCTCAGCTCCCCAGACGCAGAGGGCGTCCAGGAGAAAGAAACTGCCCGGGATAAAAACGATCGCAGCCAGGGCCCCGAGGGCCATCACGGTCTGCCGGTCAGAGAGAAGATCCAACATCGCTGCAATCCACCTTCTGAAGAACAAGTTGTGGCCTCGTGATATAGAACTCGAGTGAAGAAGTTTTGTCCCGAGGGATCTCTCGAGTCAGATAAAGATTGTCGTTGACGAAAAGATAACCAACGCCGTTGACAATCTTGAGATCGATCTTGGCTGCTTCGATTTCGATTACCATCCTACACCACCATCTTTGCGGTCTCAAGGATCTGGGGCTCATAGGATCGATCGAGAGAGAAATCCTCAGCAAGGAAATTCTCCGACGTCGGCCGGTAGATCAGCTGTGGGGGCTGCTGGATAGAACCACCAGAGTACGACAGCTGTTCGATCCTTCGAGCCAGATCGAGATGTTCTCGATAGATGTGGCAATCCCCGCCGATCCAGGTGAGTGAGCCGACCTTGCGGTCACTCCGATGGGCCAGCCAGAGCAAGAAAGCCCAGGTCTGGATCCAGTTAGCCGGCAGCCCCACGATCACATCAGAGGACCTTTGGTAGGTGACCATGTGCAACCGATTGTCCTCCGGCTCCACAAAGAGCTGGGTCAGACTGTGATGGCAGTTGGTGATCGGAGTGGACTTGTGGGCCATCTCGGCCGCGTTCCAGGTCGTGAGGATATTGCGGCGGCTGAAGGGATGATCTTTAACGCCCTTAATCAGGCCGTTGATCTGGTCGTAACCGTTAGTATCCCAGTAGTAATGATCTCCATCAACTCCTGGGACTCCACCAATAGCGTAACGAAACTGCTGGGAATAATTATTCGGAATTCGACCTCGTCCATCGGCCCAAGGCTTCCACCAATGTTGGGCCGAGGGGTGAAGTTTATTTATGTCGCAAGACCCTGACATAAACCACTCCCATTCGCGGAGGGCAGTCTTCCAGGGTGTCTTCCTCAGAGTCACCAAGGGAGTCGAGTGGAACACAACCTGCTGAGCGAACAGCCTTTTGACATCACTGTTTCGAGTGTGAACATCAGAGCCCTGGTTCAAAATCTTCCGAATCAAACCGGCATACTGCTCATCGGCAGTCAAACCTTCGATCATTTCGAGCCCCCTACCCAGCTCAGCACATCCTCAACCGAGTAGAGCTTGAGCCCGGATTTCAAATAGAAGTCCCGGAGCCGGCGCTCGATCTCTTTGGACTGCTCCCAATCCTGATAGCGGCCGGCAGAGACAAACTCCTCCTTCGGTCCCAGCGGCAGAAAGACCTGCACCGAAGGATACTGGGCCTCAAACTCCTCATGCGCAAACAAGCAGCTCTTCCAGCCTGGGAAGCGGCCGTGAGAGCGGTAGAAGATCATCTGGCTCAGGTCCGCGTCGGTGATGATTAGATCAACGGCCGAGGTTTTCAAATAAACTTCCTCGGCCTGGAGCTGCTGACAGAACAGGTAGTATTGGTCCCAGCCGACCGGAGGGATACCGGCACAGGCCTTCGGCTTGATCACCTCCTGCACCAGCTGCACCCTCTCCCCGGCTGCATCAAACAAATTGCAGAAGTATCGGGCCGCATGGCTCTTCCCGGCCCCGGGAGCCCCGACAAAGCCGATTCGCCGGATCTTGACGGGCTCAGGAAGGGCCTCCGGCTCGTTGCCGGGGCCCTGAGAGTCGGCGATGGGCTCCGGATCCTGTCGGTTGGCATCGAGGGCTTCTGGCTCATCGTAGTGGCCTTCATCGCCCTGGCAGCACAGATCAGTATCGGTAGCGGTCATTAGACAGGAGGACATAGTGGAGACCCTTGATAATAGTGATCAGAAGTTAAGACGAGCTTACACGTCTGAAGAGCCCTACTGAGCTCGCAGTAATAGTAATGAATCGAAACTTTAGAATCTGAATAAGACAGAAAGAGTCGATTTGAAAGACTGAGGCAGAGGTCGTTCAGCTCTCGAAGAACGACCTCCTGGCAGGCTCGGATATGTTCGGCAGTATTCAAAGCTGTCACGCGGCCAACAAGCCGCCTCGCATGAACTCAGGCTTTTGAACGACATAGCCCCAATCGATCAACAACTGGGTCACGACCTCCTTCGATTTCTCCAGACCCAGCCGCTTGGTATTGAGCTGGGCATCGAAGTTCTGATACTCCTCAAAGTCATTGCCGGCGTAGGTCGGGTGCCGGTCAGCGCCCCAGCCGTTGAGCTTGATCAACTTACCGCCCCGGACCTTGATGGTCCGGAACTCGTCGATCCTCCGGGCATCCGAGATGATCGCGAGGTTGGGGTTGTCGGCAGTAAGCTTCTGAAAAACCGGGTTGATCCAACAGAAGGGATTGAGCTCCCGACAGAACTCGGCGAAGAGACAGAGCACCTCGCGGTGGTTCAGCACTCGATCGCTGATACAGCCGCCGAAGGGGAAGAACTTGATCAGATCTCTCGAGCTATATCGGCTCGGTTGATCTTTTCTCTCGCCCTCGAAATTGATCCGGTCGATTGCTAGTAGCTCAGAGCAAATGTCCTTGGCCCGATCGGCAAAAGCATAACGCACGAAGAACTGCCCATAGCTCGCCGGCCTCCAGTTCATCAGCTCCGGGGCGAAGCGGAGCAGATAGTTGGTCAGTGAGTCTTTGCCGGAGCCCGAGGGCCCACAGAAGGCGATCAGTCGCATGGTTCGACCTCTTTCAGTTTGTTTATGCGGTTCAGCAGCATCCGAGCTTCCCTCACATCCTGCATCGTCAGGTGATGATAATGTTTGGAATACCAGAGCTGGCCGACCGGAGTAAGCCGGCGATTATCGCCCTCCGGATCCTTCTCATCGAGATAACAATCCTGCTCAGCCAGAGGTTTCAAATAATCGACACACTCTTCCAGCAGAGACCTTAGTTGTTTGACCTGAGCTTTCGCCTGGGAGAATTCCCCCTCAGGGGCCTTGCCGCTCTGATAACAACGATTGGCGATCAACCAGGCGATACGGGCCTCACCGGGCAGGAGCGCCGTTGAATACTCGTCTATCACCAACTTGGTCCGAACCCACTCGGCAATCGCGGCGGCCTCGTCTTTCTTGGCTTTGAGCAACAGCTCCGAGATCTGTTTCTGGAGGTAATCGCTCATCAACTGACCGCCTGATCTTCGACCGGCATCAGATCGGGGACATAGACGTCGTCCTTCTGACCAGAGCGATAACTGGCGATCGAGTTGCTGACCGAGCAGAGGGCCAGTTGAGTGCCGTAATCGGTCTGCTGATAGGTCCCGGAGCTCTGGCCCTTTATACCATAGGAGGTCGCAGTCGCGATGGCGTCCTGATTGGCTCCGAGGAAAACGAACTTCCAGTTGTACTTGTCTTGCTGATGCTGAATTCTCTTCAGCATATCGAACTTGGAGAATCGTCTTGAGCAATTCTCCTGTCCGTCAGTCATGATCACGAAGATCACCTTTCCGGGCCGCTGCTCGGCCGTCATCGCTGCGAGCCTGGTGCCGGTGGCGTCGATCTCCTCGCAGACCGCATCGATCAGGGCCGTGCCGCCATCGGGCTGATAGGTGTCGTCATTGAGCTCCGGCACATCGGCCTGGGGTCGGCCTCGAAAGATGTTCCGGCTGCGACCGCTGAAGGTCGTCAACGTCCAGTTGGCTCGGCCTGGAACTTTTCGCTGTTCTCGGATGAAGCTGTTGATGCCTTCGATTGTAGCAGACTTGGTATCATCCATCGAGCCGGACTCATCCAGGACGATAACGATTTCCGACAGATCTTGTTGCATCAGATTTCCTTTATCTAGTAAGTTGGTAGAAAGAAGACGCGGTGGTGGGCTGCAAAGGAGGCCAGCAGGATTCTGGTGAAATCCGAGTAAGAGATAAGCCCGAAGGCCTAAAACGCCTATTATCTCTGATGCCTTACGCCCACCACCGCTCCTTTAGAGAGACTGAGAAATAGAAATGGGGAGGGGCCGATTCGAACAGCCGACCTTTGGCTTAGCGGGCCAACGCTCTCTTCCCTGCGCAAAAGGAAGTTCCGTCTTCAAGATGCTGTAGCTATCAGCATTCTTTTCGACAGATCCACTGAGCTACCTCCCCGACTTGATAGCTGATTACAACAGCCGGTACACTGCTGCCCTCGCTACCTGAATAGAGGGCCCTATAGTGGAAGTCGCATCCACATACCAGGATTCACAATCCTGTACCTTAACTGGTTAGGTGATATAGGGAATCCGGGACCCAAGAGTCGCACTTGGCGAGTCGGGCTTATGAGACCTGACCGAGCACTGGCCCGTCCCGGTGGTGCCAGTCATCAGGAGATCAATCCTGCACTGGCTCTAAAGACTGTTGATGCAGCTTCAGCAGGAAAAGTTAGAGTCTGTTTCCAAGACTTCTCGATCCTTTTCCAGGTCGCTCTATCCGCTTCGGATCCAAAGACAGATAGCCCTCGAAGAAAGGCCGAAATTTACCTGGCCGCCGAAGCAACCAGGGGTGTGTTCTCAAGTGCTTTAACGACCGAGAACAGGTCGCCAACCGTATACAACGCTATTCTGGGTGAGAGAAGTATCGGTTGAGTGCCGCTGAGAGGATTCGAACCTCTACTCACTGGGTTAGAACTCCAGGCCTCGTCCAATCGAGGATCAGCGGCAAACCCTCTGGGACCCTTGAAGCCCAGAGGCCGGCCCGATCAGGCGAATCGGCCGAGTATTTCACACAAACAAATCAGCACCAGCTCCTGGCCCTCGTGGACGAACCGAAAGGCCTGGCTCGGGTTGTAGAGGACGATGTCGCCCTTCTGGAAGCCCATCGGCACATAGCCTCGAGTCCCTCCATCCACTGGTGCCCCGATCCCTACATCCAGGACCTTTCCGAATCGAGGCTTGTGCATCGGGTCCTCGATAAACAGGGTCGGCTCATCCGGGGCCGGGAGGGCCTGGAGGAGCAAGCGATCCTCGAAGGGGATGATCTTCTGTTTCACTCATTGGATCCTTTGCTCGCAGTAGAAGTGAAGTATTCGATCAAACCCTTCTCATCTACTGGTTTCCCAGAGATCTGATGAAGAAGCTGGGCTAGCCGAGGAGACAGATTTCCTAGAAAGATTATCTGTATGCAAATCTGGTGCTTAAGAGGATTGTCTCCAGAACTCCTGACATCCACCTCGGTAAAGTACCCAACAGCGCTATTATTAAATTCGACCATCATTCCAGCCTCTCTATTGTTTCGATCGAAGAGGGTGGGAATTGAACCCAGGTGCCAACCTTCTGCGGAATTGAACCGCATCTCAAAGGTCTCAGCGACCAATGGTGCCCACCGGACACTCCCTCCTCTATTCGACTGGGCCTACAGACCGTAATCGGCTGGGCTCAAACCCATCGCCTTGGCCGCCGCAATCGCCACCTTCTTCTCAACATCGGCAAAGTCGCCATCGCTATTGGCGATGACTAACGCCACCTTGAGGGCGTAGTCGGCAGTCTCGGTGCCCTTGAGCTTGGCGATCTTCTGATCGAGGTGCAGCCCGGCGATGTCGTCAAGAGCATCATCCACAAAACGATTGAACAGCTCGGCCAGCTCGGCATGATCGAAGTCTTGCAGCAGCGGGCAGGACTGGATGACCTTCGCTACCTTCTTCTTCTCAGACGGATCGACCGAACCATCGGCCGCCGTCATCTTGGCACACAACGCCATCAGGCCCTCTTTGGTCGAGGCATTGTTGAAACGACGATAGGTGCCCTTGGCCTTCTCGGCCATGTCTTTCATCCAGCTAAACATCATTGTCCTTTGGTTAATTTGTTGGGGAGAAAAAGATCCCCTGCTGTACCTCGGATTCCGGCTTAAACCAGAAGAAGCGAGGCCTCGGCAGGGGCTAAGCTCGGGTGAGTTCCTGAGCTCACCACCTCACAAACCACACAGACGAGCCGCAGTTCGTGAGTTTAAGTGCTCGTCGCGATCGGAGCCGCCGAGCTTGGGTTGTTACAGCTTGTCGCAGAAGCGACATTTTAGGTCGGCTTTCTTGATCCCGGCAGAGTGTGTGGGATATTTGGTCCGACACGACTCGCAGAGATAACAGCGTTTGGCAGACGTCTGAACATCCCACCAACTACAGTCGGTCAGAGCCGGAAGGTTCCGAACCGCTCGAACATCATTGACCGAGGTCTTGGGATCATTAACGACCTTGGCGACCCGGTCCTCTATCGACTGTTCCGGAGCCTTCGGGGGTGAAGCCGCCGCTCCGGTCGAACCGGCATAGTTCCACATGCCCACCAGTGCCGAGTCGACAAACTTGCGATAGGGGCCGTTCAGTGGAAAGCTGTAGAGATCCTCGAACTTCGGAGAGATCGGCACAGCCTTCTGGGTCTCCGGAGCCTTGGGGGCCTCAGCAACCTTCGGCTTCTCAACCGGAGCCGGCTCGGCCTTCTTAGCCTCTGCCGGCTTGTCCTGAACAGCCTTGGAACCACAGAGCTCACAAGCATAGTGCGGCCCACTCGGGGTACACCAGGGGATGTTCTTCTGATCGCAGTCGGAGCAGAGGATCAACCCATGCTTGCCGAGCTGACCATCCATGCAGGAGTAAGGCAGCGGCGGCAGCCCTCGGAGAGCCCGGATCTGATTAGGAGTCCCAAGCTTGTTGGCGACCAGATACCGGATGCCCGCCTCGATCATCTTGGTGTTGTCACCGATTTGATCTTTGAGGACCTGGCTAACACCTTCGACTGATAAACCCTGAAAGTTGTAGTCAGCTTCGAGCCGAGGGACCTCGATCTCTTTACCGAGCTGAAGAGATGTAGGCAGCTCGGCCTTCACCGCAAACCCTGATTCACCACACTTCTTGAAGAAGTTCTCTTCGATCTTCCTGAGCTTCTCCTGGAAGTCCGCCTTCCTCTGCTCGGCATCCTTGATGAGCATGTCTTCAAAGGAAGGCTTGACCGCAACAAAGCGATCATCAATGACAACCTTGACCGGCGGCTCAGCCTTTAACGGCGGTGAGCTTGCGAAAGCTCTCGGCTGACGCGATTGCGCTTTGGAGAGACTTCTTCTCCGCAGCCAATTGCTCAGCCTTCTTCTTCTCGATAAGGGTGTTGAGGACGCTGCGAGCTTCCGCCGAGATCCGCTTCAGCTCCGGTTTGGTGAACAGGTGGTTGACCTTGTTGTCACCCGACCAAACATTGCCAGTGTTGGGGTAGATCTCCATCGTACCCTGCCAGATGCCGTGGTCCTTCGGGTTCTGGTTGCTCTCCTCAATCTTCCAGATGTCGGGGGATTTCAGCAAATCCAGGATCTTCTGGGCCTCAACGCTCAGCTGCGGCGGCAAAGCCTTGACGTCCCCGCCCGGGAAGAACATTCCCTTGAGCCGGCCGGCAACCCAGATACCGAAGCTGGTGCCGATCACAGTCGCTGCCGCTCGGACCTCGGAGATACTCCAGAACTCGTTCCACAAACTGATCAAATCGTTTTCCATTGTCTCTGCTTTCCTTTCCTAGCGCTCTTCTGCTGGCTGGCCGAGAGGAACGACCTCCGGCTCTTCAACTACATAAAACCAGTTACCTGGTCCCGAAATCAGATGGTACTTGCCGGTGTCGATCTGATCGAACACCGAACCGTCTCGGGAGCCCCAGACTCGGGGAGGTTCTGTGCGATAGAACATATCGAGGCTCTGCTGGAACTCTCGATTCTTCTGACGTCGTTTGAGTTCTTGATCGAGTTCGATTCGTCGCTTGAACTCATCCATCACGGCAACCGGACCAAGGATATAACTGGCAACCTTGGTCTCGGTCTTACTCTGCCTGTAGCCAAGCTCGGGGTAGGCCTTGTTATAACGATCTTCGGCCATCGAAGAGGCCGCCCAACCGCAGACCAGATAACAGCCCGCTATCCCGAGGGCCTTTCTGTAGTGCCCCAGTGACCCACAGATACAGGCTGCGAGAACACAACCAAGAGAGGCTGCGAGGCCGAGTGCTACACCCACTTCAATCATCTGCTAACCAGTTCCTTTCAGTTCCACCAGGACCTTCTTTCGTAAATGTTCGGCGATGCAGATCGCGTCCGCCATGCCGTCGTGTTTGCCGATCTGTTTCTCGAAGCCGGGATTGCGAGCCTTGCTCCAGGTCAACGCCGCCTGCTTATCCCTTTCGGTGCCCGTCAGCACATCTCTTTTCCAGATCTGCGGCAGCACCAGGTCATAGACGATGGAGAGCTGATCGTTCAGTACCTTGCAGGTCGACAGCACCGCCTCATAGACCCGACCAAAGGTGAAGCAGCTCTTGCGGCTCGCTCCGGGGATCGGCCCTACGCGCTCCACAGCAACCGCTAAAAGACCTTTCTGATGCCACAGTAGCTTGAGCAAAGCGGCCGAGTCGATCTCGTAGACATCCTCATCGTCGTCACTGATCGAGGACAGGATCAAAGGCATCCGGTGGAGCTCGACCAGATCACCGGCCAGATTGGAAATCGCGACCGCCCCCCTCAAGCCGGGGTCGATGCCTGCGACCAGGACCTTTTTGCAGTCCTCTTCCGAGAGATCCAGCCGGCCGCCCCAGTCAGGCCTGGGGGGCGTCCTCTTCCTCTCGGGCTTTGTGACCGGAGGTTTCGGGCTCTTCGGGGCTTTCGGCTTCGTCATCTTTTCGGATCGGGGGATAGAGAAATGCTTCGATAGTCGGAGCAGTGCGATTGAACAAGCGCCAGAAGCTGGCGGCGATAAACACCCAGACGGTCAGAGGGGACAGCAAGAATAGCTTGGCCGCAATCTCTCGACCGTTGGCATCGAACTTATCGGGCCGCTCCAGCTCGAATTGTCGGAGCAGGCCATAGACTGCCAGATAGCTGGCGATGCAGTAGAGCGATAACAGCGAGCCGCAATGTTGAATCTCAATCAGCTTTTCGACCATCGTTCTTTCAACTCCTTGCCGACCACCAGCACAATGACCACCACTGCTACCGGAGCCAGCCGCCACAGTAAATCGTCCACAGCCTTACTCGCAATGTCTTGTTTGACGCCGTCGAAGAGCTTCGCGGCGGCTTCAGCCAGTATCATCGTCATCTCCCGGTGGAACCGAAGCCGCCCTCGCCTCTTTCGGAGGAGGTCAGCTCGGCAACTTCGATAGGTACTAAATCATTGATGCAGGGAGAGAAGATCACCTGAGCGACACGATCCCCGACATGAAAGACGAACTCCGAGGAGCCCCAGTTCAAAATCTGCACGATCCAGTTTCCTCGGTAATCAGAATCTATGCAGTTGCTGGGAATGAGGAGACGTTTTTTCGTGAGCGAGCTGCGATTGCGAACCTCGGCTTCCCAGTTTTTTGGGAACTCGGATTGAATACCGAGATCGATGCCGATCAGTTCTCCTGGCTCAATTCGAATGTCTCGCGGAGTATAGAGATCGTAGCCCCCAGCACCTGCCGTTCCCTTCGTGGGGATCCTGGCGTCCTTATGGACCTTCTTGAAATGCAGACCAATCATTTATCGGATTTGATTTCCTTGTTTAAGTCGGGAGTTGTTCGAGTAGACTTTCTCGCTGCTTCATATTCAGCTTGATCGCGATAGATGTAGTAAGACCCAGTGTGGTCGTGGAAGTATTGGGCCTGATATTTGAACTCAGGGTTCCAACCGATGACAATCGGGTAGGTTTGTTGACACTTCCGCATCTCCTCTCGGCCGCCGGAGGTTTTGCTGGCATTCTCCCAGGCATTGGGGATGACGATCGTCAGCACCCCAAGAGCCCAGCCGATCGCCAGTAACCAGAGGCTTCGCAAGTAAGGCCACATAGCAGACTCCTAACAGATAAGCTGCCCATCATGTATCGAAGTAATTCGCAGAGAGTCAGGGTCGGGAAGCCGAGGTGGAACCCAGCAATTCTTCTGCTCTCCCTCGCCACCACCCTCTTCCCGAAAGACCTTTTCGAGATGCTGACGAAGGGTAGCGACCTGATCGACATCGAGGTATTCACCCGGTTCGGTCAGGTCCATGAATCCCTTCAACCAGTAGCAGAAATCACGAGGCGTCATTCTTGGGGACTCCAGTGTGAACGCGATAGTCCTGGGGCGGGTAGAGCTTCCAGCGAAGCCAGCCGGCCCCATAGCTGATGAACAGGCGAGTGCCGAGAACACAGACTATCAGGAAGTTGATTAACAAATTGAGGAACTGAGACCAGCTCAGTTCCCAGATCCAGGTCAGGTCGAACATTGAACCTCAATAGATGAGCTGCACCGAACGATCTTTCGGTCTCAGCCAGTGACCTCGCATCGCTTCCTTGACCTCTTCGGCGGTCAGGTGCAGCGAGGCTTCCTTGAACAAGGTCCGAATCGGATGGACCCGGCCGCAGTGCCCGCAGGCATAGTCGGCCGAGGCCCTCGCAACGATCTCCTGCTCATTCCTCTTCAAGGCCGCTTCCACGAACACAGGACCTTTCCGGGTCAGCCGGGCGGGAGCCTCGCAGGAGTTCTTCCCTGTCTTGTCCGGTTCGACCCAGTAGAGGTCCTCGATGTATTCGGGGAACATGCCGGGGAGCTTGGAGAGGATGAGCTGCTGTTGTTCGGGAGACCAGTCGCCGCAGGCGGGTGAGAGGACGACTGGTAAATTAGGATTCGTTAGTTCCATTACACTTTCTACAGAGTCGATGAAGAGCTTCATGGGCACGAGGATAGAGATCCTCTTGTGCCCACTTGTGAAAATCTTCGAGGGGTGTATCAGCTGCTTCTGTTTTGTACTGGGTACACTTCTTTATTGAAGCTTTACACCGAGGGCACTCGTACCAACAAACCGATAGAGTTTGATGATGGTGCCCTGAAGGGAGATTGCCCACAACAATAGGACCAACTCTAACCAGATCTACATTACAGGCTTCGGGAAAAGTTGGCGTCTGCTCAGTGAAGGGGATAATAGAAGGGTGCATGATCTTCACCGCTTCTTTTATCGAGTCAAGATAGTGAGCATCAACAGGACCTTCGGAAAGATCCAAATGAATCGAATCGGGGCAGTCGGCTTTTCGATAGTCTTCTACCCCAGAAAATTGTGTCAATTCGCTCAACGAACCTTGTCCTCGATCGGCTTCTTCTTCAGCTCATCGTCGCTCGGCACCTCGAGCTTGGGATCGAGCAAGAACTCCATGCCGGTTTTCCGGGCCCAACGTTCGATCTCCCGAACCGGCCGGATCAGGATAAAGCCACCCGGAGCCCCACGCAGGACCATGCCGAGGTAACGGCCATCTTCGGTGGTGATCATGCCACCACTCGAGCCGGGGAAGGCGTTGCAAGAAATCTGGTCGTACATGGTATCGAACAGCACTCGACCGTGCTGGCTGTAGGAACCGGGGATGACCGAGCTCGCGCCGAAATCACCGAAGGGCGAGCCAACATGCCAGAGCTTGGAGCCGAGGACTGGCAGCTTCTTGTCGGTGTAGAACACCCCGCCGACCTTGAACACGCCCTTCTTGCGAACCCGGAGGACAGCAAGGTCCTGACCGTGCTCGGCGGAAGAGTAGCGAATGACCTCGCAGTCCCGAGTAACCTCGCCGACCCGACGACCGGTCTCCTCATCTTTCTCGATCTGGTAGATCTTGGCGTCCGCGAAGGTCACCACCTTCTTGCCCTCGCCGGCATCCTCTTCCTGACGGCATTCGGCCACGACATGGCCGGCGGTCAGAACGAAGGCGACCTCGCCACGCAGGATAATCGTACCCGAGCCGGTGCCACCCGGACCCTTGACGGTGACCGCCGTCGCCAGGAGCTTAGAGAGGACCTTCTCCTGCTCGGCCTCGGTCTGGCATTTGGGGCACTCGGATTTGGCGGGCGGATCAGCGGCCGAGGCCGAGCCCGGGATCGAGATCAGTAACCCGGAGAGAACCGAGACGGAGAACAGCAGAGACAGACAATACTTCTTCATGGGATGGACCAAAGGTCCCTCAAGATTCGCAGCTCGAACAGGTTAGCAAGGAGCGGCTGAACTGCTGGGCCGCATTGATCGACTTGTTGTAATACAGCGACAGAAGCCCGAGTTCCCAGGCTTTGATCGTGATCGCGTTGACTTCCTTGATCGGGGTCATCGGGTTGATCTTCAGGTTCAAGCTCTGGCCTTGGTCGATGTAGGGCTGTCGTTGGGCCGCCTGGATGACAGCCTCCATTGGACCGATCTCGATGTTGGTCTTGAAAACCTTTCGTTCGTGGTCTGTTAGGAAGCCTAGATGCTGTACCGAACCGAAGTTCTCCAGGATGCTCCTCCATACCGGCTCCGTGTTCTTGCCGTACTGGTTGAGGACCTTTTTCAGGTAAATGTTGCGGTGCATGACCTTGAGCTTGGCTAGATCCTTCATGTAGAAGTTGCTGGGTTCAGCTTCGATCGATTCGCTGGCCTGGGCCTGGATGAATGCTGATGACTTGGTTGGTGCGATGGCAATCAGAGTAGCATGACGTCGATTATAGGGACGCAGCATTTCTGGGCAGCCGATTTGTTTCCCCAGCTTCTCAGAGGCAGCATAGGCCTGGTCCCGAATCGTCTTTGCTATCTGGACATTCTTCTGCTTGGCCTCCCAGCTATCGAAGGGAATCATCTTGGATTGTAGATAGGAGTGCCAGCCGAGCTGTCCGATCCCCAGGGCCCGATGCTCGCGTGCAAACCGCACCGGATTTTCCATGAAGGGGATGCTGGAAGCTTTCTCGATAAACTCGGTCATCACCGCATCGAGCAGGTAGACGACTCTCTCGACAACGCCAGAGTCTTTCCAGTCGTCGTAGTAGAGATCATTCAGACTCGACAGACAGCAGACGAAAGACCACTTATCTGAAGTCGGCAAGAAGATCTCGGTACACATCTGACTGTGCAAGATCTCGAGATTCAGATCCTTGTAGACATCCGGCCGATTCTTGGCGACGTTGTCCAGAAAGATCAGATAGGGGTAGCCGGTCTTCTGCCGAGCCTCAAGAACCTTGGCCCAGACCTTTCGCTTCTCGAGGTCGCCGGCGATCATGCTCGGCATCCAGCCTTCGGGGATACACAGCCCATAGGCCATGTCCTGAATGAAGAATCCCTCCGAGCGGATCTTCAAAACTTCCCAGATGTCCTTGTGCGTGATCGGCCAGTAGCCGGCGAAGAAGCCCCGACGAACGCTGCCCTGGTTCATCAAGGTCATCAGGGTGTCGAACATCTTGGCGAAGTGGACCGAGCCGGAACTCTGCCCATTCAGACCGCCCCGAATGTCGGCCCCTCGCTCACGGAGATTACCGAAGTAGCCGGCCGTGCCGCCGCCGTTCTTGATGCACATACCGACCTCGGCGTGCATCCGGAAGATGTCAGCGGTGTCATCGAGACAGGTTGCTCCGAAGCAGCTGATCGGCAGGCCTCGATCTGTCCCGAAATTGGTCCAGACTGGAGTGCTGAAGGAGATCCAGCTCTTGCGAACATCCTCTCGGAGAGCGGCGGCCAGACCCGGCTTCCTGGTTAAAAACTCGGCACGCTCGCAGATCGTGGTTACTCGATCATGCAGGCTACAGTTCGGAAGGTAATCAGGCTCCATGAACTGCCGAGTGAGATCGTTATAGAAAACATAGTCCTTGTCTTTGCTTCGATCGATTGTCATTGCTGAAAACAGTGTAGGGTGGAGTAGGAAGTGGGGAGAAATATCTGCTAGTTAGAAAAGGTCATCGGCAGTAATCGACTGCATCGACTTGGAGTAGCTCACCGGCCGCTTGTGGAAGAAGTCTGTATTGGCATCAGCCAGCAACTCTTCGTCAAACCAGGAGAGCTGGTCGACCTTGGCTTGATCCACTTCAAAAGGCCGGCGGCCCCCGATGGCCGAGACCGAATCGTTGAACCGAGATTTGATCCACTCTTTCAGCACTGCTTTCGGTAAGAAGCTCAGCTCGCCAGCCTCGAAGATCCAATCAATGATCTTCTCCTCGGCGGCGTAAGCCTTCTTGCTGGCTCTATCGACCTTGTCGTAGAAGTCCTCGTTGAACCAATCCGGATTCTCCTGTTTAACAAACTCGAGCAGTTGAATCCCGAAACGAGCGTGGAGGTTCTCTTCTTGCTGAGTCGCCTGGATGACGTTGTCTATATCCTTCAACAGGTTGCGATGTTTATTGAAGGATTTGATCACCACAAACTGACTGAAGAGCGAGATGTTCTCGATGAACAGAGCGAAGAGACAGAGGGTGAGGGCAAATGCCTCGTCCGAACTATCGGCTGCTCCTTTGAGATACTTCTGTAAATAGTCCACCCGGCCCTGGATCACTGGCTGCTCGAGCAGCAGGTTGAAATCGTGATTCAGATCCAGCACGGTGAGCAGGTGCGAGTAGGCTTCCGAGTGACGAACTTCCGACTCGCCGAAAGTCACCCCCACCTCCTCGATCTCGGGCTTGGGGAAGCGATCCCCGAGCTTGGTCCAAAATCGTTTGACCGATACCTCGATCTGCGAGATCGCTAGAAGAGCGTTCTTGATGGCCGACTGCTCGACCGGATTGAGCTTGGTGTAGAAATCGTGAACGTCAGAGACAAAGTTCCATTCATCCACTGTCCAGTAAGAGTGAGAGATTGCCTTCCGGAAGGGGACGACCTCCGGATATTCATACGGCTTCATGGCCGTGCGTTTAACGAAAATGTTTCGCATCGAAGAGAACAGAAAGGTTTCAAAGAAGTTGAGGGGAAGATCGTCAATGTTACCGATCCTCTTCCCCTCTTACCAGAGAACCTTTCCTGTGTCGCTTAGTGGCCGTTGTCGAACATCTCGGCGGTATTCTCCAGAATCTCCCGGAGTTCCGGACCGATATTGAAGTGCTCTGAGTTTTTCTCGATGGACTTCAGCAGATTACCGTCATGGTGACGCTCGGAGGCCGCCTTCCAGTCCACAAACATCTCGACCAGATCCACCAGATTCATCCCCCTTACACCTTTGGGATGGTGCTCGGGATGATGCCGGTTCTTGGCGTAGTGGTGCGCGAGTGCCGACCCCAACTTCTTTTTGTTCTCGTTGTACTCCGGGGAACCAAAGGTCGTGGCGGCGAGAGCCGGAGTGTACTTGGTAAACAACTCAACTTCGGGCGATTCGAGTTTGGTCTGATCATGCAGCCGCCCTCGATTCAACAACTCCACGATAAAATCATCAAGCAAGTTCCTCACTCGCTCGATGTGACGCATGGTATCGAAGTTGGTTGCTTTTTCTTCCAGTGTTAGCACGCTCGTCTCTTTCCGCAGAACTTACAACAGAGATAGGGCTGACCAATTCCGAAGAAGGGGCCCTCAGTGAACAGACATTTGTGGCTGACCTGAATTTTGGTATCTGGAGTTTTCTCTTCGAGAAACTTGACTCGTTCCTCTAGCTCCTTTAGCCGCCTCAAGACCTCGGGGTCGGTAATCATGCTCGCTCCAGATACTCTCGACTCACGGCCTTCAAACACAGCCGACCCACCCGAGGATCTCGAATCTCGACCTCCGGCCGGACCACGATCCCCTCGCGAATCTGGTCCACAGAAGAGGCCACCGAAGGCCCGGAGATCAGATTCTGGATCGCCGCTCGGTCGTGAGGGATCCGGGCCAGGACTGGCACACCAGGAGCCTGGAACAAGTCCAGCAGATCCCGGAACTCGTCGTAGTTCAGGAAGCCCTCTTTGGGATCCCAGAGATCGAACACCGCGAGCCGGACCTCATTCTGCTCGGTGCCATATTTGAGATCCTGGACCTGACCATAGCACTCGGCATAGGCGACCAGACCGGGGTTGTTCTCGAGCAGATCTCGGAGCCCCTCGTAGCGGTCCTGGAAGAGCGCCGCCCACCACATATTGCGGCTCTTGACGCGGCTGAAAACCTTGTTATAGACCTCGGTAGCCTGAGCGATAGCACGCTCTTCGCTCAAGGGCTCATAGCCCGACTTGTCCTTGCGGCGCTCATTGGCTTCGAGCATCTGGGTCGCCAGCCCTTGGACCGAGAGATGATCGTAGCAGGGATATTCGCGCTTCCAGCCGGTCCGAGAGCCGCAATAGAAACGGTTGTTCCAGTAGACGAACCTTGCATTCGCGCCATGTAGCTTCTCGGTGAGCACGACAGGCGTCCCATCCGGGATCAAATAACCGAATTTCTGCCAGGCCTCAAGATCATACTTGGGCACCGGGAAGGGCTCCGGCTCATTCTCTCCGGCGAGCGTCAGGTTCGACTTCCCGCCTGAGTTGACCCCGGGCTCCGGCGGCTCGTAGCGCTGCACACCGAGGACGGAAGAGACATCGTCGCCGATTTGGGCCCCAGGAGGAGCGGCAACCAGTAGACCTTCGGACCACTCGCCTCGGAGCTTCTTGGCCTTGATGCGCTCATAGGTGGCCCCCTTGCCTCGATTCAGAAAGGCGAACTCGGGGCGGTCGATCGGGACCATGCTGTCGGGAGGACAATAAACGGCCCGGTCTTTCCCTGCCCACTGCTCGGTCTGCGTCACGGCCTGATAGCCGCCTATGCGGACGATCGAGAGCTTGTCGGCATTGGGGTGCTTCTCGAGGATCAGGGGGATGACTTCGCAACGAGAGCTCGACTTCTCAATCGGCTTGGTATCTTCGACAAGGCAATCAGACATGCTTGCACCTTTCTCGATGTTTGTGTTCGACAGCCTGGATCGCCTCTTCAAGATCTGGAGTTACCAGATCAGCGAGGTTATAGAAGTCCTTGAAGCGAACCTCAGGAGCCAGATGGATGACGACGTAGGTGTTGCTCGATAGGGCCGCACCAAGTTCAATATGAGCACCGGAGCGGCCAGGAGTAAGAAACAGGAGGACATTGCTCAGGTTCGCAGCCCTCAGCATATCGAGAGCAAAACGAGTCGGAGGCTTATAACTTTTGTCAGCCAGCTCCTTCTCATACTCGGCAGTCCAGTCGCAGGGGATTGAGATCCCGGCGGCAATCAGCCTTTGTTGAACTTGTTGGACCTGACGATAGTTATCGAGGGACGAGGCGACATAGCACGTTGTCATAGATCTTTACCGTATTCCACAGCTAAACCGACTGCTCCACCTAATAGAGAGAAGCAGCAGCTCATCACAACAAAACCAACTCGATCGTGTTCCCATAGCCAGGTCATAAACAGGGCGAGTGGAACCAGAACAAGAAGCAAGTAGATCAGCCGAGTAAACTTCATTATCTGTGCCTCATAACAAGGTGCGCGATAAGGCCCTGAACGATACCAATTATCGCTAAGACAGGAACCAGAGGCCAAGAAAACATCATGATCGGACAGACTATGGCGATCCCGAAATTAACAGAATCTGAGTTGCCGGGTTGATCAGCATTCCGGAACCAGATCCCGAAGATCACCACACCGATCAGCAGATACAGCACCAAAAGAAGAACTTGCCAGATCTCCATCATTTGCTCCAACAAGGGCCCACATGATATTCACACTTGACCGGCACCACCGAAGCCGACTCCCCCGGTCCGGTCAGGACCTTTTCCATTTCCTCGATGAGGATAGCCTCGATCTTCTTGGCTGATTCCTCGGAGTTCTGCTCCGGTACTTCCACAATCAGTTCATCGTGGATGAAGGCCACGATCTTGTAGCCCTCATAGAGCAATCGCCACATCGCCAGCTTGGCCCCATCGGCCGCGAGCGACTGGAAGGGTGTGTTGCGGCATTGAGTGTAGGTGACCTTCGCTCGAACTCGACCGGTGAGCGTGCAGGCGGTCGAGCAGAAGAGCCGCATCGAGAGCAGGAAGTCGCCCCTCCTCTCCTTGATCTGCTTCTTCCACCTCTGCTCCAACCCGGTAGACATCGCCACGAGCTGATCGAGGACATCCCAGGCTTTATCGATCATACTCTCCGAATAGGGTGTGCCGTCCTTCTTGTGGGGCCGACCCCGGATGACTTTTTCGAACACCCGCATCATCAGATCGAGATCGTGGTACTGGCCTTTGAGGAACTCCAGAAGGTCCCCGTAGCAGATCACCAGATTACGGCTGAGGTCGAGAACCGAAGAGCCGGAGAGATAACCATTGTGGTCGTTCCACTCGGGGTAAACGTCCTTCAAAATCTGCTTGCGAAGCTCGGCGGCCTCGTCCGGCGACATCACCACCGAGTAGTTGGCCTTGGCATAGGCACACAGCTTCTCGGCTCCGAGGCCACCCGGAATGCCGAAGGATAGAGCCTTGGCGGCCTGGCGTTTGGTCTTGAAGAGCAGCTGGATCTTCGGGTCGGGATCGTTCTTCCAGCTCAGGAACTTCAGCTGGTCGACCCCCATAGTCAGAGCAGCGGTGTTCGAGTGCGGATCGTCAAAGGGGGCCGACTTCCTCAGCACCTCTGCGAGCTTGGAATAGCCGAGCTTATGCTGGCAGACAGTTGCCAGCGTTCGGAGCTCGATCGCCGCGTAGTCGATGGTCACCAGATGATGACCCGGAGAGGCAATGAAGATCTCTCGGAATTCAGGCAAGCGAGGTAGCTGCTGCAAATTCTCCCGACGACAGCTTGTGCGACCCGTCTTTTTCAGGACCTCATAGATGGCCCGCAGGATCCCATCAGGGTAGTTCTTGAAGTTGGCAAAGAACGAGAGCAGCTTCGAGGTGATGGCCGCGTTGATCCAGGACTCGACAAAGCAGTCCTTGTCCTTGAACTCGGTCCACTGTTTGGCCGATGCTGAAATGCCCCCGAGCTTGCCGCTCGATTTCGGGGCCTCGAAGTTGTTGGCGACCGCCACATGCTGAAGGACCCCACGCAGATAGTTGGCGTTCATGCAGGGCAGATGGGAGCGCTTCTGTTGTTTGAAGGTCCCATCCTTCAGCTTGGTGAACATGCCCTCGAAGTTCTTTTTGAGATATTTCAGCGAGTCGGTAACCTCGGTCCGAAGCCGGGCCTCCATCTTGTCGGCCTTCTGCTGATCGAAGCGCATCCCATTGTGGGTAGCGTTCAACAGAGCGATCGAGCCCTTGACCTGGATGGCCTCAGTAAGGGCCCCAAAGCGCTCCCAGGCGTCCGGATAGATGACATAGTGCTTCTGGCCGGGCTTGGGTGTATGGCGATCCTGGAGCCTTTTAGCCTTGTTGTAGAGCCTCGGGTAGATCGCGTGAGTTGCCTTGGCATCGGTAATCGCGTAGGTGAAGAAGCCCTTCTCGACCTTCCCGGCCCACTCCGAGGTCGGGATCTCGAGCAGCTCCCCATAGCGCATTCGGAAGGGATCTTCCTTGTTGACCTCGATCTGAGGAGCGTAGGCCTTGGCGACCACTCCGAGATTCCGATTCTCCAACCGATCGCTGTCACCGATGTTGACCCCCTCGGCGAGCCGGACCAGCATGTCGAGCAGCATCGTGTCGTGGAACTGGTCGGCGTTTGCCATGTCCCACCAGGCTTTGGTAGCTGCCATGATGGTTGCTTCTCGAAGGTCTTCTCCAAAGAAAAGACCATCCTCGAAAGCGTTTTCAAAATTGCAGACATCGATCGGGGTTACAGGCTTATGAACGAGAGCTCTTTGCCGCTCCAGCTCCTTGACCACGACCCAGAAATCAAAGGCGAAGTTGTGGCCCACCAGATGGCGATCTCGATGCGCCAGAATCCAGGGAGCCAGGTCCTCGGGTCGGAGGATATAGTGGTTGACCCCCTCCGATACCGAGCCGAGCACAAAGCGAGGAGAGGTCACTCGGAGATCGGGGACGATATTGGTCTCGGTATCGAAAGCGATCGGAGACTTGTGGGTGCCGACCATCCTCTTCTGGTCCCAGCCGAGGGTGTATTGCTCCTTCAGCTCTTCGAACAGCGTCCCCTGCTCGTCACAATCCCCGAGTAATTCTTCGCGCATTGAGCGTTCCCTTGAACAGACAAAACAAACTTAGGCGACGGCAGAGGCCGCCGATCTGACCCGCTTACGATCCCAGATCCAGTCGCGAATCTCGAATCGCCCCACAAACCAAAGCGGGTAGAAACAGCCGGGTCTGATCTGGTCGACTGCTTTGAAGTGAATCATCCGGCCAGCGGTGGTTTGGGCGATGAAATGAAAGGTCCTGAGGTTATAGATCTGGATCCTGGAGAGATGACCTTTCCACCAGAGGACTAATAGGGCGAGCAGACAGTTGCTAATGAATGCCGAACCGACCCAGCGTTTGTTCATAGACAATCCGAATCGGCCGCAATCTGAACTGGTTTACCTTCTGGATCTTTGAGAATCAAAGTAACCTCAACTCTTCGAGATTCGTAATAACTGCCTCCAGTGCATTCAACAACAACGTCCAGATTGTTGCGAAGGGAATTAAAGATCTGCTGACTTGAGTTATCAACTGGTCTGGTTATCAGATCTGCGGTGATATATTTCTCACTCATACAATCGAATCCTCCAGGTCACCACCGAAGGCGGCAGCCGCCCCTCGGTATACGCTTGAACGCCGATCTTATCTCTGATTCGCTCCAGGGCCGCGATTCGGGCCCAGCGCAAGATGTCGGGGTTATCGTCCGGATCCCCCACGGCCCAACAGACGTCGACCCAAAGGGAGTGCAGGGTGACCGCCTCGTCGTACCAGGCCTTGTAATAAGCGATTCGCTCCTTCTCCTCAGGGAAAGCCTCCCAGGATTGAAGGGTCTTCCAGACCTCTTGCCGATGGTCCCAGGCTCGATCCCGATACTCGCAGCACTGCTTGTAGCTCGGGAAGCGGAGGGCATCATCGAGCTGGACCGGCGGCAGCTCAAGATTGATCGGGGCGAAGCAGAGGACCCAGACCAGTAGCTCGGTGATGGTGGTCATGAGCGAGTCACCTTTGCTATTTCGTGTCCTTGTGCTCGGGCCCAATCTCTAAGAACACAAGCCTCTGATCCAGAGAAAGTGAAGTAATCACTGCCTCCGAAAGCGACAACAACTCGATCTTCGTTATTGAAGAAACGAATAGACAATACGTTGTTGAGGTTTAACAGACGCTCACCAACTTGAAGAAAGTTGCTGTGGATAATCATTCAGCACCTCCAAAAATCTGAGCCGACTTGTTCGACTTGAACTCAGCATCGACAATGGCGGCTGCCGCCGATTTGGTTTGTTTCCCCTGGAGCAACTCGCGCTGGAAGTCATAGAGTTTGCTCAACTCAGATTTGAGTTGTGCGATGCAGACCTGTTGCTCATCGACCTGAGCGGAAAGAGCATCGAGCTCAATCTTGTGCCGCTCCCTCAGATGCTGAACTTCCTGCTCGTAGATCTTGATGCGGTGCTCGTACTCTCGCTTGGTCTCCTGACGCCCATGCTCCTCACAGGCCGCCATCCTCTGGGCCTCCTCAGAACCATCAACCAGATCGAGGTGCGTCTCGATGATGTCGAGGTGATCGACGGTGCGCTTCTGGAGATCGATCCAGCGCTTGCTCAGCTCCGACAGATCATTGATGATTGACTGCCGGTCGATCGAGCCGAAGGGCAGTTTCCGGATTTTGCTTCGAGTCATGAGAACCTCGAGAGAGAGAGATAGGGAAAGGAAAGGCCCCAGGTCGAATAACCCGGGGCCCTAATTGGTTGCTACTACGATGGGCTAGAAGGGAATGTTTTCCCCGCCCTGCGACACCGACGCTCCGGCACCGACCGGCTGGCGATTCCCGGAAGCCCGGTTTGCCTGCTTGTCGGCCAGTTCCTGACGCAGATCGGCCTGGATCTTCTTCAGACGACCGAGGGTCGAACGCTTGAAGTTCTTGGCGACCTCCGGACTCAACGCTGCCGAGTTCTCGGTGAGGTTGTAGTTCTTGAGGTTCCACCAGATGATCTGGTTGTCGCTGTCCTGGCTCGGAGAGCAGCTAACGAACTGCTCCTTGGCCGGGTTCGCCAGGATGATGTTCGGAGCCGAGCCATCCTCGCCGGCCGCAAAATCGGTCGGGTCGTTGTAGACCTGCTGGCCTTCGCCATCGCCGACACCGAGGGTGTTCAGTGCCTTCGCCAGCGACTTCAACTTCTTCATGCCGTCCTCGGTCTCGGCCTCGGCATCCGAGACCGGCCAGAAGCTGACGAAGACCTTCACATTGCGATCGACCCCTTCCGGGATCGCCTCGCGTTTGCCCCGAGGTCGGCTCGGGTCGGTGAGCCGCTCCTTCAGCTCGAGCAGCACCGTGAGCTGCGGCATCCAGACCTCACGCTCGTTGTACTTGCGCTTGACCTGCCGCATTTCCTGACCGGTAACGATGGCGACAAAGGTGTCGTCCTGCTCGAAATAAGCCGATCCGGTCGCATTCAAATTCGCCATAACCTACACAATCCTTCTAGCAAAACAGAGAAACGAGAAACCGCAGGATCAGGCCACGAGAGCCTTGCGATCCTGCACAAACTTTTCGACAGTAAAGAGCTCCGACTCAGTGAGCGAGTCGAGCTCCGAGAGGGCGAGGCCGAGCGTCTCGGCGACCAACTCCCGGGTCACACCCGAGCCCTGGAGGACCTTCTCCAGCTTCTCAGCCGCTGAAATCTGGGGCTTGCTGGGGGCCGAGGGAGCGATCGAGAACACAGCATCCTGAACCGGATTGCCATCCTCGTCGGTGGCCTGGTTGAACTCTTCGGGGGTGTAGACCGCGTAGCCTCGGGAGAGGTGAGGCGTGTAGAGCTTGAAGCCGAGGGACACCGCTCGATTGAACAGCATCGACTTGGGCCACTTCCGCCAGTTGTCCTTGTTGGTCAGACCGGCAGCCTTGGCTTCCTCGATCGAGAAAGAGCTAATGCCTTGCAGCTCCCCATTCTCGATCCACTCGATCTCGCAGAGCTGTGGCGTCAGGGTTTTGACCCGAGACTTCCGGTACTCGGGATGGGACTTGACCAGCGTCCACATCAGATTGCCCGACATCGAAGGCTTACCCTCGAAGAAGTGGATCGAGGTGAGCGAGGTCGTCGGGGATAGCCCGAGATCGAACCCGAACTGAAGGGTCATCACGGCCGCCGAGACGTTTGGCAGACGCTTGAACATACCCGAGTGAAAGGCGTGCTTGGCCGTCTCGATCAGAGACATACAAGCGGTTGCCGGGGGTTGCCACACCGCTAACGAAGTCGCAGGAAGGCTGGGGGACGCGGCCGGGGCCGCAGAAACAGAGGCGTCAGACATAGAGAACAGGACTCACACAACAGAAAAGACAGGAACAACAAGCAGAGGTTTGGAAGGGACCTTCCTGCGAACTCAACCAGACCAACCTCTCGAGAGCTCGAGCGTTGGAGGTGAAATCTTAAATCTGAGATCGCCAAAGGCCGCCAAATCCCAACCGCCTGCTAACCCCAAACACCTTTCCGAGTCGGAGGTTAGAGAAATTGTTGGGCCCCAAGACTTTCTCCCGGCGGCGGCCAGGCCCTTATACTACCGAGACAAGTTGTTTTCCCAATCCAAGGAACGCGAATGAAGTTAATCAACCTCGAACAGAGGACGCCCGAGTGGCTCGAGTGGAAGAAGTTTGGCATCGGCTCCTCCGAGGCCCCGGTGCTCGTCAATGGCAAGCATTTCCAGAAGACGCGCAGCAGCTTGAAGAAGGAGAAGGTGGCCGCATTACTCGGTAAGGCTGGCAAAGGTGCCAGGCCCAACTCAGCGATGCAGCGAGGTATCGACAGTGAACCGGAGGTCACCAGACGCTATCGGTTGTGGACCGGCTATGATGTCCAGCCGGCCTGTGCCGAACACGATGTCTACAGTTGGCTCCGAGTCAGCCTCGATGGCCTCGGCAAAATGCCCGATGGCCGGTTGATCATTGCTGAGCTCAAGGTCCCGGGCACGCGCTGGAATGGCGAGAATGACCACTTCACGGTCCTCCAGGGCCAGATCCCGGAGAAATACATTCCCCAGCTCGATCACCAGTTGCTGGTCACCGAGCTCGATCTACTACACTACGTCAGCTACTGTCCCGACCTACCACCCGTCGATCGCTTCCGGGTCCTTCCCCATTATCGAGATGCTCAGAGGATCGAGCGGCTCTTTGAGCTGGAGAAGGTCTTCTGGGAAGAGGTGGAGACAGAGGTTCGAGCACTCAAGCCGGAGGGAGCAATATGACCAAGATGACTATCAGATTCAGCGCCTGGTTCAACGCCACTATTGAAGTGGAAGATCCGAGCAACCTTCAAGAAATCGAAAATGCAATAAGTGGGATAGACATCCCCGAGAACGAACAGTGCAAGTATGCAGTCAACTCGTTCAATCCAGAAGATCCAATTTATGCGGAGCCAGTATGAAACTCGACTGGTACGGCCTCTATGGCACATTGCAGGTCCAGAGCAATGAGATGACCCGATCGATGATTCACAACCCCGAGTGGGGCGAGATCGAGGTCGTCAAGGAAGACCTCGATAGCATCACCTTCGAGGTCCACTTTCTCGGCCGAGTTCAGCAAGGCACGAGGCTGCTGGTCGAGGAGTTCTATGAGGCCTTCGGAGACTGGGTAACCAGCATCAGCTATCTGGCGAGAGTCTACGATGGCAAGGTCTCGAAGGTCTACATCAAGCCCAAGACGATCAAAGAGGACGAGCACCAGGTCAAGCTCTTCCACGAGGTCCTGGATCGAATCGGGCTTCTGGAACCGGCTCATCTGACTCGGCTTCTGCAAACCCTGAAACTAGGAGATTGAGCATGGGAGCCTGGTATTGGGTAAACGGACGAACAAAGGTAAGAGACTGCCCTGAAGTTCGAGAACTGATTGATAACGAACTTGCAGTCGCCAGCATTCTTGAAGAGAAGGACGGAGTTCTGGAGATCGCATTCGATCACGCAGAGTACTCCTCTTATGAACATATTGGCTACATCGATTCAACAATCGAAGAGTTCAGCGCTTATGTACTTGAGCCGACTCTAATCCCGACTCAATGTGATGACGAAAAAGGTTGGCTCTATCTCGGTCCTGAAGAGCAAAGGGAAGATACTGAATCAGCTAATCTACTTTCTGAAATTCTGTATCAGACGTCTCAGTTGACCAAGGCGGATCGCCGCCGCCTGATCGAACATCTGGAAAAGGAGCTTAGTGAGCCGCAAAGCCCCTAGCTACTGGTGGGACTTCACCGAGCACCAGAGCCCCTGTCGAGCAGTGACCATCTTCTCCGATGATCACGAGCACCGAATTATCCGAATCATCCCCATCGGCATCGACGCCCATTCGGCGATCGAGAAAGCCGAGGAACACATCCGAGGCCTCCAGGAAGGCCGCTATCCCCATCGAGGACTATGGACCCCGACATCAACCTCCGAGAGCAACTAAGGCTCGCCCAAGAGATTTTAGAGACCGAAGAAGGGATCGCCTGGAGAGCGAACGAGCTTGCCGAGCTTGTTCTTGCCCTCGACCAGTGGCTCACCGCTGGTGGTTGTCAACCTGAACGATGGAGGCCCGAGTGAAGCCAACAGAGAATCTGGAACGTCAGTTTGAGCTGGCGAAGATGATTGACGACGGTAGCTTCCACGATCTAGCGAACAATCCCGAAGAACTGTGGGAACTGACTCATCTCATTCTGGAATTCCAGGAGTGGCTCCGGCGAAGCGGCAAGGTCATGTTCTTCCACGAGGACAAGTATCCACAATGAAACGCTACTCGCTCTACCTCGAAGGAAAGTTTGTAGACGTAACGGCCTATAGCGATGGCTCCGGAACGATTAACAGCGCCCTCCAACGAGAGACTTGCTCCTGCTGCGGTCAACCGGATTGTCTCAACGGTATCGACTCAGACCAAGAGGACGATGTACTCGAGAGGTTGAATTACAACTTCGCCCTGGACACCATCGAAAGTATCATCCTGGCCCATGCCTGTCAGGGCATTGACGTCGGCTCGAAAGCCTACAAGCAAGGCATCCGAACCGCCCTCGAAGCGATCGACAACCATCTATAGCGAGGATCCCAATGAGCATCAATGACGGCGTCAACTTCATTAACCGGATCGACATTACTGTCTCTGGTATGGGGCTTGTGGTCAATGGACCAGCCAAGGCTCTGATCTATCTGCTTCGCCAACATGGCTTCGATGTTCGCTACGAAGACTGGAGAGGCATGGAGCAGTACGCACAGGACGGTATGAAGTATCTGTCCAAGGGCGACCATCCGGAGAAGATCGTCGTTAAAGTCAACCCACTCCCCTGGCCCTGCTGAGGAACCTTCAATGAGCAAAATCGACAAAGCCTTCGAGGGCACTGACCCGGCCCTCTACGCCCTCTGGGCTCGGAAGAACACCGATCGTCAACTCCTGGCGATGCTCAAAAGAGCCCAGCAACTTCTCGGGCAGCATGGGAAGTCATCGTTCATGGGCCGAGAAGCCCAGAAACAGATCGACGCGGCGATGGCTGAGTTCAACAGACGAGAACAGGCGAAAGCGGCCGAATCGGCTCCGACATCCCAAAAGAAGTAAGGTTCCTGGAGAAGAGATGTTATCAATTGGGGCAAACCGAAGTTCTCGAAGTCTGCCTTGGGTCTTTCCACACATCATCGAGAAAGGACAGTCATGTTCACTTACGAACAAACCGTGCAGGTCCCGACCATGAGCCTGCGAGATTACTTCGCAGCTCAGGCTCTTGTGGTGACCTCCACCTGGACTCGAACCGATCCAGAGTATATCGCCAAACGAGCCTATGAGTTTGCCGACGCTATGTTGGCCGAACGAGCCAAGACCACCGAAAAACCGGCCGCTGTACCCTGAGGAGGAGCATCAATGGAAATCCTTCATCGTGGCACCCCTCCGGCCGAGAGGCTGTGGGAGGGGACTTGCTACTCCTGTAAGAGCGTGATCCGAGCCAAGATCCACGAGATCCAGATCACCCACGATCAACGAGAAGGCTCGTTCGGCTCCGCAAAATGTCCGGTGTGCAAAACCAGCATGACCTTCTACGAGAAGTGACGGTCTGGTAACCAGAAGCTTATTAAAAGAAGAGAGGACGATGAGCTGAACCACCATAGGGTGGGTAGTAGACCAGGCAAAGCTGGTGTGGTAAGGCAGAAACAATGCCCGACGTAACATCGGACCTCGCTGTCGTCTCCGAAGATTCGACAGTTTCAACGCCCTATCGTCCCCTCTCCTGTTCCCCAGGAACCTTTCTTTATCGAGCCGACACGAGCCAAGCTCGGCGGCCTCGGCCTTGTAGGAATGAATCGAATGAAGCTACTGCGAGTCGAGGTGGTCAAGAAAACTACCGGAGTCGTATTGATCGATGTACCTGATGATTTTCGGGCCGGTGAAATCGCAAGGGAGACTAACTCCGAAGCGATCAGGTCTGCTCTGAACGATCAGGAGGAGGTCTGGTGTATCAGTGAATTGTCCCTGGAAATAGTAGACATTGAGATCTGCACCGGCAATCAAGAACAGGCGATTCGCAAGCTCTGCAAGATCACTGACGTCTCCAACCTGCTCGACAAATCGGCGACGGAGAGCCGTTTGGTTGGAACACACGCCGATGACATCGTTATACAAGGACATCAGCCAGGCCGAATTCCATTCAGGTTTCGATGATCTGTGGTCGTCCACCAAAACCTCAGCCGACCTCCCCGAGGCCGACTGGAGCTGAGCGGCGGCCTCGGCCTGAATCGGGCTGTCGCCGCCGATCCTCTCCTATTGTCCTCTCTTCCTAGAAGACCTTTCTATTATCACCTTGAGAAGGTCCTAAAAGAACATACTGAGTTTTTGGAGAAACAACTTTCTCTCACTCCCCCTCCCCTCGTTGAACTTAATTTAAGGGGCCGGATCGCGGAGTGGGGAGGTTCACTATTGAAAATGTGCGGGTTGAGACTTTCTTCACGATTCCCCAAAGCCCGACTCAGTAAGGTCTTCGGGAAATTAATGAGGACCATCAGAATTCCGGAAACAGCCCTAGCTTTTCTGGCGCTCTATCCTGACCAAACAAGATAATTTGATGCACAGATTTACAGTGTTCTGTGCTACAATCTAGCGTCTGCTTCTTCAAGGGAACCGACCATGCAATGTGCATCGACCGGGCCGATCCTCTATCGCGCCCCCAAGCTGAGCGAGATCAAACAGCGTCTGACGAGCCGCCCCGGAGACGACCTCCGGAAGGCCTCTGGCAGCCCTCAGGGGCCGCAGAAGCTCTCGACCGAGTGGCTGACCCCCAACATCCTCTCGACGGCCCAGATGATGGCCTGGGGCCCTTCCTGGGGCAGCCGCCGGGTCGAGCGCTGGGAGCCGGAGCGGCTGGTCGCCTTTGCCGCCGAACACCGCGCTGCTTTGGAGTTCGCAGAGCGGATAACCGGCCGAAAGACCCGGATCTTCTGCTCGACTCCGGTCCAGGCGGTCTATGCCCGGGCCTATTACCACATGCCCGAGGCGATGATTCGCAGCTTCTCGAAGACTCTGATCAATCAGATCCCGGCCAAGGGCTGCTGGATCAGCAAGCCGGCCCTGTCGCTGGCGAAGTATCTGCTCAAGCGACCCCGGATCTCGAGCGTGGCCGACCGGATCAAGCTCTATCGCCGGGTCCAGCAGTCGCTCCACTGGTTCTGGCGCGGCAAGGACTACAACCGCACAATCTGCACGGCTGAGGATTTGTTCCCGATCGTGAGCTCTTACCCCACAGCGGCCTGAGGAGGGCCGAGCAATGTCCCACATTGTCACCTATGACGTTGAGATCGATCCGGAGAGGCTGGATGTCCTGCGCCGCACCTGTGAGCGGCTGGGCTGGCAGTTCCACCAAAACCAGCAGACCTATTGCTGGTTCGGCCAGTGGGTCGGCAACTCTCCGATCCCAGAAAAGTTGTTGACAGCGGACGAGCTGGCGATGATAAACAGGCTCTCGCTACCGGCTCGCAAGGAATGGATGAACAACAAACTCGCTCGCTGCCAGCACTGCATCTCGGTGCCGGGTTGCGACTACGACATCGCGCTCATGCCTAACCCAACCACCGGCAAACTGATCGCTTACTTCGACGACTGGTACTCGGGAGGGCTGACCGAGAAGCTGGCCGCCCTCGAGCTGTCCTTTCCGCAGGTCTACAGCTCGGAGCTCCTGAAAGACCAGCTGGCCGCTCAGGGCTACGACTACCTGGAAATCTATCACCCCCAAACCAAGACGCTCGAATACGAGGTGAGCCGCGCATGGTGAAGCTGACTGTGAAAATCGACCCGAAGGGAAAGGTGGTGACCGAAGTTGTTGAAGGAGTCGTGGGAGAGAGCTGTCAGCGTCTGACCGCCTCTCTGCTGTCCGCCCTCGGGACCAAGGTCGCTGAGGACCTCAAGCCCGAATACTATGCCGCCGTGACTACAGAACAGGAGCTGATTCAGGTTCAGCAGTAGCCTATTCAGCCTCCAGCCTGGTCGTTGGAACTCAAGATCCCAACGGCTTAATCAAGGGAACGCCTCATGTCCATCGTGCTCGCCAAGAGTCCGAAGCTTCGGGTCTACCGCGAAGAACCCGAAGATGACGGACCCACGATCTATCGATTCAACATCCTGACCAATCGGCCCTCCGATTTCGGTCAACCAGAGAAACCTCGACCGGCCAAAAAAGCCGCCGGGAAAACCAAAAAGCCGAGGGACCGAACCCCAAAAATCGAGCTGCTCGAGAGCCTCGAGAAGGAATTCGACCTCGGCCCCGGCATCTCGATCCAGCCGGCCCTGCCCTTCCCGAGTGAGAGGAAAGAGCGGCGGGGGAGAGCCCCGGCGTCGGTCGCCCTCGGCAGACCCAAGAAGGTCCACCAGGGCTCGACGAGGGAGGAGTGGAGGGATGCAGTCCAGTATCGGCTGCGGGCCCTCGGTCGGAACTCCGGAGCGGTTCATCGCTCCCTAAGAAAGAAGTCGCACCTGCTGGCTGGCAACAAGATGATCGATCCGATCGCCCGGTATCTGTTCAATACGCTGGGGCTCAAGGTCGTTATGGGCCTCAGCTATGTCCACCTCTGCCGGGGCTTTCGGATCGATCTGCCGACCGCTGTCATCGCCTTCCTGGATTACTACTACCAGGAGGGTCTGGATCTCTAAGGAGGCTGTAATGCCGATCTATGCTGTCCCAGTCATCGAGACGATCGAGGCCGCTGCGGTCTATTTCGTCCTGGCCGACGATCAACAACAAGCGATCGAGAAAGCTCTCGCCGGTGATACCGAGTGGGAGCAACACGATAAACAGGCGAGGGCGGTCGTCGATCGCTCCGTGTTAGAGAACAAGATCAAAGTGGAGCGTGCATGGTGAACGACATCGTCCAGCAAATCTGGGAGCAGATCCGTATCGGCAACAGCGGTCTCTGGGTCTGCACCCACGAGCCTGAAGAGGTTGTCCGTCGCTGTCAGTGGTTGGTGACCGAGAAGAAGTGCGGCCTCTGGGTCTGGGACATCGCTGATGGACTGTTGAAAGTAGAAGGAGAGATAGCTCCGGTTCGTGACCAGTCACTTCGCGATCCGATCAAGGCCGTTTCAGCTCTACGATTACGACCAGAGAGCGAGCAGATCCGGGTGCTGTTCCTGGTCAACTACCACGCCTTTCTTGACGTGGCTCCTGTCAAACAGAATCTGGTCAACGCGATTATCGAGGGCAAGGAACAGAGCAACTTCTCTTTTTATGTCGTGCTCTCGCCGAAGTCGGAGCTGCCGGTCGAGCTCCAGCACAAGATCACGGTGTTGGATCACCTGCCGCCGAATCGAGCTGAGATCGAGAAGATCGGTATCGAGCTGAACTCAGAACTGCTGATCGACCCGAAGGCGATCGACGCGGTCCAGGGCCTGACCCGAGGCGAGGTCGAACAATCGTTCGCCTGGGGGCTGGTGCGGCACAGCGATCGTCAGGCTCAATCCTGCTGTGTCAACCAAGAGCTTCTGGCTCGCACTCTTCAGAAGCATTTGATCGAGGACCTCTGGGAAGCGAAGCGGCGAGTATTGAAGCAGAAGCCCTTCCTCAAGCTGCTGCGAGGCAACAAGGGCTTCGAGAGCCTCGGCGGCCTCTGGGGCGTGAAGGACTTCCTCAAGCGGCTGCTGACGGTGGAGCCCGATCTGCCGGCTCATGGCGCGATGTTGCTCGGTCCGACCGGCACCGGCAAATCAGCGCTCGCGAGGTGCCTTGGCTTCGAGGTCGGCTTGCCGGTCATCGAGCTGGACTGGGGGGCCTGCCAATCGAAGTATGTCGGTGAGAGTTATCACCAGCTCCGAGACGCTTTGAATACCATCGACAGCATGGGTCGTGTCATCTTGTTCCTTGATGAGTGTGAGAAGGCTCTGATCGGAGCCGGCGGCGAGACTGGTGACTCAGGCGTTGGAGCCCAGATGTTCGGCAAGCTCCTGACCTGGTTGGCTGATCGACATGAGCGAGGGTCGGAGGTATTCTTCATCTGCACCGCCAATGACATCTCGAAGCTACCACCAGAGTTCACGAGAGCTGAGCGGTTCGATGGCACCTTCTTCATGGACCTGCCAGATGTTGATGAACGAGAGTTGATCTGGCAACAGTATATCGAACATTACAAGCTGGATAAGGAATGCGCCCGAAGTCTCGGTAACGAACTTCAGCTTCCCTACACAGGTGCCGAGATCAAACAGGTTTGCTATCTGGCTCGCAAGCTCGGAACCTCGATCAGAGAAGCGACCAACAAGGTCAACCCCGTCGCAGAGGTCAAAGCCGACAGCATCAAACAGCTTCGGGAGCATTGCAAGGGCCGCTACTTCTGTGCCCGCACCGGGCTGAGATATGGCTTGCTCCCCGAGAAAGGTCTCTCGGGACCGGCTCAACGTCGAAAGTTGGACATTGGAACAAGGGAGAATTCAGTGCCCGAGACAAGTTGAAAGGATCGTGTAGGTTGGATTGGAACGATGATAGTTCGCCCGAGGATTTCGAGCTCTACCCCGATGGTCAGCCTGACCCTCAGCCGGAGCCCGAAGCAGAGCCGATTAACAAAACACTCGATCACAAGCCGATTCATATTCGTCATGTCAGTCTAGGCAAGGATCTGTTTACCCAGAAGTTTGTTATCTTGTTAGCGACCGAACATGCTCGCAACTCCAAGATCCGAGAGATCCTATCTCTCCAGCCCGAGAATGCCGAGCATATTCAAACCGAAATCGAACAACAACTCAGGGTCTACCGTCAGCTCCTGAGCAACAACTGAAAGAGAGCAGATGAGCAAGTTTGAAATTAGCAGCGCCAAGAGCCTGCAAGAGCAGGCCGCTGGCCTCGGGATTCACTTCACCTGGATGGGCACAAGCAAGAGCCTGACCAACGAGGAAAAGGACAAGGCCGCCGAGCCCTTCGGGGCCCAGGGCGAGGGCCTCGCCGTCAGCAAGAAGCTGATCGACAGCAAGAACATCTACTACAAGCCTCTCACGACCCTGCAAAGCCAGATCCGGACCCTCTGGATCAACTATACCCTGCCGTGGGTTGAGAAGGGTGTGCGGCTGATTCCTCGCGCCCTGATCCCCAGCTTTCGGGACCAGTTCGCGGTGCTGAAGGAAGAGTTCCAGGATGCGACCGAAACCCTCGGCCGCAACTGGAATCGAGTGAAGGAGTCGCAGCGTCAGAAGCTCGGCAACCTTTACTGCGAGAACGACTACGCGGTCGATCCCACCAAGCTCTTCAGTGTCGAGCCGAGCTGGCCCAACCTCTCCCCGCCCGAATATCTCCGCACGATCGATCCGGCCCTATATCAGCAGGAGCAAGAGGCGGCCGCCGCCCGGTTCGAGAAGGCGATTAACCTCGCGGTTGAGGGCTACGGACAGAAGCTACTGGAGCTGGTCGAGGGCACGGCCGAGAAACTGCGGCCCAATGCCGATGGCACACACAAGAAGTTTGCCAGCGACCTGGCCGGACCCTTCACTGAGTTCCTCACCAACTTTAGAAGGATGAACATCACAAGCAATAGTGAGCTCGACCAGTTCATCCAGCAGGCCGAGGCTCTGTTCTCTTCAGTCAACCCGGCGATGATCCGGCTCGATAGCAACACTCGAACCAGCACCGTCAAAGCCTTCGATGACCTGAGCGCGGTGATGCAGACCAAGATCGTCGCCAAGAGCCGCCGCAAGTTGATTCTGGCTGAACCGGCTCAGCAGCCCGAAGCGACGGTGTTGCCCTTTCGTCCCCGAATCGCAGCCGGCACCGCAACCGAGACCGGCGTAGAGGCCCCCGCAACCGATGTCGTGCAAGCGGCCTGATAGGCCCAATAACCCCAAGAGCCTCCACACGCAGCAGTGGGAGGCTCTCTTCGAGGCTGCCTTTGATCGAGGGGCGAGCTATCAGCAACTCGCTCGCGTCCTCGGGTGCAGCATTTCTGATCTGTTAAATCGCTGGGCGGCCAATGACCCGATTTCTGAGACCGAGGTGGCCGCCCTCGAGATCCTGGTTCCCGACCTCTGGAGAGTGCTCAATGGAGTTCTGGATCGCTACCTGGCTGATCGCCAAATTGTTTCGGTTGCTGTAGCGCCGAAAGTCAGTCGGAAGAAGAAGAAGACCAAGAAAAGAAAGCGAGTATCGATATGACCGCCAAAGAGTATTACGACCTGCTGTGTCAATCGGCCCACGATGGGACGTTTCCTAGTATCGATCGGGGTCGAGATAAATGTCTTTATCGAGGGCCTGGTGGTAGCAAGTGTGCCATCGGTGTCTTGATCGAAGACGACAAGTACAGTTCGATTTTAGAAGATACTGTCACTCGAGAAGTCGTAACGAAAGCTCAGGTGAAGATTCCCGAAGGCCTTTGTTTCAACGATCTCTGTTACCTCCAAAACTACCACGACAGCTGTGCTCGGCTCTCAGGTGGTTGGGATGCCGAAGTGTTTATCGACCTGATCAACCAACGACCTTGTTTTGATGGATGCCACTAATGAATGCTGCTCAGTATTACACGATGCTGGTCCGGGCTGCGAGGGATGGGACTTTCCCGAGTATAGATCGCAACGACAACGATAAATGTTTGTATCGAGGGCCCAACAATACTCGCTGTGCAATCGGCCTTCTCATTCCCGATGAGAAGTATCGACCTTCAATTGAAGGAGAGTCTTGCTACGACGACAAGGTGCTGGAGTGTTTCACCATTCCTGTCGGCCTGACAAAAGGGGATCTTTCAGAAATTCAATATTCCCACGACACAGCATCCAATCAAGAAGATGGTTGGGATCCTGACTTGTTTATAGCGAGAATCAACAAGTTGAAATGCTTTCAGGAGTGCAAACATGACTAAGCAGGAATACTATCAACTGCTCGTGCAGTCAGCAACCAACGGCACCTTCCCGAGCCTCTCGGCAGAAGGCCGCTGCGCCTATCGAGGGGCCGAGGGCCGCAAGTGTGCGGTGGGACTGCTGATTTCTGATGAGGCCTACAGAGAATCGATGGAGTCATTAGCGTGTACTGCAATCTACGACAACTTTGATTTACCGAAGGGTCTCAACCTTTTGGATCTCCGAAAGATTCAGATGCTTCACGATCTTCATGCTGGTCCCTTTTGGTCGGCCCAGAAGTTTATCAAGGAGTTGAACACTTTGTCCTTCTTCTCGGACGTTGAGAAAGTGAATCCGGATGAAATTGTTTGTCAACAGTAGAGGCCAGATCCAGCACCTCCACGATGACTCGGCTCCGGTGCTGACGATCACCCCCGACATCGAGCGATTCTCTGCCGTCGAGCCCCTCCCTCGCTCCCGGCAGTGGCGGATCGAACTGTTGAAGGGACCTGGGAGGGGGCAGGTCCTCGAGGGCTTCGGCTCGCGTTCTGAGGCCCTGGCGTCTGAGCAGCAGATCGCCCTTCATTATCTCCAACAAGGGGCTCTATGAGCAACAAGAAGCTACCGCAGGCGATCGACTGGACCGTGGTCCCGATCGTTCGCTGTCCGAAATGTCGTCATCCTCTCTCACCGCGTCAGGGGCCTCGAAAGCCCGAGGTCTTCTGTGCCTGTAATCCCTATCCGCCCTGGCGTGATGGGCTCGCACAGATGAGGGGCCCCCAGGACGATGAATCGCCGACACCGGACGCTGCGGCAGCGATGGAAAAGAAGGTGGCCGCATGAGCCTCGGGAAGGTCCTGGCCGAAGCGGCTGCGTCGTTGTTAGTCGAACTTGTCATCTCCTGGATCGAAGCGAACGATTATGACCAACTCTTCAACATCTCACACGACCCACCAAACTGAAAACAAATACGGTATCCGACCGACTCATCCCTATTCGCGTCGAGAGCTGGCTTCCCTGTTGAACGTCTGCTACACCACTATCCGCCGCCTGGTACTCTCCGGCAATCTGCTCGAGACTCGCATCGGCGGCATTCACCGCATCTACGGCTCTGACGCCCTCGATTACCTCGAACGGGCGCAGGCGACCTATAACCCGATTCTACCGGATCACCAGGTCCCCGACGATTGTCGGCTCAACCTGGAGCGCTTCCGGCAGAATCGACTACAGAGAAAGGACAGCGCATGATTGCTGATCGAAGGTTGACTGCTCAGGAATACTACGACTTGCTCGTGCAGAATGCTCGCGATGGCACCTTCCCTGGTTATGAAGATACTTCAGCCGGCGGTTGTAGTTATCGCGATAGTCATGGGCGATGTTGTGCTGTTGGATGTTTGATCTCGGATGATGATTACAACCCATCACTCGAAGGTAATCTCTACGACATACCTTTGAATCTTCTGGATAAGATCAGACCCAAAAACTTCTACAATCACAATCTCGCTGATATTCAAAGCGCTCATGATGGTTCAGTGAGCTGGGAAAAGAAAACCTGGTCGCCGCAGATCTTTGTCCGATCAATCAACTCTTATTCTTGTTTTGAGAACTGTCAGAAGGTGGATCCGACTTCTTTGCCCGAATCAGTTCCGCTTGTGCCTTCAACAAGCTGAGGTCTTGGATATGACAATAGTGCTCTGTCATCTTGGTTGACTCATGCCCCATCAGCTCGGCCAGGACTTTCAACGACACCCCAGCCGCGATCGCAGCGGTGCCGAAGCTGTGCCGGAGCTGATAGGGAGTGAGCTTACCCTTGATGCCCAGAGCTGCACAGGCATCTCGCACGAGCACCCGAATCCTCGCGGCCCGATAGGGCTTCTTGAAGTGGTTGAGAAACACGAAATCGCCAACCTGCTGCCGTTTGCGAACCTCGATCAACAGCTTGACCGCTTCCTCGACCAGCACAATCTGCCGTGAGCGGTTGGTCTTCTTCGAGGTCTTGTGCTTTTTGAGCAGCAGCACTCCCCGCTCAAGATCGATGTCCTGCCAGGTCAGCCCCTCGATCTCGGTGGGCCGACAGCCGGTGAGGTAGAGGAACCGAATGACCTCCTGCACTCTGGGCAGGTCAGCGAAGTAATCGACCACCAGTCGGTAGTTATCCTCCGAGGCCGGGGCTCTCCGGTTCTTGTAGGTCTTGCTGATGCCGTAGAAGGGGCTCTTACCCAGCAACCCTTGTTTGACCGCCCAATTAAAAGGGGCCTTGATCCCGGCGACCGCGTGAGCCTGGGTGTCATTGCTCGGCCAGCGCTCGAGCCGGGCCGAGAGGAACGAGGTCAGGTGAAAAGGGATGAGCGAGCTGATAAGCCGGTTCGCCATCCGACAGTTCTCTTCGGCGGCAAACTCCTCGAGCAACACCTTCCGGTCAAGAAAGGTCTTCTCGGAGACATCGGGCTTCAGGGCAGCCAGATAGGTCTGAAAGAGCTGGGTGACCGTCAGAGGCCCCCGGAGCTTGTCGGGCTTCCTCGCCGTCTTGTTGCTCATATAAGCGAAGAAAGCGGTCCTCGCCAGCTCCTCGGTCTTCGCATTCTTCGGCCCATCGGCCAGCCTGACTCTGTTTCCAGCGTCGGTTGTGTACCAGGCCTTGTTGTGTTTGTCCCACCAGTAACTAGGTTTCCGACTCATGACCCAGACCCTCAATGACAGCTTGGATGTGGAGACCTTCTCTAACGTCTACAACGCGCTTGTCGATCATGAATTATACCAGGAGTATCTCCTTCGATTATGGTCGCAATTGTCCCGATTGCAAGGTTGGAAGGAATCGGCCGAGAAGACGATCGCCGATCTGCACCAGATGATCAGTGAGCAGGACCAGCGCATCCTTTGTTTGCTCGCCGATGACGGCCCCATCGATAACCCCATCCCGGATAACCAGATGCACCCGGTCGGGTTCTATGTCGAGACCCATGACGATGATGATTGTTAATCCCAGCCGCCGGCAGAGACCGGCAAGGAGTAGAAAATGACCCAGATCCCCTTCAAAGAAGTACCGCCCAAAGGCGTCGAAGGCCAGGTCGGTTATGTGCCCGAGTGGCAACGAGTGTTTGCCAATGGCTTTGCGCCCCAGCTCGGCATCGCCGGCCTGGCAGCCTTGCAGGAGGCCCTCGAGAAAGATGATCCGACGCTGATCCAGGGGCTCACCGCCCGACCGACGATTGATGGGGAGTATCCTGATGCTCCCATCGAAGCGGCCTGTGCCATTGGATTCGGCGGTTGGAAGAGCCTCGGGTTCGAGCACATCAACGAGATAGAAGAGTTCTTCGGTAAAGCTTGTTTTGATTGTGACGCCATCATGGGCGAGCCCTGCTCCTCTCGTCACTTTTTGAATTGGTTCGACGATCAGCCGCGAGAGAAGATGATTGCTGAGCTTCTTCCGGTCGTCCGCAAGATTCGCAAGACCTACGCGATTAACGAGTATCAGGGTGGTTTGAATTCCCAACCGAAAGATCAGGTGGCAGCATGATGACCGAGACAATCCAGAAAAAGCTCCAGGAGATCAAGGCGACCAGCGAGCATATCAAGCTGGAGCGCCAGCGTATCCGAGAAAAGGCCGACGAGATCCGAGCGGCCAACAAGCCCTTCGTCAAACACGTTCGAGACTCCAAGGGCAGACCGATCGGCACGATGGTCGTGGCCGCTCTCGGGAACCAGTTCATGGTCGGCTGGTCAAAGTGCAACCCCCTTGATGTCTTCGATCGGCATTCGGCCCTGGTCGTGGCCTGGGAGAACGCCAGGATCGTCAAGTACCCCTGGTTGTATCTCGAGACCCCCGATGCCAGGACCGCTCCTCGGTTGATCCAGAAGGCCCTGCCGTCCTATCTGTGCCGAATCGAGAAGCACTATATGTGGAAGGAGCGCTATGGCGGCTAACCTCACCATTCAACCGCCTAAAGCAGACCAGGCGGTTATTACTGTCAATCTCCCTAAAGATCGCCTTGGTGAAATTGTCGATGGACTACATATCGGGAAGTGGGTCTATCGTAACGGCCAGGGTAGGTTGTTTATTCTCGGGTACTCTGGTGCGCTAATCGATTATTACGACAGAGAGCACGACAGGATCAAAATTCTTCCCGAGGGCACCAAACTCGTACTGGAGACCTGATGCCAGAGTTCATGGTCAGCTTCGAGGCCCGCAAAGTCTCGGACGTCGTCTGCGAGGTCCCCATCGAAGCCCGGAATATGAAAGAGGCTCGAGCCAAGGCTGAGATGATGATCGCCAAGGATCAGATCGAAGATTCTCAGTTCGAGGTGGTCGACTCTGAGATTTGCAGCCTTTGTGTCGGAGAGATCACCAAACTCTAAGGAGCTCTAGTGGTTTTTCTATCCATCGAAGAGCGGCGGCTTCTCGCCCTCAATGATCTTCATGTCATCGCTGCAATAGTGCTCCGTTCAATAGATCTCGGTCATCTGAGATATGATGTTGGGGTCAACGGTTCCGAGCTCCAAGTTCAACTGCTTCGTAAAGCTATCGAGCAAGCAAAGGAGGTTTTGTGAACGAATCTGCCTCAATAGGCACAACTGCTGAAGAACCAGTCCTGGTAATAAGCAGGGCCTATGGTCATCCGATGCGATTCAAATGTATTTCAGTCCGAGACATTGATCCAGAGTTTCCAAAGTATTCGCTTATTGAGTCAGTTGTCAATGAACTGATAAGAGGACGACAATACGACGATTCAGACGGAAACAATTTCCTCTGCTACTTCGTCAGTGATCGACCAGACGATGTGAAGCGTCAATGGGCAGCATTGTTGAAAGAGCACCCTGAATACGGAGCAGGTGACGATGAAGAATAGAGGCTTCTTATGTGTCGGTATTTTCCACAACAAGTTCGAGTGCAATCTCGGAGGGCTGATGCGCTCAGCCCTCTGCTTCGGGGCCGCCTACGTCTTCACGATCGGTCGTCGCTATAAGCCCACGGCGGCCGATACGGTCGGGGCGATCAACCAACTGCCGGTGTTCCACTATCTGACCCTCGACGATGCGACCAACCACCTGCCCATCGGTTGTCAGCTCGTCGGAGTAGAGCTGGCCGACAACGCTGAATCGCTCCACAACTTCACTCATCCCTACAAGAGCTGTCTGCTGCTCGGGGCTGAGGATCATGGGCTGCCCCAGAAGGTGCTGGAGCGCTGTCATCGAGTCGTCCAGATTCCCGGCTTGAAGCATTGTCTCAACGTCGCCACGGCCGGCAGTCTGGTGATGTACGATCGGCAGCTGAAAGAGTATCAGCGACAAAAGGCCTATGGGCCGAAGGAGGTGACATGCCTCGCTGCCTGAACATTGATCCGCTTCTGTTTCACATCGCCGAGTATTACGATAAAGCCCCTCGAACAGACCCGGCGGCCGCAGGCCCTTATCTGAAGCTGGCGAACTGGATAGAGCATCAGTTCGAGAAAGTTACCGATGTAGTAGAAGTCTGGTTCACTCAATTTGATCCCTACAAGAACGCCCGAGAGATGTTCGAGGAAATCAACGCTTGTGGGATATTGAGGGTGTTCAGTAAGGGGAATGCCCACCCCCTCCTCTCTCGTGAGCAGAATAACAGGTTGAGGGCAATTCACGATTACTTCGGTCATTACATCGGTGAAGCTCCTTTCTCGCTCGGGGGAGAGGTGTCAGCCTGGCGTGCAACCGATCGACTGACCTATGACCCAGAAGTTTCTGCTGCCCTGACTACTGAGTTTCTCGGTCAGACCGCCTGGTTCCATTATGGTCCTTTCAATTACTACAGCCCAAAAGAACGTCCCTTCCCTCCCCAGAAGGCGATTCTGATTCCTCGGGAGCTTTGGACGCTTCTTATCTAATCTTCAACCCCTCTGGTGTAACGACAGCACTTCGAGCTCTAACCTCGACAGACAGGGTTTGATTCCCTGGAGGGGTTTTGTTCGCCCGCAAGGAGAACCATGAAAGACTTCTTCACGAGTGACCTCCACCTCGGTCACGCCAACATTATCAAATACAGCGCTCGCCCTTACGAGAGTGTTGAAGAGATGGACTCGCAGTTGATCTACAACATCAACTGTCTGGTTGGTGCTAATGACCGGCTCTGGTTTCTCGGAGACTTCTGTTTCGGCCCGAAAGCTAGGGAGTACCGAGAGCGGATCAACTGTAAGAACATCGTCTGCATCCTCGGCAACCACGATCCAGATCCCCACACAACAAAGGCGAAAGAACAGAAGAGATTTCAAGACTTCAGCTCTCTGTTTTCCGAAGTCCATCAGTTTTGGCAGGGCTACATCAATCATCAACTCTTCACGCTCTGTCATTATGCGATGCGAGTCTGGAACAAGAGCCATCGTGGGGCCTGGCACCTTTATGGTCATAGTCATGGGTCTCTCGCTGAAGATCCCTATTCTCAATCCTTCGATTGTGGAGTAGACTGCTGGAACTACTGTCCAGTCAGCTTCGAGCAGGTGAGGACCAAGATGGCGACCAAGTCCTGGAAGCCGATCGATCATCATGGAGATAATAACAACCGATGAACTTGCTTGGCACACAAGATGATGTCGTACCACCAGAGGATCTGAAAGAGAAAATCTGGAGATGTACGTCCTGTAAGTTCTGGTTTCCAATTAGCTACAAACATGATAGCGTTGTCTGTTGTGCTTGTGCTGGTTGTATCCCCCATCCATTTCTTCGACGGATGGTTGAGTGTCAATGTCCAGATTGCATGAAAGAACGAACTAAACCAAAAGTCGAAGACCTATTAGCCCGAAAAGATCCAATGAACGACCACTAGATCAATTGTGTTGGCTGTCAACGCACCCGAGCCTTCGGGGTGTTCAACGCCGCAGGCCGCCTCTGCCGGGTAACCTTCTCTCGCTCCCTCTGTGAGCACATCTGCGAGGCCCCAGGCTTCTCCTGGCGGCCTCTTCGGTTAGTCTTGGGCTCCGAGCTCGAACCAGGTCAGCGCTCGTCCTCGAGCCTCTACGCCGTCTGCAAATCAATGTCGGGTTGGCCGCTGCGGGTCACCTTCTTTCAGGAGCTAGCCGAGTGGTGGCGTGATGAGAGCCGATCGATCTTTGAGTGTTTTATTGAGGATCTCTCATGGGAGTTAATCGACGTACTGGAGTAAGAAGAGCCTATCAACCGTCAGGTCCTTGGATAGACGAAGCAGGTAATCCTGCTCGTGCTCCCTCCTCAGCAACCTGGACGGAAGAAAAGACGATAACAACTAAACCAGCTGAGCCGCCGAATCCCAAACCAGACAACTACAAGATCCTCCGAGCGAAAGAGATCGGAGGCCATCTACTGATCGAGCTGCAATATCCCGACTGCACGAACTACGAGGGTCGAAAGATCCTGCTGTTCCGCTCCTGCTCCCTTATCGACCTGGTCAACCAGCGTCTGATCGATCCCCACTTCTTCCAGGACCCCAACCTTAAAAGCCCCTGTGCTCGCTTCGAGCCGACCGAAGAAGGCTGGAAGATGGGCTTGACTCTGATCACCAGTTTCGGGTCTAAGCTCACCCGTTCGCCCGGCAGCAGTTGATCGATTCCTACTAACGAAACCTACTGAGATTGGAATCTTACTGGTGGCTGTCTGATTATAAAAGCTTATTCTAGATAGACTTAGTTAATAGACCACAATCAAAGGTCTATACTCGATCTTTCCTCGGGGGAGGAG